ACAGACAAAGATGATGAAGATATTGTATTTCATTTATCCAGTAATGGCCAGTCATCTAGTGTATTAGAATTTGGAACTCATGCACAAGAACACCCGTGGGTGACATATATTGACGAACTCTCTCAAAAAAGTATTACGATTCGTTCATTTATAGAGAGAAATCATATTGATATTTCAAAATATAATTTCTGGAATTTTGATATCCAAGGTGCAGAACTCATGGCACTTCATGGTGCAGGTGATCTAATTCATAGTGCTAAAGCTATTTATCTTGAAGTAAATGAAAAAGAACTATATAAAAATTGTGGATTAATTGGCGACATTGACAAATTTTTAGAATCATATCAATTTAAACGTGTTCTTACAAATATGACTGTTCATGGGTGGGGTGATGCACTATATATTAAGAATTCATAACTTAAAAGGTGTCATTATTTATTACTATAAATGAAAACAGTTGTTGTCACCTTAACCGATCAGGGTTACTTTCATAAAGCCAAACGAACGATTATGGATATTCGGTCTCGCGGCCAATGGACAGGGGATCTTGTATTGATTACCATTGGGTTCGATGCGCCGCGCAACTTTGTGGATTATTACAATGTTATTTATACACGTATGGAGCACATTGATACCAATGCGTTGGTTGAGAAGTACCGTGCGGATCCCATTCGTCCTACCTGTGATAATCGTGAATTTGCTAAACTAACACAGTGGGATAAATTCCATGTCTTTGATACAATGTTTATGAACTGGGATCGTGTCATCTTTTTTGATGCCGGTTTACGCATTTTTGATAAGGTACAATACCTTGCTGATTTGCCATGCGAAGGTGTGATTATGGCACCAGATGATGCTGCTCCCTATGATACACATAAACGATTTGGAGGCATTATTGAAACAGTGGAGCACCCCGAAGTGGCACAACGATTCTTTCAAGAGTATGATCCTTCCATTCTTAGTGAACGCTATTTTTTGAATTGCATTTGGATGTATGATACCCAACTTCTTCGCACCATTCATGTTGGAGATCTGATTCGCACTATGAATGATTATCCGATTTGTCGATGCAATGAAATGACGGTAATGAATCTTATTTTTACATATAAACATCGTGTATGGAAACCCTTTCCAGAATGGATTGACAATCCTCGAAAGCGTCTCTTTGGTTGGTCCGAACACGATCGTGACTATGGTGGACATACGACATGGCGCGATTTCTGTTTTGTGAAATATCCATTTACCATTAATTTCGATTGTGAATAATGGATAACTATACTAATTATTTTGAATGAATATTTAAATTGATTCGAAATTATTATATAATAGTTTGTTAACATGGTACAATCTCCCAGTTCTCTTCATAAATATCGCTAAAAAGCTGTGGACCCGCTGGACCAAACCATTTCGATGGAGCCATCACATGTTTTGCATCTGCCATCCATACACACCACCAGATAAATGTTGAATTGGACATAATAAAGTTATGAAATTGCTGTAATAAGGCATACGTTCGAATGTCAGTATCCTCAACAATCATATTCTCGTGATCATAGACAAGAGCGATATCATCACGAATCTCGTTCCAAAATGCTGGGTCATCACCACACATTACAAAAATAGGACGGTCTACTTTCTCCACTATTCTTCGAACAGCCTCCTTATAATAACTACCTTCCAATGGTCCATGAAATTCTCGAGCGGTAATATAATCAGTGCGACGAGAATGAATGACTACAACACGATCTTTATTTTCGATTAAATGAGAATATGTTAGATTCACGTCTGATGTCAAGGGTAAGGACGGTCGAAATAATTCTTTAATTTCATTTTTAATGGAATCTGTTTGATAATATTTTGAAGTTTGTAGATATCCTTTAAGAAATATTCCATTAGAAGGCAACGGACCGATCTCTTTATACATTGTTGCAAGAGATTCATTCCATTGTGTCATAGAGTCATGTGCTAGATAGGGGACCAAATAGGGTTGAATCTTATACAAGAGTGTATCCCAATAGACCGGTCGATTACCATTATCTTTCTTTTTAAAAAGAAGAAATCTCCCACCCGTTTGTCGCGCATAAGCATAGGCAGCTGCAATTTGAAACAACTGATTTCCAAGACCTCCCATAATATTAACGGATACTGTTGGTATTTGATTCATCATATAATCACATTATACCAAAATCTTTAGGCCATATATTAATGAACAATTACATTACATGTTGCTTGAACACCTCCCTCTACTGCTCGTGCAATAATTGTAGTATTTCCCATAGATACTCCATGTACAACTCCAATAGAAGATACGGTTGCTACATTCGGATTACTAGATATCCATACAATCGATTTATTTGATGCAGTTGATGGAAGAATTGTTGCAGTTAATTGTGATGTCGCATTACGAGATGTGATAAGCACAGTTTGACTAAGAGATATAGAAGATACAGGCGTGGTAACACGAACCACCATAAATACCATTTTATTTTTATCTTGAGTGATTGCCATAATGATACCTGTTCCATTGCCAACTGCGGTAATGAGTCCAGTACTCGATACGGTTGCAACACTAGATAGTGCAGACATCCATGTAATATTCTTATTTGCAGCGTTAATTGGTTGAATGGTTGCAATTGCTTGAAATGTATTTCCTTTTGGTAATGATATATTTGTTGAATTTAATGAAACGCTTTGAACTCCTACGCCAATAGATACAGAAACCGTCGCAGTAGATCCAGAATCCACCGAGCGAGCAGTAATTAGAGCAGAACCTTGTGTATTACCTGATGTCACAATACCAGATAATGATACTGTTGCAATGTTTGTATCAGAAGATGACCATGTGAGCTGTTTATTTGTGGCATTCGATGGAAATACCGTTGCAATAATTGGCTTGGTTGTTCGAATATCCATATTCAATGTACTTGGAGATAACATGATCGACACAACGGGTATAATAACCGTAATTGTACATGATGCAGTAAGATTTCCACTTAGCGTCATTGCAGTGATAATCGCTGTTCCAGCAGAACGGCCCGTTACTACTCCAGATGAGGAAACCGTTGCATTAATGGAATTGGAGCTCCATACAATAGTTTGATCTGTTGCATTCGATGGAACAATGGTGGCAAGAAGTGTAATCGTATTATTCGGCTGAAGTGTTGCAATTGTAAGGTTTAATGTAATTCCTGTTATTGGAATGTTAACATCGCGTACTGTCACAACGACACTCGCTGATACATTTGAACCATCTGTACTTGTAGCTGTAATAGTTGACGAACCAGTAGTTAATGCAGACATTAGACCATTTGTGACCGTCACGACCGATGAGTTGCTCGAAGACCATGTAACGATTTTATTAGTTGCATTGGCTGGAAGAACTGTTTCTACAAGCTGAGAAGTTTGTGTTGGACTCATGGTGATACTTGTTATATTTAATGTAATACTTGATACCTGTATGGTGGGATTTGCGATAAAATCTGCAAGAGCAGCTCCATTGATACTTCCTAGACCCGTACAGTTATCATATACGATACCTGCATTATACCCTCCATTTGATCCATGCGTTACATCATGAAAACACGAAGAGTATGGTGCTTGATACAATAACGGGTTAATGAATGTTCTACAGTTAATTGCTGCTAAAAACCCGGCAATGGTAGGGGCAGCTACACTTGTACCACCAATGACTCGAAGTTGACCATTAATTGTAAATACCACCCCTGTATTTGGATCCGAAATGGACGCAACATCAGGAGTCAAACGGTTTGTTCCAGATAACTTAAATTGGTATGATGGTTTCGAATAGATTGCACTAATTCCTCCTCCACCCGATGACCATGCCGTTTCTACGGTTTGACTATCATACACATTATTAGGACAAACCATATTAGTACCACCTACTGCAGTTATATTTGGATTGGAACTTGGAAAATCGACATAATTGCCTGTTCCTCCTACACCGTTATTGGATCCATAATCGCCTGTTGCCGCACATATATTGATACCCGCCGCTGTCATATTGTTTAACACCGCATTAATTGCAGATAACTGAGAATTTGTAAAATATATTTCAGGAGCACCCCATGAACATGAAATAAGATTTGGTTTATATTGTTCACCATTTACTGTAATTGTATTTGAATACATGTAATTCAGGATCGGTGCAAACTGATTAAATGAATTGGGTGCGATGTATAAAACAATGGTTAGATTGGCACTCGGACACGCTCCTCCAACTGCTTCCACGTCTAATGTATTTTCTATTGTAGACCCCCCGTCATTTATATTAGGTACATTGGTTGCCCCATTAATTGGTACAACAATTACTTTTGGATGATTATTGGATGGAATTCCAATCGAGGTCCAATAAGACTGTACGTCTCCATTTGTAAGTACACCCTGTGAATCAACTGTTCCATATAACCCACCTCCAAAGGACATCACTCCTACCACATATTTTGTGTTCGTTGGATTTGGAATTTGATAAATAGAACGAACCTGACTCATTGTAAAATACGGTACATTGGTTGAATGAGGGGTTAATACATCGTGTGTATCAATACATGAACAGAACCGCGCAGCCATTTGACGAGGAATGGGCAAAGATGTGATATGGTGTACGGATATCCATGACTGAAGTGCGGATAGTTCACTGCTATAAACATCAAGTGTCGTAGGGCTTACTAGAAATGTTTGAAAACCTGCAGAAATAGCGTATTTCTGAATTTCTGCAGTAAATGGAACAAGAATAGACGCCATAGAGTTCTGTTGAGGTTAAAGAATATTTATTATCCTCTATACAGAGTTGCTATGGTATTCTTCACTATTCTAACACCTGTCTATAATGGTATTGAATTTTTGGAAGAATGTATTCAAAGTGTTCGTGCACAAACATATTCTGATTGGGAAATGTTGATTGGAATTAATGGACATGGACCAGATGGAGGAGAGGTTGCACAAATTGCAATGAAACTTGCAGCAAATGAACCGCGTATTCGTGTGATTATTCAAGGGCCTCCTCTTAATGGTAAAGTAGAAAGTTTAAATAATCTGGTTACATTTTCAAGGGCAGATTGGATTGCCATTTTGGATTGTGATGATAAGTGGGAATCTGATAAATTAGCTCAACAACTACGTGTTATTAATGGTGATGGTCACGATGCTGCGGTAATTGGTACGTTTTGTACATATTTTGGCGATATAACTGGAGTTGTATCAATCGAATATGGATATATCGATCCATCTGTATTAGAAAATCATAATCCGATGATTAATAGTAGTTCTGTAATTCGTAAGGAATATTGTCATTGGGAATTGAATGATATAAATTATACAATGGATGATTATCATTTATGGATGAAAATCGCCCTTTCAGGTGGTAAATTATATAACATTCCAAGCTGTTTAACATGGCATCGAATTCATCATACTTCTGCATTTAATACGAAAGGTCAATCAAATGAGCCACTTCGAGAATGGTATAGAAATATGCGACTCAAATCAAATAAGTAGGATTGAGTACATATATCTCAGGTAGATCCGATAATAAATGTTCTAAGAAAAACCAATCTCCATTTTTTCCCATTATAACTTTGGCAAGAGAAGGATCATCTAAATATGTTGACAGCATAACTTGTTGATCCTTTCCTGCAAAACGCCCTGCATGGAAATATGCTTCTAGCATACGCTCATAGGATCTCTTCCATCGTAAACATCCATTTTTTCCTCCTCCCCATAATCCACCAACTAGGCGGACATCATTCCACGAATGTGAAATAATTTCTCCTCGAATTCCGTCTGAACGTATAGCCTGATCCGATATTGTCAAATCGTTTATAGACTGAAGAAGAATGCATTCCGATTCTAAATATCGAGTACAAGGAAAAGTATCTAAAATCGTTTGTGAAACGGACGGATCTCGAAATGCCCCGATATCACACCAGAAAAAATAATCCGTTTGAAATGGATTAGACAGAATGGCCTGTTCTACAAAAAATGGTTTTTGAGCCCAAATTGCATACAATTCTGGACTATGACGAAACTGTTCTGGATCAATCATATAATGCTGGTTCCATTGTAATTCATATCGTTTCCACATCTCTAATTCATTAAATGGAATCGAAACTATATGAATGGGTAATTCACCTCTCTTTTCACGAATCCATTCCACCATATTTTGATCCGTAAATAAAACAATAGGTGATTTAATTTTAAGAAAGGTTGTAATCCATGATAAATATTGTTCTTTAGGAAATTTTGAACGAATAGAATAATATGCAGTCACAAGTGTACAGGCCATTTCTGTATATTATATGTTCATACCCGTTTAAATAATAATTTACACATATAAAGTATATGTGTGCCTTTTGTTATCTCCTCTACACAGACGAAGGTCAAACTTATGTTGGCGCAACAGTCGATCCAGACAGACGGTTGCGTCAGCATAATCAAGAAATCAAAGGCGGAGCTCGTGCAACTGGTATTCGTGTTGCACAAGGACTAGAATGGAAACGTGCATGTATCGTCCCCTTTCCGGAATGGCGAACCGCCTTACAATTTGAATGGCGATGGAAACAGCTAGGTCGAACACAATGGAAACATATTCGTTCACCTTTAGAACGACGACTTCGCTCTCTTAAAACACTTCTATCAATTGAACGACCCACTTCAGCCGCCATTCCGTATGATATGTATCCAGAAGGGAGACCAATCATACAATGGGATTCACAAGATTGTTCTGATCAGTTTGATCAGATCCATTTATAACGACGCCATTGCATAATGATTGTCTGTCGCCCCTGGCCCGGTCATGTCCATTAATGCTTTTGCCGTTAAATTCGCCTGGATCTGATCGTCCATGTCTTGATCTGGTTTACGATTGACATCAATACGACCTTGGAGTGTAGGAGCGCGCGTAGATGACAATTGATCCATTGTTCCAGGACTCATTCCAAAAAATCCTTCATCTCGGATCTCTTTTGAAAAGTAAAGTACGACAATCAATACCAACAGGCAAAATACAAAATAATTCATACCCAATATCGTTTCCATATCTATCTTAGGATCGTAAAATAACAATATCATTGTCGATCATCTCTCCATTTTCATGAGACATACTATTTATTTTAGTCTCCGCTCGATCTAATCGTATCATTAATTGTTTTACATCATGTAATAAGGTACGTATATGTTGATTGGATAATTCATCATTTACATCAAGTTCAGAATATTTTCGGTCCAACACATTATGGGTGTACTCAATCACTGTCTGTTTTTGTTCTAATGCAAGAACTCGATCTTGTATAGTAGGTGTATCGGTCATAGGCCACCATTCCTGAAAACAATTCAGTTGCGATCCGGTCACTCCCATTTCTCTTGGAAAACAAATAAAAACGAGTACGAAAAACAAAAATAATAATCCAGTATTGAATTACATGTCATCGTGGGCCAATCGTCAATTACCTCGTAAGCGTGATCTTTCTCAAATCCCTTCCGAGTTACGTCCTCAAATTATTCATCGTTCCGAGCAACCACATGTTATTCTATCAGAATCATTTCAGATCAAGCCAGTCAATGAAATTGTCTATCCTACTCTTACATCATCGGAACCTATCTTCTCCGATCGCAGACTATCTACGATCAAAAAGATCGAAATCAGCCCCATTTCTGCACAATTACTTACCTATAAAGACAAGACGTATGTCTTTGTAATTCTACGAAATATTCGTACAACAAAAGACAACGATCTTTGGATCTCTTGTTATAATTCGATTCGGCGATTTTATACCAATCCGATCAAAATTATTGATGATAATTCCACGATCAACACCGTAAATGGAAAATTGATCGATACCGAAGTAATTGCAAGTGAGTGGAGTGGGGCAGGCGAGATCCTTCCATATTATTATTTGTTAAAGAATGCATGGGCGGATCGAATGATTTTTCTTCATGATAGCATGTTCTTATCTCGCCCATTCAAGGATATGGAATTAGAGGATCCTGTTCGATTTCATTGGTATTTTACAAATAAACATAACGATCTAAATTATGCAACCTATCTGTCATTGTTGTCTAACTCTGGTCCCCTTATAGAATATAGTAAGCAACTATCTTCCTGGAAGGGGTGTTTTGGAGGGGCAACGATAATCGATAGAGAAGTAATTAATGCACTAGAACAAAAATATGGATTGTTTTCACGATTGTCAATGGCAATTCGTTCACGACCACAGCGCGAGTTATTTGAGAGATTATTTGGAATGATTCTATTTTATGAAAAATATGTTACCGATATACAATGCTCAAACTTTGGAGATATTCTTCGCTATCCAGGCGCATTCGAATCACAGATTCAAACATTTGAATCTGCATCTTATAAATTGGTCCAATCAGGATATGATACAGCGATTGTAAAAGTATGGAGAGGAAGATAATATAAAGCGAATCTATTTACTATAATATAGTAAAATTATGTCATGTTTAGATCGAATTGATGCCATTCTTTATATTAATTTAGAACATCGAACGGACCGTAATGAACATGTTGTAAACGAAATAAAAAAAATAGATCCAACTCTTTCCAAAACACATCGGATCAATGCAGAATATGTCCCAACAAATGGGGCATTGGGTTGTTCTTTAAGTCATATCAAATCTCTAGAATTCTTTTTAGAACATCCTGAATGGAATACATATATGATTTTAGAGGACGATTTTACTTTTGTATCCGATAATATTCATAATTATGTTATTGAATTATGTGATATGATACCACGGTTTGATATGATACTATTAGCATATGGACACGATAATCTTTCTTACGAAATAACTAATTTATCTAGCATTCATAAAGTTCGTTCATCTCAGACAACGTCAGGATACATTATTCATCGCGACTATGCTCCGATATTGTTACAAAATTTTAAAGAAAGCAGCAATCTTATTATACAAAAAGGCAATCATCATGAAGCATATCTTGATCAATATTGGAAACGACTAATGCCAAAAGGAATATGGTATATGTATCATCCGCGAATTGGATATCAATATGCAAATTATTCTGATATTGAACATTGTTATCATAATTATGAATGTTAAATATATAAAGAGTAAATAATATAATATTATATGTCTTCTTGGATTTCATGTAGAAGACCTGTAAATCGAACATTTATTCCGGTTCCTATTCCACCTTTTATCCCAACATTTCATATTCTGATTGCAACTTCAGGCCGGCCATGTTTACGGCGTATGCTTGATAGTCTAAAATCAGAATTAACATCAAATGATGCTATCACCATTGTATTTGATGGAAAAGGAAGTATAGATGCGTGCGGATTTACGAATGACTGGATTAAAGATCATCGTGCCCAGTGCACAATGATCGAACAAGATCCAAACTTGGGATATTGGGGGCATGGAATTCGGAATGTTTATCAGGGTAATTTATCACCTACGACTACATTTATTATGAATGCAGATGACGATGATGTGTATATAGCTGGTTCATTTCAAATATTACGATCTAGGTGCACGGATCCATCCACATTGTATATTGCATGTCTATACGATTCTGAAAAAAAGATAAGAATTCCAAGTCTTTTACAACGAAATATTGTTCAAGATGATATTAGTACACAATGTGGAATTATTCCATTTGATAAAGCGGGTGCTTCTGAGTGGAAAAATCGTTACGGTGGTGATTTTGATTATTACGATCATCTTCAAAAACACGTTGCTAATACAATATTTTTGGATACTATTATCTATACCATTCGACCATAAATACGTGCGTAAGAATAGCTTAATATATTTCTTCTCCGGTTGTAGCCGTATGGTTCACTGCTGATAGCTCAATTGGTAGAGCGGAGGACTGTAGTTGTTTCCCAAAAGATATCCTCAGGTCGCTGGTTCGATTCCGGCTCAGCAGAATTTCTTTTCAAATGTGAGATCATTTGAAACGATTTTGATTACTATCACACGATAGATAATGACATCTTTTCAAAGGAATATCCTTTATAAAAAAAAGCCAACTACTTCTGTGATTTGTGCAATTGCACGAAATGAAGAACGATATATAGATGAATGGATTCACTATCATTTGTCCCTTGGATTTCATCATATATATATATATGATAACAGTGATGATAATTCATTACAAGATAAACAATCCAATGAAATTACCATTATTCACTTTCCAGGAAAATCAAAACAACTAGATGCCTATCACAATTTTATTAGTATATTTGGCGATAAACATCAATGGGCTGCCTTTATTGATCTTGATGAATTTATTGTATTAAAGAAACATAATTCTATATCACGATTTTTATCCCAGTATCGTTGTTCAGCCATTGGTTTAAATTGGCTATTGTTTGGCACGAATCAACATACACATTACAAATCGGAACCAGTTACCAAAAGATTTACACAATGCGCTTCTACACCAGATCATCATATTAAATCAATTGTTCAACTGCAATATGCCTGGTTTTTTAATGATCCTCATCATATGATGTTGCGAAGCGGTACCACGTGTGATCCACATAATCAGCAAATTATAGGATCTTTTCATTCAATAGGAACAACCGATATTGCATGTATTCATCATTATTATACTAAATCCGAGGAGGAATTTATAGAAAAAATAGAAAGAGGGCGTGCTGATACAATCAAAAAACGAAGTTATACAGAATCAGAAGATATTCACTCTCGAAATAATGATGTGATGAATACCGATGCATGGGATTTTTATTCAAAGTATCTTTCATAATGAGTTATATAAAAAATTATTATCAGATTGCAGGTTTTATTCCGACTCGGTAGATTTTTTTGATGTCGTGTTACGAACTCAAAAAATGTGTATTTTACTATTGTTTATAATCTATTTTTATTTATACATGTCGTCATGGTCTAATACTCTTTCTAAAAGAATACGGGCACCCTATCTTATTGCACCTCCCGTTGCATCTGCTCCTCTTGTACCATCTTCATTTGATGGGATCCAATATCGCCTTTCAGATAATTGGATTGTAGCAATTCCTCTTAAAAAATATCAAACAAGACCTATTCGATATTTAGAAATTGGAGCATTTTATGGTGCGAATCTACTTTCCGTAGCGAATTCATATGCTTCCCACCCCGATAGCAGATTATATGTCATTGATCCATGGAATGATTATGAAGACTATCCAGAATACAAAGGTCAACAAAATACTATTTACAACAATTTTCTTAAAAATATAGAACAATCTGGTCATTCCAATAAAATTATTGTTCGACGAGGATATTCAAATGAACAACTTCTTTTACTTGAGGATAATTCATTTGATATAATTTATATTGATGGAAATCACGAACCAGAATATGTTTTGGAAGATGCTGTTCTTAGTTTTCGAAAACTCAAATTGGATGGAATTATGATTTTTGATGATTATGGATGGGGCGGACCGGATCTAACTCAGAGAGGAATCGATGCATTTCTCTCAGGATATCATAAACGAATTCAAGTGATTGGAATGAGAGAATCACAGGTATTTATTAGAAAAATCAAATAAGAAATATCTCGGAGATCGATTAAAAGAAGAATACAATAAAAAACACGTTCGTATGTTTAGAGGCTGATATTTGATATAACTAGCTTATTAGCTTTTATTATATGGTATTAGTAGAATATCTGCTATAATATTATCTAAATTATAACTTTTATTTGTATCATACTTTAAATAAAAATAAGCTTGTTTTTTTATATTTTTTACTCCACTAAACCAACAATCTCCTCATATGACGTTGTTAGCTCTTTCATTTCTATATTTGTATCCTCGTTGTTTGGATTCAAATATGGAAATTGTTGATAATATATTTGTAATTGTTCCTTTGTAGCTTTTAGTTTATCTTGTAGTGTCACATTCTTTGCACTGGTCGACTTCCATTTTATTTTTTCCGTTTTAAGATCAATTCCGAATCGATCTCCATGTGCTCCGTTTGCTTTGATGTACCATACATGTTTAGGAATTTCATCTACCGTCACTCCTGAATCTGTAGGAAGTTCAATGCGTCTTTTCTTTTGTTTTTGATTGATGTTTTGAGCAGATTGTGTGATGAGGCGAAGATTTTCTTTACGATTGTCTAATCCATTTCGATTAATATGATCGATGGATTCTTTTGCACCTTTTCCTGGAAATTCTATTCTGCCCATTACCATATTGTGGAGATAGAGTTCCTTTTTTTTATTATCAATTTGTAATCCATGACTAATATATCCATTTGCTACATAATGCCAGCTATAATCTTTTACTTTAATAAATTCTTCTTTATCAATAACACCTTTAATAAAACCATCATTAAATTTAATTTTCATGATGGTATATTCTTTATTATGATATAATACATGTATATACACAATATCTTGCGCAGGCTTACCTACACGACCTATGAATTTAATTGTCTCTTGTGATTTAATTTCCATTTTGAATATTTATCTATACTCAAAATACGAAATATTTTTTATCAATTTTACACATATACGAATATAACAAGTATAATACATTCCATACCGGGAGGTCGGAATTTCTCTAATTGCTATAAGCTAATCCTCCCATGCCCGACATAATGCGGAGAACGTTGTAGTTGGTCGCGTACACGTTAACAGTCGACGACAGGTTGGTGCCGACGGAGTTGTTCGAGACCGTCAACAGCAACGTTGTGTTGTCAATGCGCGACAAGTTGCATGTGCCCGACGGCTGGTGCTGCTCCGGCTGGAGAGCAAACGAGTACACGTTGATTCCGACGGCCGGAATGTTGGTGTGGTGCTGGTACGGCTGAACCAAGTTGAAGTAGTTGCCGTCGCGAACCTGGAAGCGGTCGTGGCCGTTGAGCTGGAGAAGCGCGGTGATGACTGGGTTCTTGCCGGCCATGCCCTCGACGCGAGTGACCGAGTAGCCCGACTCGAGCACGGAGCGGTCCCACCAGTCCGAGTAGTTGAACGGCTGCTGTCCCTTCCACGGGTTGACGATCGAATCATCGCACGATGTGAACGAGTCACGCTGAACGGTGAAGACGAGCTCCTTGCATGGGTGGTTGAAGTTGAGCTTCAGCTTGTTGGCCGAAGACGTGATCGACTCACCGCCCGTGAACTGCAGAACATCGATGAGGTACTCGTGCGAGACCTGAGCGAACTTGCGGCGCTCGTCTGTGTCGAGGTAGATGTAGTCGACATACAGAGAAGCAGCGGCCAAGCCGGTCTGGCCCACGCGGGTGCGCACCGCATGCGGGTCCGAGCTGTTCGAGTAATCCCAGCACAGGTTGTTCAGGGAGTTGAACTCGAGGTTGATGCGGACCTCGTGGTACTGGAGCGCAATGAGCGGCAGCGCCAGACCCGGGTTGCGGCAGAACCAGAACTGCAGCGGGATGTACAGTGTGCGCATCGGGGCGCAAGAGGTGATAACCTCCGATGTGAGCGGCTCGCCACCGTAGCACGCGTTCTCGCAGTTGGCACCACCCTGGTACAGCAAGTTCGTCAACTCAGGGATGTTGCCGACCATCTTGGCATAGCCGGCCTGCTTGCCAGGCTCCTGCGTGAGCTCGTTCCAGATGTGCAGCCAATCGCCATAGTGCTTGTCAATGCGCTGACCACCGATCTCAATCTCAACATAGCTGATGAGGTTGTGGCCGACCCAGTTGAGCCAGCGGAACTGAGCACCCGAGCCGTCCGATGTCTGCAGCGCGACCTGCGGCAGAGTCGCCTGGAGGTACATGCGGTGGATCAAATCACCGTTGCGCTGGATCGTGCAGGTGACCTTCTTGCCGAAGTTCGGGGCGCCGTTAAACGGGTTCTCGATGGACTCCATCGCAAAGTTGGTGTGGCGGCGATATACCACCTTAAAAAATGTGATCTGCGGGTTGCCTGTCAGGTAAACGTCCTGGGCACCGTACGCTACAAGTTGCATCAAACCTCCGCCTGTCATGGTAGTTTTATACTTAGACAATACAAAAAAATTTTAGGAAAACACATTTTTTAAAAAAATGGCCGGGGAGTTTGTAATCGATTTTTTCCATTTTTATAGTAATATACCACTTATATATTTATACTAGTAAAATATAAAACTATTAAGTTTGATCGATTATAACAGTACAATTATAAGTAGAAAATGAAAGAAGATAAATTAGAATATATATAAGAAATGAGAACATAGAAAATATTATTGTAGTATAATGAATCTTCTCGTTGTGAACATAACATACATAAATATTCTTGTAAAAGATATGGAGGAAATATAATTTGAAACCATGATAGCCACCGAAGTTGTTATGCAGATTGTAAGGGTCCCGTAAGTCTTTTTTTAAAGATTTTGAACGCACTATACTTCTATAACATTACAAGGAGGGTTTAAAACCACATCACACATACCGTATAAGTACCATTCAGGAGTATGAGTGACAGCGCATTTTTTAAAGTAAAGAGCTCGAAACGAAGTAATCCAGAAGCTCGCACCACACTCGATGCGATTCATCATCAGAAAATTCAAAGTATGATGGAAGAAAAAGAACAAGTAGGAAATTATAAAAAAGAGCGAGATGCATTAAAGAAGAAACTAAATGAAACCTTGTCAGATATGGAAATATGGAGAATCGAGCGAGAGATTGAAACCTTGGAAAAAAAGATTCGTTCCATTGAAGACGGATCCGAAATGATGGACTATTACCTCCGCACAGGCGACATTTTGTATCATTATTATGATATTCAAGAGCAAATTCAGCAAGGTACCGCATCATTTGTATCCAATAAGGCGAAACCTGGGTCTATCTTGGCCATTCTTGAAGAAGTGGCGGAAGAAAAGAGTGATATAACCGATGCCTTTGCCCTTTCTTCTAGTGATACTCGGACAGATGAATCAAAACAAGAGGGAACAACTGAAAAGAAAACGTTTCAGCGAAATCAGTTATTGAATGATTATCTGCAGATCGAAGATCCAGCCATGGGTCGAAATTCGATCGAAGAATACGATGATCCCTGGACCAATTGTGAACAGTGTGGTAATGAAATGATCATGTGTTTAAATGAAGCGAATCTAACTTGTTCCACATGTGGTCATCAGGAGTTTATTTTGGTAGATAGCGATAAACCATCGTATAAAGATCCGCCGAGAGAGGTTTGTTATTATGCGTATAAGAAGATTAACCATTTTAATGAGTGGCTGGCGCAGTTCCAGGCAAAGGAGAGTACGGAAATTCCTGCCGACGTGTATGACGAGATTTTGGTGCAATTGAAGAAAGAGCGCATTACCAACATGGGTACTCTCAAACCCACGAAGTTGCGTGAGATTCTTCGTAAGATGAAATGTTCCAAGTATTATGAACATATTCCTCATATTATTAATCGCCTAAATGGACAAAATGCGCCCTTCATGTCGCGTGAAGATGAAGAAAAGTTGCGCCATATGTTTCGCGAGATTCAGCCGTCGTTTAAGAAACATTGTCCAAAGGGTCGTCGAAACTTTTTATCATATGGTTATGTGCTGTATAAGTTCTGTGAATTATTAGAAATGGACGAGTATCTTTCGTGCTTTCCGCTTTTGAAAAACCGCGACAAGCTATATTTACAGGATAAGACGTGGGAAAAGATATGTGGGGACCAGGGCTGGCAGTACTTGAGAACAGTATAAAATTGAATCCGATATGGCCCGATATTTCGGGCACACATGACAAATTGGGAAGAGCAGATTTGTAATCTCTGTTCCCAGTTACAGCAGCAGAATCAATTCAATGTCGATCCAATAACAAAGGCGGTACGAAATATAGCTCTGAATGCAATTGAACAGAATGTGAAAATCTTACAAATTAATCCCGTTTCTATTGGTAAACAATCCATTCCTACGATACGGACCTGTATACGAATGTATCAAACCATAAAAATGATGTTGTCCTTGCTTTGTTGCGCATTTGTTCTTCATACCCTTCTTCTGGCTAACTTTGGACTTGCCCCACATCTGATGGTCTATACCTGTACATCGCTTGTAACACATAATTATATACAGTATGATTTTATTAGTACACCGTCTCTTGTAAAAGGGGTTGCCTGTTTGGGCTTGACCTATATCAGTCTTCAGAGAAATAAAGGAATGATCACAGGAATCCAACAATTACAGAATGGAACATACTCTCTCCAAGAAATAACAAATAAGTTCTACCATGACACAAGCACAACGTTGTCGGATTTCTATCATGGGAATCGAGACCTATCCAGTACACAACTCTATCAAGATATGCATATCATAGTGGACATTGTGCAATGGATCGTGGAAAGCGTATGGTATACATTTACTCATTCTGCACGAGACTCGACGCGTACATTTATTAAGTGGATTAATAAGAAAACCCAGGTGATTGTGGCACTTCGCGATGCATTTATTGAATTACCGGTCATCAAACAAGTTCGAGAGGCAGTCAAGGCAGTAGAGGACACAGTAGAACATCATATTGTACGTCCTATTCGTGAAACGGTTCGTCATGGTGTACAGTGCCTTATTGACGGATTCTCCTATTTTGGAAAGCGGTTGATACAGTGGGGTAAAACATCACAAATCAATGTTGAATCCCAAAAAGTAGACGTTTATATGGCAGAAATACCGATGAGCGTAGCATAAATAAAATCAGCATCTTCTACAAAGATGGCAGGAGTGGGGTCAGAGTTTCTGTACCACCTCGTAGTCAATAACATTGCACCAATCATGGCATCAAGTGTGGTAGGAATCTATACGTCTTATTTTTCAGGACGAAACGCTCCGACTCCGACTCTCGTTCGATCGGATATCGATGATGAACGCGAACTTGATTTGCTGCAAATGGACCGTATGTTGAAATGGATGAGTCTTGTTTTTGAAGACTCTTTCGTACCTATCGAAAAACCAGGCGAGGAACCTCCTACACCGATTGTTGATGATACTCACAAAGCCTATAAGAAGGAGCTGTATAGTATCTATGTCACTATCTGTTCCGATTTCAAACAATATCAGAACTGGAAGAAATATAATTCAACTATCTGGATGTTTTCGTCGTATCGAAACAAAAACACGAAGGGTCTAGCTCGAAAGATTCTAGGAGATGTGAAACTGTTTCATGAAGGTCTCAAGATGTTCTCGATGTTTGATAAACTTTAATGTTTACGCGTTTTACGAAACATCTTGCGTTTACGATGAGTTTTGCGCAGGATCTTGCTTTTATGACGTCTTCCTCCTTCTGTTTCATTGTTTTCATTGTTTTCATTATTGTCATTGTTTTCACTATTTTGAGGACCACCAAATGCCTGTTCCATATCTAGAAAGTTTTGTTGACGTTTGAAATTAAGAAATATTTCTCTATATCTATCATATTCTTCATTAGTTAAAGATGCGAGACCGTGGTACACGCGTCTGGATTCGATTCTGTTTGGCCAATTCATAGCACTAACTGTAGGACCAACATATTCGTTTCCTATTTTCTTAGAATAATTGATTTGTTTTACACGTGGATATAATTTATTATTTATATTCTCTGTAATTTTCTTAGGACACGGGTGTTGAGATGCGTCGTATAATGTCATGTTACAATTCTCACAGTTATTTTTATATCTAATTATGTGCCCTTTATCCTCTGCAAATATGTTCCCTTTGTCCTCTGCAAATATGTGCCCTTTATCCTCTGCAAAGTCTTTTAAATTTCTATTAACGTCCACTCCTTCACGTGAGAGCAATAATAAGTCATTTAAGTTTAATTGTTGTTCATATAATAGTTTTTCAAATAGTTTAGTATAAAATGTAGTATCTTTACCTTTTCTACGTAATCTAATTATTTTTTCATAAATAATATCAAGCGGAGATCCTTTTTTATAAAGATACGCCATATTAGGAGAACGTATAGAATTTGGCGGATCGTTTTTTGGCAAATGTACATATTTGCGTGAATTGTCTTCTTTTTTTTCTTCAATTGGATCTATTTTTTCACTTATTCTTTTAAGGGTAGATTCAATTTTTTCAATCAATGTATTAAATTGTGTTTCAATTATTGGAAACTTTCGAAATCTGCTACTTTTTTCAGTCATATATGCTGAAGTATTTTTACGTAGTGTGCGTAATTGTATATTGTATTCTGATAATTGTATACGATCATCTGTTTCTATCGATGGTTTAGCAAGAATTTCATTAATCTTCGTTATCAATTCATCATATTTCTTATTTTTTTTCTCAAATGATGTAGGGATGGTATTCCATAAATCTGAATTCAAATGATCATTTTTCAAACTAGTCTTTTCAGAAGGCGGTGGCCCAGGATAATATTCAGCCATTCTATATAAAATTGATATATTATTTATGCTTAATCAAAAACATCATGTTTTCCCATATTCGATTTCTTGAATCTCAAATACGGAACATAACGCATCTTCCCACATGTTTCGAATACTATTCCGCCATTCATCTTACTACCATTCATCAAAAATGCTTTTATGTCTATCAGGATTTACCTCTTAGCCATAAACGCAATGCCGGATTTCCACTTTCTGATAAGGGTGTGGATCTCGTTGACGAAACCTTTAGTCATATTGCTCAAGTGAAATATTATGGACTTCAAAAGAAAATACATTATGGAAATCTAGCAACGTTTCTTGGAACGCCCGTTCTGGTGGGTCGCTCGAGCTTACGCATGACATTAGTTCGAACGAAACACTGTATCCTTCATTCAGATCTCCTCGCCATTGTCCAGCGAGGTGGTATGTCGGATGTTACACTATGTTCGCATGCGTTTTTGAAAAGCATGCGTTAATGACGTTTATGTAGGGTGCTTTTTTTACGTAGGGTGCGATGGGTACGACGTTTACGCAAAGTGCTTTTTTTGCGGCGGCCGCCCTCAGAAGGAGGGTTTAAATATGTATGATGTTTACGGAATTCAGGTTCTGTCGGTAATGATGCGGGCGCAGCCGATGGAACATATGGCCTGAGCGTTTGTTGCGGTAATGATGCAGGCACTGCAGATGTATGGGATGCATCCGGTAGAACATATGGCACGAGTGTTTGTTGCTGTAATGATGCGGGCACTGCCGATTGAACATATGGCCCGAGCGTTTGTTGTGGAAAAGGCAGAGGAATAGCAGCAGAGCTAGATGATGAATATAATGTGGCGGAAGTACGATTCGGACATTCTTTTAAGGTTGCATCGAATACATTCATGCCACATGTTTTACAATACATCTCGTCTCTGTATTGTGTGTCAATTGTATGACCTTTAGCTATAGCATCAGCATTATATATGCCCTTTTTTTGTTTTATTGATTCATTAAATTCCTTACTACCTAGTTCTTGTAATTTCAATAAATCAGACAGATTTATAGTATCTTCATCTGCATATATTTTTTCAAATAGTTTATTATATGTATCTATAGCAGCGGTAACCCTAACTTTCTCTTTTTCCAATTCGGCTATTTTCTTATAAATACGACCCAATGGAGTTTCTTCTCCAAATGACATCTATCTATCATTTTTATTTTATATAACGGCGCGCCCGTACTGTTTTACGCGCCCGTTTGGAACGTCTACGCATTCGAGCATCTTTAATCTCTTCATTAAGAAAGTTTTATTAGCTCAAAACCACTTTATGAATCACATATTTCAAGACTTGACACTACAATTCATTATACAACCAACATCATAATATCCAAAAATTTGGAAAATATGATATTTTTAATAATTTAATGAAAATAGTGTAGGGTGGGGGCCATACCACATTTTATTTCAATACACGAAATGAATTCGTGTTTATTCAAAAATGGGTACTTACAAACGTGCAGGGAAGCCCACCAAATTTGCGCCCAAGCCGAAACCTGCGCCCTGTCTTGCAGTAACACCGACGGATGGCGAAACAGCATCAAGGATAGCAAAGACAACGGCGGCGAGCACAGCGAGCGTGGCGACCTCATCCAGCGGCAACGCGCGCTTCGGGATAAAGATAGCGGCGGCAGCAATAACAAGACCCTCAATGAGGTACTTAATAACGCGATTGACAATTTCAGCAAATCCGTAGCTCATCATGATTTCTATATTTACACGCAAGAAAAAAACTAATCCGCGAAAGATGGGTTATATTGCAACCGAGTTTAAAGCATCACCATCTCAAGAGAAATAGAAATGAGCGCCGATAAGAATGCCGTAATCGAAGATTTTTTGGATGAGGATACCGAAATTCCAGGCCAGCGCTTCGTCTTGCTAAGTTTTCTCAGTCCGGAGAAAGTTCTGGATAAAAAGGAGTTGTACTTCTTCCAGAAGTTCCTTCATGCATATGAGGTGGATTGGAAGATTAAGAATCTGGAGAAGTATCTCGTAGAGATGGTAAAGAATGTGAACGACCAGATCGATGTACATGCGAATGAGCTGGAGAAGAATGATCAGCTGGCGGGCGCAGAGATTTGCCGTAAGAACCGTATGCGTGTCGATGAGGTGATGAGTCAATACAGCAGCTTTATCCAGAAAAATCGCACAGATCTGAATAAGACAAAAATCGTGGAAGCGTATGACGATTTCATGTATTCGCACAAGTCTAAGCTGGAGGAGGAGTTCTATGCGCTGAATGATTTTCGTACCACAATTCGTGGTGTGAAGGTTCGTGGAGTGTGCGCCAATCAAAAGGAGGCGGAGATCCGAGCAAAGAAGCTCCAGTCAAAGGATAAGTATCACAACATCTTTATGGGCGAGGTGGGCAAGTGGACGCCGTGGGATCCATCTCCGAACGATGTCAAGGATCAGGAGTACAATAATGAGCAGCTGAATAGCATGATGAAGAAGTACAAGGAGAACGAGGACTCGCGTGAGCAATTCTTTGAGGAGCGTACGAAGGGAACCAAGCAGGTCATTGGTGCATCAACCTCAAATAGTTCGGTGACCGATCAGTTTGGTGACATGTTTGGCGGCAAGACGGGTGATTTGGCCATGCAACGTAAGCTGGAGAAGCCAATTCTTACTGTGGAGCGAGTGGAGTCTGAATTGGCGAATACGGTAGTAACCCCTGATGAGCCTGCTCCTAAGAGCGATACAGCTGGTTCGTCATAATGTATTACGCAATAATTATTATAAAATACGTAATTTACCTATTTTATAATTAATAATGAAACAAACTATTTATGAATAGTAACCCGTATCAGGTACATCGCCACCAGGATAGATCTTGACGCAAGACTGTGTCAATCCATCACAGAATGTGCCCTCTGGGCAGGACTGTCCGCTTCCATTTGGGGATCCGCATAAATAATTCGTGTTCTGATCCGGATGATAGGATCCGCCCATCGAGTTCGAAGCCGCTTGGGCAGGAACACGAACCGGTCCATTACCCGCCGCGGCCAAATCCTGAAATCCAGAGATCACAAAGTGCGGCTCCATACGGTTAATGTAACGTACAATCATTGGTAGCACGACCACCGCCGCCACCAGCAATACAAGCATTGCGCCAATTCCCATTCCTTTCGAGTATGCCATTTTCTAGCAAATGGTGAGGTTTTATTATGGTCAATAGGCGGTGGGAGGAGTCATAGGTAGATCCGATAAAGGGGGCAGAGTTGGTGCAACATCGGAACGGCAATATCCATTGATACACCGTACGTGTTCGCCTGAGCAGGATGGCAAATCGACACCGCATTGTTGTGTCTCCTCGCGACGGTCATTAAATCCTTCCTCGTATGAGGAAGAAAGTATATATAATACAACTACTGCAATGAAAAGAATACATAATATACGACAGGATTTCTTGTCCATTCTACTAGTATCTCTTATTTACACTAATGGCAGGGCCTTTCAGGCGTTGTGAAGAACGAGGATCAAACTGTGACACATCTTCTTCCTCTTTTACGCGCGCCATCATCTCAGACTGGCGCCATAATTCAGGCGCACCCATTTTGAAATCTCCGTGAACATCGGCTTTATACCAGAAAATCGTGTCTTCCAGTTTATTGCTTTGTGTATTGTTATTAATGACCAGACATTCATAATTTTGAGTGCATTGATCCATCATTTGACAGAAAAATTCAAACGATGGAAATGCTGATCCGTAATTCTGGTACAACCGCTGACGATTGTTCATATAAGGCTCTCTCAAAATGAAGACATAATCGACATTGGTACGAAGAGCAGGCTGGATACCCAGTGGAAACTGCATGGTAATAATAAAAAATACTTTGAGCCAACGACCGTTCATAAACAAGTAGCGAATATTCTTATCATGTGTCCATGAATCATCGTACATACAATCGTCGAGAATCAAAAACGCTCTTGGATCGATATTCGACTTGATTCCTTTCTCCAAATCTTGTTGGATCCGTTGCATAACCAGTTTTTGGCGTTTTACGAAATTGGCCAAAATAACAGGATTGTATTCTCCGTGAATGAACATGGGTGGTACAATCTTTTTAAAGAAACCGTTTGACTCTTCCGTTCCGGAAATGACACACCCCATCGGTAAATCCTGGTGATGAAACAATAAATCACGAACGAGAGTGGATTTACCAGTACGACGGCGACCAATAAACACGGCAACCGCATCTTGTGGAATGGATTTCATAACAAACTTCCGGAGATTGACATTTACACCGCCTTGTGATGCCATATGAATTCTACTACAACATGCCGATTTGTCGTGCGCTTTACAAACACGCGCATAAGTCTTGTAATCAAAGAGATGAAAGCGGTGCGAAAGACACTCTTACAAGAGCCTTGTCGAAGTCGTGATCTCACCGAGAATGAAAAAGATACATTTTCGAATTATGCCCATTTACAACGATATTTTCCCGCATTAGACTTATTTACTATTCCAGATTCGGCACTGTCTCATAAAAATATGGAGCTTCCTACTCGATTTCAAATTAGCCAATGGCTTTCTCAAGACCGTCCTAAATTCTGGAGTGCCATGCGCACGCTGGCTCAACCAGCCGATCCTACCGGCGATCTCCCTACGTCTGAACCATGCGATGTCTTTGTCAAAGTGGTTCATTTATTGAATCCCATCGATATCATAAAAGAGAAATACGTTTGCCCGGAACACCCTCTTCTTCCACAAAGTGAAAAGACCTGGAAGAATACACTTCTTAAGTTACATAGCCATAACAACCAGGCCTATGTTGATGCGGTGGCCAACTTCGTTCTCAGTCGATTCCGAGAATTAGATTTAACCCCCCATTGTATTTTATCCTATGGATCCTTTACCGGAATTAGCAAAAACTATCAATATACGATTACAAATGAATACGATACGTATCGTCAGTGTCGTTGGTTCTGGAAAGGCATGGAATCGCATAGTGCTCGATTAACTGTGGTTCATGAAAATAAGGAGGCCATTCCCAATTTTGACGAGTTTTATCGTGAAATTACGACATGCCCGTTTGATGATGAGGAAGAAACGGATATTGAATTGGAGCCCATGGATCTATCCAGTGACGTGGTAGATCAAAGTGACATCGAGTCAGTAACGTCAGTAACGTCATTTACGTTTGATACAATGGAAGAAGATGCTGACAATTCAACCAATATTATGGAACTGAATCAAGCAGCGGTTCGTCGACGTCGATCGATCTCTTCCGGATCCAAATCGGAATCAGGATCGGAGTCGGACGCCAGTTCACAATCTGGAGCCAGTTCACAATCTGGATCCGAGTCTGGCTCCGAGTCTGGATCTGGATCCCAGCCGGAGTATGAATTTGATATTTGTTTGGAACTTCCCAACATGCCGATCATTTTGATCGCACAAGAAGCACAAGAAGGAGTAATGGATACACTTCTTGATGATGACGAGATCGATGGATTTGAGAAGGAATCACAAGGTTGGGAAGATCGATGGATTGCATGGATGTTTCAAGTCGTAGCCGCACTCACCTTTTTACAAAGTGCGATCTGCTTCACACATAACGATCTTCATTCGAATAACATTCTTTGGAGAAAGACAGATAAGAAGTATTTGTACTATCGCAAGCGAGATGGAACAGTATGGCGTGTACCTACATTCGGAAAAATATTTACGATCATCGATTTTGGTCGATCGATCTTTCGCCTAGGTCGCCATTTATGGGTCTCCGATGATCATTGGCCGGATCAAGATGCTGGCGATCAATATAATTTCGGACCATTTTTCGATCATAATAAACCGAAAGTTCCTCCAAACCCATCATTCGATCTGTGTCGATTGGCGGTCAGTTTGATCGATGGATTGTTTGAGGAGCCTCCTTCCAAGAAGAAAGGAAAGGGTGTCCCAATTATGAGCGAAGAGGGATCTTGGAAAGTATACGAAACGAAATCTCCGTTGTACAATCTTCTTTGGAGCTGGACGATCAATGATGCCGGTCAGACGATTTATGAAACGGAAGATGGAGAGGAGAAATACGAAGGGTTTGATTTGTATATTCGAATTGCACAAGATGTACATACTGCCGTACCCAAAGATCAACTTCATCGACCGGTATTTCAATCGTTTGTTTGGAAAAACAAAGTTCCAGTGGAAGATACCGTATATTCTCTTGGAGTCTAAGGAGAGACTCCTTTCAGATAGTTCATAATATGATATTCATCATATGAACTATTGTAAACCAATATGACATTAATTTGTAGAATTTGCGTCAGTGAGAGGTACGCATGGGCAGCCGTTATTTACCGTAGTAACGCCTGACGCACCTCTGCGATAGTATCTCATCTGACCACTCATTACCGAATTGATAATGGATTGATCATATACACCGAGACGAGGAGCATATCCCGGTTGATTTGAATTCAGTGTACGATTGATAAAATCACCGGATTGAGCTTTGTTCATGTTACGATAGGTAATCTGTGAAGCATCATAGATCGTGGTCGGCATTTCTATCTCCACCTTATAATTTATTTCAAGTTAACGACCCATCAAACGGGGAGGACCTACTTGTAATTCCATTTCATCGACCATCATTCCTGAAAAATTGGGAAGTGAGGTTGGTAGATCCATCACTGGAAAGAGATCCGGAACTAACACGCCTGTAAATGCAATTAAAATCGAACCACTGATGAAATCTTGAAGAAATTGAATGTTCTTGTATTCCTTATCCTTATATTTTGCACCAACGAAGCTTAGAACAATAAAGAGAACTCCTCCTACAAAAATCCAGGGGAACCATACCGGCATCATTTTCAGTTCGTGTGAGAAAAACACATGCGTCTTGTCCGCACGCCATTTACAATTCTTCATAATCGTCCAATCCGATGGCCTCGGAAGGTGTATCCGTATCCAGTGATTCAAGCTCAACCGTTTGATCAAGCGGCGTTCCTTCCTCTTCTAAAATCTGAAGAACCGGACCGGATTCCTTTTCAGAAGGAGATTCAATTGTTGATTCCTCGCCATCTTTTCCTTCAAGGATCAAATCTGAACCATCGGGGTGTTCAGAATCAAACATTGCATGGAACGGTCCAAAACGAACCGTAGGTTTGCTATCAATCGTAATAACGGGAGTGGAAGGAGCTACAGAAGTCTCTGTCGTAGAAAGTGGAATATCAAGTGACACGGGAGGGATCATGGGTAATGTACTTACCGGGGTGGACATCTCTACCGGCGCAGGAATCGCAAGCTCTTGTTTCTCTTTTATCAGTTCTTCCTCATCGCTGTCTTCGTCTTTTACACCCGATGTGTCCGATGTAGAGAGGTTATTGACGTCCTGATTTACAAAATCCTTCAAAATGGACTTGACGGGTACTAAGCTTCGTACCGCCTGAAGAATTCCTTCATGCAACATGTTCTCAATATTTCGATAATTCTGCTGTTTCTCCATACTCGGAATTCCATCTCGAAACAAATAGGTAGAACTCCAAAGAAGCTTCGATGTTTCGCACAATACTTTAAATAAGAAATGTTCTACTTTGGGAACGTTGATCTCCACTTTTTTATTGTTACTGGAAAGTCGAATCGCAGTAAGAACTTTAGTATGAGCAATGAAAACTGCGGTAAGAAGATCTTCTAAGTAATCGCACCCGGAATTGGTCTGAATCAACTGAATTTCATTCGAAACTTTCTCCATGTTCCAATCATGAATTTCATTAAGATAGTTCTGAAATTGCCAGAGGGCACGTTTTGGCTCTTGAACCATGACTTTCTTCGATTTTTCCAGCAAATCGACGTAGAATTGAAAATAGGCCGGTACCAAAAAGACACACAATTGTTTAGTATATTCGGCACGAGCATCGGAATAGACAGAAAGGATAGAATCACGATTCATTCTTCTTTCTTCTGTGGTGTTGTCATGACAGGAACGAACGCACGTCGGTCCAACATGCACCCTAAAAACGCCCATAATGAACCGGCCAATTCAGTACATGTACCGTAGTCTTTTAATACTTTCTCATCGGACAACAAGGAGTGGATCAATAGTTCTGGGTGATATCCTTCTTGAATATATTCTGGGAGTCGTTCGGATGATACGTGATGGATCACATCCCTTTCCTTTCGACGATGTTCAATCGTATGTTTCCATATTTCTGGATAGTGAAGCTGTAAATGTGCACATTGTTTGGCACGACGATAGGAACGTTCATTGACAGTAATGTATTCTTTAATTTCGGAGCGATTTATTTCCGGATAGTCGGATGATAAATATTGATCCAACTCTGTCCAGGTGGGAAGGGTAATCCGCTTCATTTTACAACGTGAACGAATTGGCTCTTGAAGACGCCCTGCATCACGACATTCCAGAATGAACAATACTTCCGATGCGTGGGTTTCAAGAATTCGGCGAAGAAACGCCTGAGCCTCCGGTGTCAAATCATCTGCGCCTTCTAGCCACAAAATGGCGGGTTCAGTTCGTCGCGCCCAGATATGAAGTTTTTGGCGACCGTCTCGAAGCGTTCGATCTTTTCGACACGGGCATACAAAAAGTTGTTTTCCTAGTTGTTGGGCATACTTCTGAATCCAGTAACTTTTACCGCATCCAGGAGGACCTGTTACAATCAACGGTGTATGATCCATTTACTCGTAATGAGTACGAACTTGTTTATGCTCTTATGAAAATCGATCACAAATCGTTTCGATCTTCTTTTTTGGAATTTCGCGATCGTACATGATTCCAATCACCATGTTCTCTCGTGTAAAATATTTCTGAATCACATCATCGATCTGTTTTTTGGTAATTCTTGAAAAAAATGTTGCATATCGATCTTGATATGGAATAAATGATGCGTCTGGGTTCAGAAGATATTCTACGCTATTGAATTGACTCAACAGATCGATCGATTCCATACCCAATAATATCGTTCCTTTGATATTTCCCTTTATCATTTTAACTTCTTCTTCGCTTACTCCGTTCCGTTTCAAGTCGCGCAACAATTGGATCAAAATAGAGATCACTCCATCGTGACCTCTTCCATCAATGACTTTGGCAGGGTTAGTTTGAACATGAATCTTAAAATAACCTGTATGTTCTAAATATTCAGTTTGTGCGCTGGAGTGATACGTCAACCCCTTCTCAGTACGCAGCACTGTAAATAATTTTCCGCTAAATCCATTGAGAATGCTCTCCAACATAATCAATTTATATTTATCCAGTGATGCATAAGAACATGTTCGAAACATGATATCAATAATGGTAGTATTCATACCTTTTTTAGGGTAATACTCGAATCGAATCGGTCGATCCAGTTGCGAAATCGGACGAAGAGAAAGGATTGGAGCGGGAAGGGCAAAGGGAGGATTAGTACGAGAAACCGTATCTCGTTTTACCAAATCTGTTTTACGAAGCATGGTAAGAATCGATGAAAAAGAACGATTGGATACAATACTAAGTACAAAGTTCGATGGCCGATAAAACCATTTGTACCATGCCAGCATATGTTCATAGGTTAGGGTGGTGGGAGTCGGATGATAGGACATATGGTCAATTGGAAATTGATAAGAACTTCCATCAAAGATAATTCCTTCCAGATTCTCGTGCAGGGTCGCTGAATGATTATCTTGCATTCGCATGGCCTCCTCCATCACAATGTGTTGCTCTTTTACAAATTCCTTTCGATCGAATATGGAATGAAGCATCATATCACTGAGAACATCCATAGAATGATCGAGTGCATCATCGTCGCATTTAATAACATAGGCAGTTGTCCATTTATTTGTATATCCATTAAAATATGCACCTGATTTATTATATTGTACTAGTAAATTACGAGATTTCTTAATTTTTTCAGTACCTTTTAAGCACATATGTTCCACAAAATGGGAAGCGCCGCGTACCGTATCGGTCTCATATGCCGACCCGACCTTACATATTAAATAGACACTTGTAATGGGTATAGAGTGTTCGGAACGTTGATAGACGACGTGAAACCCATTTTGAAAGGTATGGGTTGACAAGGCAGACGCCATGACTTACTAGGTATTGATAAAATAATAAGAATAGGATTTGCCCTATGCTTATGATAGTAAATAAGACCATTTAGCGTCTCTTGCGAAGTATGGACTGTATAAATACAGTGGTTGCCCCGCCCACTACAACACCGTACAAAAAAGAGGAATGCTTTGAAATCCACTGCCTCCATGTTGGAGCAGGCACCTCTTCTGTTGTAGGAACCTGTTCTGTTGCATGTGACACATCTAGAGTAGGGGCTACGTCAGAAGAAACCTCTGTAGGAACATCATGATTATAAACTACATCACTAGAAAGACCTGTACTAGAAAGTACCTTACTAGGAAGAAATACAGTAGACAGTGTAGCACTAGTAAGTTTAGACATTACTATTCACCAGAACAAGGAGATGCTTTAGGATCCCTTTTGAAGAATCGCAACATAAATTCCATTGTGCCATGCCTTTTGCTCGGGGCTGCCATATACGACATCTCGATCATTATTGGTCGTTCGAATTTCTTTTTCATACAGAATATTTAATTTCAATTTATTAAAAGAATCCATGGTTCCTTCACGAACAGGCTTCCAATTCCAATCATCAACAATAAAGATGAAAACATTATCCATACAATCATAAAATTGGGTCAGGGCAAGTTCATGTGATTCTTTCGAATGGTGACCGTCGTACATGTAAATATTAAAATAGGGTAAGGCGTCTGCGTCCACCTGATAACAGTCCTTTTCAATAAATACTGCATAATTATCACCCTTATATTTCTTGAAATTCATCAAAAATTCACTCTTGGGGCCATCAAATTGACTCCAATTATCCATGCAAACGACTTTTGCTCGATTTCCACACATGGCGGAACACACAGAAGAGCCGCGACCCGTTCCGATTTCAAGATAGCGTGCATCGTCACGATTCAACAAGTTATTATAAAAATGCCGTGTTTTGATCCCCGTCATACCTCTCATTTCAATCAATTCTTGCGTAATCTTGGATTCTCCACGTTCAGCTCTCTCAAAGGCATTCTCTACATGAGCTCGAAGTTCTGTAATTAGATCCATATTAGAAGAATAATGTATCTAACTCTTTAGACTTTTTAATGTGCCGACAAATATTGACGATATTCGCGAACCGCCGCCTCATCAATCTCTGCATTCTTACGAAGACTCTGCATAAGAGGATTATTGTCAACGGCTTCCACTGCTGAATAGGTATTTCTCTCACGACTGACGTCCAATTTGAGAGGAACACGATACTCGACGCGACCAATGTCGCCGATACCAGGGGTGAGATCCAACGAACGATTGATGGCCAGCGCACGATCATTGATAACATCCGTGTCCAGTTTCTTGGAGGCCTGACGACCTGGATCTCCATTAAAGGTGGCAGAGGAGCCCGAGCCCGCAATCGGTTTACGACCGCGAGCAATTTGTTCCTTGTTCGGATTGGTACGCATGTTATACGCATAGGTGGGATCCATTGCATCGTTCCATGCTCCATTTCCACCTGGTCCAGTCCATGCGAGACCTGCCGACAATTGTGACTTCTGTGTTGGCTTCGCGATATCATCGGGATCATAGACCTTTAGGCGTTCTGGTGCAGCACCCGCGGCCATGATACCAGGACGATCCAGATAAATCGTCGACTCCTTAACGGTAGTGCGAGCAATATCCATCGGATCCCATACAGTAATGGCGGCCGCACGATCTGCATAAGTAATGGGTGTACCAGTCATGCGAATGTTTCCAATGGTCTCTCCACGACGAGTGGGGCGAGCATCATCGGTATAATGAGCAATGACCAGTCCATTGTCTGCCGGCACCGTGTTCAATGCCATGACACGCTCGGAAGTCTCATTACGCTCATTGGGACGTATTTCAATCGACGATTTACCATAATCAGCCTTGTCTGCACCTGTATCCTTTGTATAATATCCAGTCATATCCGCATTTCGATATCCAGCACCACCATACTGCTGAGCCATGGGTGTACGATATGAACCCGTTACGTAGCTCTCGCCGAAATCCTGTGACGTGGCAGGGCCTTCATACTCAACGGAGGTTTCTGGACGTGTCGTATGAGGAAGTACTTGAACGGAACGAACTGTTTCCTTGATGAGATCACCGGTTGTAGTGAAAAAGCGCTCACCTGTCTCATCAATATAGAAGGTATCAGGTCGGTATCGACGAACTTCGCCAACGTCCTTCACTTCTGCATTCGCGCCAATAAAATGCTGACCCGGAACCATCGGTTTATCATACGTCTCCTTGGGATTGGAGAGAACACGAAGGTCATTGGTGTCTTTCGGACGCATGATTTCATTAATTTCCAATTGTTGAAATCCACCCTTGCCTGCATATCCGAACTTCTCTCCAAGACCTGCACTCACTTTAGTGGGCTCAAAGGGACGCTCTCCATTGCGAACAATGGGCGCCTGTGATGAAATACGTGATTGGAAGAAATCGGTGTTATCCTCCATGCCATATGGATTTCCATAGGGGGCACGAGAGGTCTCAAACATATTCTCCACTTCACGCTTTTTCAATTGGGTAGAGCCTGTTCCATTATACATATCAAGAACACTGGTGTTGGACTGTGGTGCAATGTTTTGTTTGATTCTTCCACCAAAATACGGTTGCATATTGTTGTGCTTGTAATCGGTGGAAGGAATGCGCTGACCCGATAATGGACTAATGACATAATCGCTGTCTATGTAATTGGGGCTGGATTCCGTATTATCGGAGCGAAATTCTGTCATAGGTATGTTGGATTCAATGGGAGAAGGATTTGGTTTCGTACCCGGAGTGAATCCAGGTGCATAGGGCGGTTGGTTAGAAGCATATCCTAATGCCGTGCCGTATGGGCCATTGCTGGGTTCGGAAGGATAGGTTTGTCCATTTGGCATTTGATACATCATATCAAGATCGGGTCCAAATCCGGCGGCGGCTGCGCCTTTGGGTGCCGTGGTTAAGGCATCGGAGTTGGGGCCGCGGGCAGCAGGAAGGAATCCTTCGCGAACAGCACGATTTCGTAAAAGAGGGGCTTCACGATCGGCAGGCGGAAGCGTTTTAGAATTTGGAATGTAGGGTGTAACGGCGGGAGGAACAGCAGAATTCTGCTTTTTTTGACCGGTTTTGGAGACCATGAAGCCCAAACCGAGAAGACCTGCGAGGGCGGCGACTTCCATACTAACAGTTTATGCCTTTAATTTTTTGATAAAAGGCGACGGAGTTTAAACTATGATCACACACTCTTCACAATGGCACTTTCTGGTACACTTGAGCAAGTTTCTCGTTATAGTAAGGAATCGGAGCGAACGATAATGACCACCGTAACCAATTATGGATATCGGTGGTACACATGGAATATGCTCAAGAGTCTTGAACCATTTGGTATGGATCGCATGATCTACGTTCTGTGTTTAGACAACAAGGTAGCAGATGTGTTTGAAAAAAAAGGATATCGTGTCATACGTACGGACGAGAATATGGCAAGTTTTTGTCCATGGAATACGAAAGGATATGATAAAATATGTTATATGAAACTGGAATGGATTTATCGACTTCTTTCATTGAAGAAGAATGTATTATTGATGGATGGAGATATTGTGTTTAAAAAAAGCCCAATGTCATCGATAATGAGGTGGGAGCAGGATGAAACACATGATGTATGGGTTCAAAATGATCATTCTGATGACAATGATACAACGAATTTATGTACAGGGTTTATGTTTATTCGATCCAATGACCGAATGATACGCTTATACGACTGTGTATCGCCCAAAGGACAAGAAAAATATAAATTATGTGCATTTCAAAATAATGATCAATCATATTTCAATTCGTTCGTGAAACCATATTGTTATGTGTGTGTTCTTTCATTGAGAGAATATCCTAATGGTCAAGTCTTTTATCTTGCTACAGAAGAAGTTTATCCAACGGCCATTATGGTTCATTTTAATTGGGTAAAAGGACATCATAAGATGGCTAAAATGAAATTGCATAAAATGTGGTTGTTGACCGAGGAAGAGGAAGAAGATTGTTAATCAATGGGGTAGGGAATCACTTCGAGTTCTGCGTAATCTGTCTCAAGAATTGGTTCTCTCGGAGAAGGATGACAGCATGCGAAACATATTAATATACCCCTTATACACTCAAAAATTGCTTGTAACATGTTACTATTATACAAACATTAATAAATCCATTTTTTAAATCACAAACACAAAGACCGTCATATACATGATAGGTCCAGAATGACTCATATTACGCCAGTGCATGATTGATACCGTATATATAAAAAGACAGTCAAATGTAAGAAAAAGTCCTACACCGCGCGTAAGACCGAATATGATTACTCTTGACGAAAATATGGTTTGATAGGTACTCCTGCAGTACGAATAGAGTGTATAAGATAATGTATACCAACATGCAAGGGCTTCTCAAGCTCTACATACACCTTTGGAGTGAATGCCTTGAATAGTCGCATATGAATATCAAATACCTCCTTGATATTCTCAGGATCCTGATTGACCTTATCTACCAGATAGGCCATGACAACTGCAATTTCGGAAGAATGGTAGGCTGTCATCTCGGAAAGAGGCTCCATAGAGAACATGCAGACGTCCTTACCTCCTATGGTAAGGCCTGCCATAAAGGTAGTCATGGATAGTTATTGTTGGACACCAAAACAGTTTCAATTTTTTGATATCGCGCATTAGCACAGCATATAGTTCAAGTTTGAAATCGCATCAGGCTCCCACATATGGATATCCATCTGCTCTTTGTTCTCCGTCAATCGAAATGACAAATGCGGATCCGTCATATGACCTAGAATATTGGTGGCAAGAACGAAATCAAAATCCGAAAGAGACCTCTCCACGGTTGCTACGTAATGTCGTGTCGAAAAGAACGCACGAATATCTTGAACGGCCTCGTCCAGACGAATATCTTCCGTTGCCATGAAATGACCGCGCAGTAGTTCCACAAGAAGAGGAACGTCGGATGGGCTCATAATGTCATGGATGTGAATTTCAATAAATCGCGCCCCCACCATCGTACGAGAATCAATGATGCTGACATCCATTGGAATATTTAGCATGGTTGGTATGTTATTCTGGTTATGCTCCATTTCAATTTTTATACCTTTTCTCATTTCAAACACCCATTTTTTTCTCGTTCTTATGACAATCGTGACACTTAAATGTAAATTTTGTATATTTATGTTCTTCTAAAAATGCTATTATAATTTCCTTCATACTAATAGGTTTTGTTGTATCATTCCAAACCTTTTCTAATGCTCTTTTTATCAGCAAAGGTCTTTCTTCACCTATTCCATGACACCTTTCGGTTGATGGACTATTACATTCATCACAAGGAAATTGCTTAATATATGAGTTAGTAAATGTATTATGTACTAAATTTGTAAATACATTTGAAGCATAATCCTTTATAAAATCATCGTGAGAAGTGTCAATTAATTTTGAATTCCATTTATTATTTTTTGTAATATCATTTATTCGTTTATCAATATATTTGCTGTGGACATTTAGTTCCGTCATAATAAATTATATCGTATTGTTATATAATGTATAAACAAATCAATTTTATAAATAATGTGCGTTATAAATGAGAAAGGGTGTAAAATATTATAATATAAAGATATAAATAGATAAGATAATAATGGGAAAGTGTGAAACTGCTACAACATCAGTTGGAATTAAGATTTTATTATCAGACCTTATAGTACAAATAAATGAAACAAATTTTACTTTAATAAAAAATATGTTATATGATGGATTTATTGAAGATGAAAATGATTCTTTCAATGAAGTCTACTCCGATATTATATGTAGCGATGAACTACCGATTCACTTTATAGATTTCAAGGAACAAATTATGCACAATTTTAAAAATAATGGTTCATATAATAAGTCAAGAAATGGCAATGTAATTCCAACGATAGAGAATGGGTGTTTATTTAATAAACATTTATTGGTTCCTGTTAAAAAAATAGTAACGACCGAACGTTGGGGGCATAATCGCTGTGGTACAAATGGCACGTCTAGAGTAATGGATTTTGATTTATTTGTAAATATAGAAAGATATAAAGAAATCGAAAAAATAGAAATTGTGTTTATATTACAACAGCATTCTGGTTAAATGTACAGCATTTATAGACGATAATTACGAAGATCCACTCCTTTTAGAACGATTGCTCCATACAGATCTAGAGCACTGTTAAGCGTTGATGAATGATCGATCTCGCTTCCTAAAAGTGTTTGTTGTAGGTATTTCAAGAAGATGCGTTTGGATACACGATCTTTCGGATCAAAGGTAAGTCGACCATGCTGTCGTGCCCAAAGAATATTATAGAAGAAGAATGCATGATTGGATTCAACATTTCCCTCTCCAACACTCATACAGAACCTAGAAAAGGAACGAATCATATGTGTCATCATTTTAATTTTTATCCATTCTGGCAAATGAGAATGATAAATATTATCGCTGATATCTTGAAGATGGGGTGGGAGAAGATCGATCACTTTGCTTGGATTCATGGATACTATAATCTTATTACTTTATCATATGATCAAATTTCATAAAAAATAGAACCAAACGAGATAACATTATAGATGCTCTACTGCATTGATAAGAGTTTCGATCTGATCACAGTGCTCCATGATCTCATTTGTAGGTGCTCCCTCTTTTAGAATATTCGTTTGCAGGAATCCGTCCTCATCATATCGCTCATTAAGGATAGGACGAAGTGCATGAATGATATCATATACGGCCTCTCGTAGTGCTGGAAATTGATAGAGAACGTATGGGCGTTCATGAAGAAACTGAAACATATCTTGCATACCAGATGGATCAAATGGTAGTTCAAGAGACGTCAGGAAGGATACCAGTTTTTTGGAATCGTGTAGGATTTCATCATAGGATACCGTAACTACGCCTAGAGAAGGAATGTCAAGAACATACTCACCCTTAGAACGTGCTTGGAAACGTGTCTGAACCATGTGTATCGTATATTCGCTATGTAGCGCAAATCAAATTTTATATTATTGTATCATGCTATTCGTATAGACAGATACAGTAAGTAACACATATCTTACTGATACATATGCTTCTCGTGACCCAGTTCTGAAATAGAGGGTTGTTGGGCTGGTGTGTAGCAGGCTTTTTGACGATGCGTATTGAATTTCTCTTTATCTAAATCGCGTGTCGGAATGAAGAAGTCAAACGGCGTCTCAAACGTTTCCTGTGGATTATGAAACAGCGTATCCCAGCGATTCCAACCGGTTGTACGAAGTGTGCAAGGAGGATCGACTAAGCGAGCGAAAGTCTGAGGTACATTCTCATCAGGGGCATGACGAAGCGCAGTATGATTATTTCGATTGGTGTCGGGATTATATTGAACGCCGTCACATCGAATTTTGCTTCCTAACCGATCAATGCCCTTGAGATCCGACTCCACATCGGTTTTCCACTCGCCTTCTACCCATGAATTACCCGAATGCTGAATTCGTGTGGTGGCATTAACAGGAAAGGTTGTCGGGCAGTTCGCAGCGGGAGGATTTAAATAATAACGCGCTGCATATGATGTAATGCGCATGTCATCGACTTGATGAAAGGGATCATGACGAAGACGAGTAAACGCCTGTTGGGCACATGGGGCTGCCATTCTTCTTACCCCTTTTATAAAAAAACCGTTAATATTTCTCTGGCTTGACACATACTTCATTTACCATCGGGACAGGTGCCATGACGGCTGGATAGGCAATCATCTGATAAACCGGTAAATGAAGTGGTTGTACATCAATCTTGATACCAATTTTGGTATTGTCTCGGACGATTTCTTTTTGCTGCGCACGAGGGGGCTGATATTGACGAGTTGGACAGAAGGTGTTCGGAATATTGATACCTTTTAAATCAGACTCCAGATCTACCATGTTCCCCTTAATCAAACTAACTTCATTTCCTCCTACTAATCCAAGAATGTGGCGGTGTGGATCAGGGTGTACCTGTTGTGACGTCAGGTCGTCATAATGTTGTGGATTTTCTTTTTTCTCCCAATGTGTGGATAATAGCGGGCCGTATGCTTCACTAAGGTTGCTAAGATAGACAGCCATACTATTCATCGCGATGTAAATTAATTTATAAAATTTGACCAAGCCGGTCAGGGCGGAGTAAGATACCCATAATCTGCATTCATGTCCCACATTATCCTTTCATTAGACGGAAACATTGGCGCCGGTAAATCCACCCTGTTATCGCACATTCGAGCGCATATTCAAGATATTTATGTAGTAGATGAACCGGTGGGTCAATGGACGGCACTTAAAAACGCAGATGGTAAAAACTTACTGGAGCTCTTTTACGAAGACAAAAAGCGCTGGGCCTATACCTTTCAAAACTGTGCCATCTTGACCCGGTTGAAGAACATCAAAGAAGCAGTAGAGAACCTTCCTGCCAGCAATAACGGACCTCATGTGATTTTGACGGAGCGCTCGGTGTTGACGGACAAATATGTCTTTGCCCAAATGTTGAGAGATGCGGGGGATATGGATCCACTGGAATGGGAGTTATATGATAGCTGGTTTTCCATTTTCAGCAAACAACACCAAGTAAATGGTATTGTCTATCTTTCCACGAGCTCCACAACTTCTAGGGACCGTATTCAGATTCGAAATCGTCAAGGAGAGGATCGCATTCACTTGGACTATTTAGACGCATTGGATCGTCAACATAAAAAGTGGATTGAATCCACGGACATTCCTGTTCTCACACTCTCCACAGAACCGGGTGCTTCTCTGGAGAATAATCTTCAACAAATTAGGGAGTTTATTGCATGCATTAAACAAAATATTACTGCTTAATGCTCTTTGCCATAGTAAAAGAAGAATTTCCAGTTGGTTTCGGTGCGGGCTGATTGTGTGCCAACATGACGTTTCTTTCTTTTTGTTCTATGTTTGTGATCTGTGGTTGAGCTACCTGTGCATTCAATGCTGCAAGATCTTCATTACGCTTCGCTCGTTTTTCTTCCAGTAACATGCGCCGTGCGGCACGGCGTTCCTCTCGTTCAAGAAGTTTACGACGACGACGTTCCTCACGGGCTTGCTTGAGTTCCGCGCGAAGAATTTCGCGTTCCTTCTTTTTCTCCAATGCCCGTTCTCTTCGCTCTCTGCGTTCTTGACGACGAGTTTCACGCGCGCCAAGGATCTCCTTACGTTTCGCATTTCGGGTAGCTTGATTGTTCGCTTGTTTGATTTGTCGATTCATTTGGCGTTTTCTTGTTTCATTGCGCAAACGTTGGCGCTCGGTTGCCTGACGTCGTTTCAAGCTGTTTAGTTTGCGTTTCATGTTATTTGTTTCTTGAACAGGCGGAGTCCACGCTTCTTGAATTGGATTCTTAAACGAAACACGTGCATGATTTCGTCTATTTTTACGCGTATTGTTGCGCCGAGACGATGACATCTTCTATGTACTTTTAAGAATATAAATTACGATAGGAGTAGTCTCCCGTAGTAATGTATAAAAAACAAAGACAATTAACAATTGACATCGCGTAAGTAGGAACGAGATGGAATTCCGCCGTGAATCCAGCCTTGTGCTGCCACTTCGGGAATCAAGTTCTTCGGGTTCTGAACATTCTTCTTCAGAATAGGGATCAGCGGGTCGTACTGCTGAGAGAAGAACTGCTCCGTAACCGTGCCGCACTCCTTGCCCATACGTACCTGCTCGGAGTGGAGCAACAGACTCTCCACATCGCGAGACGGGTTACCGCCCTGCATGTAGGGGACTGTCAAGAAAGGACGCGCCTGAGGACGAATCTGACAACGATTGTTCTTAAAGGCGATCTGGTTACGAAGAACGGAATCGGCATCGATCGATGCATTATTCAATCCGTATCCCTCGCGAGGATACATTAATAGCTGCTCGGAGGCAACAGGGTTCACGCCGGTAGCTTTAGGAACAAGATTGGTCGTCATATAACGTCCTGGTCCAACGGATTGCGCATAAAATGATTGAATTCCACAAAGGTCATCTCTTGAATGAGTGAGGCGGTTAATCTCCATGATCTCTACACGAATGCGCTATAAAAAATATGAGGATAAAAATATAACGAAACATGTATCATACGATATGAAACATGTTTGATATACAGTTTTGTAAAATTAGTCGCTTTCTATATTTATGATGCATGATTCAACCATGGAATTGGGCCGCCATCGCTTCCTGACAGACAGGCATCACGTCCACCCTCCTTGCACGTCTTTCCTGGAATCTTATACAACCAATTCGCAAACGCACCTTGGTCATTCGGAACGGTGGTAGAAGGCTGCGTCACATATTGACGCTGACTTTGATTCTTTCCAAAGACATCGGTCGGATCCGAAAACCACTGGACACGAAAGAAGTCATCGATCGTTTGTTTCACCGTGGGATTTCCTACCGATGCCGCCTCTGGTCGATCCGGATTATATTTAATTTCGTCTAAGAGAACATTCATAAATAGATTTCGAGAGGTGGGCGGGGTATAGTCGGGAAGAGAGGAGCCAGAATACGGGGCTGCATCAACTTCGGCCATTCCAATCGGCTCGCCCACGGGCCGAACACTTCCCAGTGTTGAGCCTCCATTCACAAAATGCTCCTTAATGGGTGCAGTGATACCTGATGGATCAACAATGGTGGTATAGGGTAAATCATGATAGGAATTCTTATCACACGACGGCGCGGAAGAGAAATGCGGTTTACGCTCGTCGCGTCCTCTATGCTTTGAATCGCGTGCAGGAGTCGTCATGATAATAACAAATGCAGTGATTCCTCCAAAGAGAATCGCAACAAGTATAACAGATAACCCACCCAATGCACTTCCAATAAGTCCTACAAAGAATGATAATAGTACTAACCGGGTAACAAAATTCCACACGGAATGCTCGCATACCGGTCGATATTGTAAACTAAAATCGTTAAAAAGGACCGAAAGGTCTTTCCAGAATGGCACTTCGCATTCTTTCTTATTATCACTCATTCCTAACCCTTAGAAACTTTATTTCTTACCCGTGTTTGTACCCTGTTTCTTCTTTTCCAGCTTTTTACGTAAACGGTCGCGTACAGTGGCAAGACGTGCACTTCCCTCTCGTCCCGCCTTTCGCGCAAGGTCCATATCCTCCATCCCAAAGGCACTCTTGATTCCGCCCATCATGTCTACAAAACTGGAATTACTTGAGAATTCCTTCATCAACTCCTCGGCTTCACGCGCAATCTCCTGAGGACGGATTGCACCTGATTGAACCTTTTGTTGAAGACGCTTTCCAATCTTGGCAATGGTCTTTTGAATGATACCAGGATTATTCGAAAAAGTAGAAATCAGAATATTAAATGCCCGGGACGGGTCTTTCTCGCATTCTTTTAACATTTCAGGCGTCATTCCCAAATCGTCCGGTGTAATATCTTTCACCATTTCCTGAGCCAACTTGGCAAGATGACCTTTTAGGAATCGTTCTGGTAGTTTAGGAAATCCATTCTCAAACATTCCCTTCAAATCAGGTATACCCTTCTCATCGGTTGAACCATCTCCCTTTGATTGAAAGAATGTCATAAATTTCTTGATCATTGACGAAAAATCAACGTTCTCCAGCTTTTTCTTCATTTCGTTCATTGCATCGTCCATCCATTCTGGCTTCGAATGTTCACTGAATCCAGCCTCCATAAAACAACAAATGGAGAGAATACGAACATGCTCCCAAATAGCCTTCTTGGTTTGTTCTGACAAGGTACTCCATACAGTATCATCAATGACGACACCTGGCAAGATGGTTCCAGGATTCTTTCCATGATCATCTGCATCACCACCTCCAAATGTATTAACTACTTTGACTTCAGCCTGAAATCGATTCATTTTTGTTGCCGGATCTAGTCCGTATGCCACCTGAATCTGCGCCGTATATTCAGGAAGTGCTCCCAATAGATCATCAACAAACTCCTTGTATTTACTCTGGAAAGCAGATGGTTCTGTACTGGTAGACTCTGCCATTTCTTCTTAGTGGTAACGAAAAACCATCTAAATTAAGCCACGTTTGCCTTCTCAGCCAGAATACAGAGAACCTTCAAATATTGCCAAATGACGTCCTGATTCTTCTGTCCCATCGTATCCCAATATTTATCAAAAATAGCAAGTGCCGAAATCATTTCATTGAACTGCGTAGAAATTTTTTGCTGTGCGATTTGACGAAACAATGGGGCATTGCGCTCTTTGATTGCCGTACTACAATCTTTGTAGACATGATTCATAAAGAGATCAAGGATCAGACGAGGATTGATTTTTTTTGCACCCTTCACTGCCTCCGTTGCCATCTTGATTTCTTTATCGTCCGGAAAGGTTTGACAGAGTTCATCAAACAAATTTACGAGCTGTGTGGTAAATGCAGTTAGTACAGACATTTATTAACTACTACTACTCATACTCCAAATCTTTAGATTCGTATAGCATTATTGACGAGAAACCCGTTTCGGAATTCCGTCTTCACGTCCTTTCATAAATTGTTCCATTTGTTGGTCAAGCATTTCTTCCTTTTTGCTTCGTTTGGCATTCGTATTTGTAGTTTGAAAGTTCGATGCCTCTCGTGTACTTACAGACTCTTGTCCATTCAAATATGTAAAATTGTGTTTCATGGTCATTCCGCCAGTTCCCTGTGCAGAGGTATCGGCTTCAATAAATGAATAGCTATCTCCGTACCCCCCTCCCATCTCCGAATCCATATATGGCTCCGGTTCTACAAGACCGGGTGAACCACTTTCATTTGTACCATCTCTTTTGTTAGCACCATCTTTCATTTTACGTTCATACAGCCAATTCATGACCTCACTGTTCGTACGTGGTTCAGGTTCACCCGAAATGACCAGTGTCGGAGTTTGCTTCAACCAACTAGGAAGAGCAGGGCGATCCGGACCTGGATCTACACGAATAAAACGAAATTCCTGATGATATGATGTTTTTGAAATTTCTTCGATAAATGCTTTGGACCATTCGCACCGATTGGAGTAAAAACAAATGTGAACGGGGGCGGGTCGGCTCATCCTTTTCTTCTCAACGAACGAATCGGAATCTGCTTGAACGCGAATTTATAAAAATTGATGAAATGGAGTTCGGAAGATAGGTTAGAGTTCCAGCACCATGAAGTTCTTGAATGTTCGTCAACAAGATGACCGTACCTACACCTTTACCCTGTCGGGTAGCCATGTTACGTATGCCAATACGCTTCGTCGCCTGATCCTTACCGGCGTGGAGACAGTTTCCTTTCGTTCGGACATGACGGCGACGGGTTCCACCACCGACGTCATTGTAAAACAAAATGATACACCGATGACTAATGAAATGTTGGCGGATCGAATTGGACTTCTTCCGATCCATATTACGAAGCCGAATGAGTGGAATAATAAAAAATATCTGTTTACTCTCCACGTAAAGGGCGATAAAGACCAGATACGCCATGTAAAATCAGAGGACTTTATTGTTACCGATGTATCGGATGTGGGTCCTGCAGCGGCGGGCGACGAAGAGAAAAAGGACGATATCGTTGGAAAGAGAGTCCCTACGGAGATGTTCTTCCCTAAAAATCCTATTACTAACGACACATGCCTGATTGCAACACTTATGCCAGGAACCGGTCCAACACAACAATCCATTCACATTGAGGCGATGGCCTCGAAGGGGACAGGTCGTGAACATGCACGATTCTCTTCGGTCTCGCAGTGTTCGTATGAGTATACTCCTGATAATGACCCGCAACGCATTGCAGAGTTATTTTCGAAGTGGCTGACTATTACCAAGAAAGTGAATAATCCTGATAAGGCATCGGAACGATATGCCGAATTGCAGCGTGAATTTAATACGATGCAAATCAAGCGTTGTTTCAAAGTGGACGATAAAGGCGAACCATTCAGTTTTGACTTTACGGTCGAATCAGTCGGTGTTCTCGATGTGAAATACATTGTTCAGCGTGCATGCGAAGTCGCGGAGAATATTTGCAGCCGCTACGTTAATCTCCATGACGGCGACCTTCCTGATGAAATCACACTGAGCCCTGCAGATGCCCGTGTGATTGGATTTGATTTCCTCTTCCGAGGTCACGACCATACTCTTGGAAATCTTCTTCAAACATGGTTGGTAGAGCATCATATTGAAGGCGAGGCAAAACCGTCCATTACGTATACGGGATATTCTGTCCCTCACCCTCTTCGAGATGAGATGGTTCTTCGAGTAGGTGTTAAAGATGGAAAGGAAGCGACAGCACGTGCGGCAGTGGCGGCGGCCGCGCGCGGGTGTGCAGAATGGTTTCAGACTCTTCGTATGGAGTGGGGTCTAGCGATTGGAAAACCAATTGGACAAAGTGCCGAAACAGGCAGTGATCAAAAACAAGTTCGTCGCGGGCCACGCGTGTCCTCGGTACGGGTTGGTTAAACGTCGAGTATTCGCCCATCTTCCGAAAAGTGACACTGTATTCCAAGCGTCTCCATTTCTTTGAGACGTGCTCCACATAGTCGAACGTATTTGGCAAAGGATACTTCAGCAGATGAATACAGATCAATCGAATAGGGGTTCCATGAACGCAAGAAAAAAGCACGAATGGCATAACACCCCAGAATACAATCATAGAGTTCAAACTTCAAACTACAAGAACCAAAAAATTTAACAAATGCATCATATTCTTTTTCATGTTGAAGAATTTCTTCGAAAAAAGACGACGATGTGGCTCGATATCGCCCTGTTAATTTAATGACCCAATCTGTGGCTTGAATGTTCATTCGATCGATCACTTCATGTAAATCCAATAGCTCGTTAACTCCCTTACTTTTAGTACTCTCAATATTATTATTGGTATAGATCACAGGAACAGGCTGATTCTGGTGAGTGAATTGATCCAAACATGTTGGACGGACACCATTATTTTCCACAATGACGGGTTGAATCTCAGCAGGGAGATAAGTCAAGGTTTGACGAATAGCAGTCACATATTCTTCATTACGTTGTGACGGAGTGGAAACATGATATCGATTCGTGCTAAGCGATGCAGTAAGAACCAAATAGATCATCTATCGATGATTTCTTTCATTCATTTAGGCTAGCGCGGCAACCACTTTTTTAAAATGAGCATAGGCCATGCGATTGCACACAATCGAACTATGAAAATGTTTATGTAAATTTCCCTTAGTAGAAAATGTAGTTTTACAAAATTGACATTGTGATATTGTACCTTTTATGGTAACAGCTTCACGGAGCAATTCATCGACAAGTACATGAATAGATTTTGGGACAACTTCGAATTCTTTTTTATCGGGAATTGTATTCCAATACGTGCACATTTCTGAATATTTAATATGTGATTGAAGTGCAACTGTTGTGGGAAATGTTTTTAAACAGGCATCACAGGATACAGTAGTTACATGTGATAGACTCGAATGTTCAGAGATGGGTGTTAGAATAATAGATGCTTCCTTTATGCTATGTTCCTTTGTATCAGATTCCTTTGTATCAGATTCCTTATTTTCATCTGTATCAATTGCCAGGGTTTTCATATGTATATCCATCAATGAAATCATCGGCGTAACGTGTGGCGTAATAACTTGATTACCAGTCTTTGAAGAAAGACTTCGCAGCATATGATATAGTTTATTGAATTCTTCATTTTTTGCAGAACTCATTATATGATTATACGTGATCCGATTTTAAATACTATTAATCCACCTCCTCTACCTTCGGGCCCGACGACGAAGAGACATCAGGAGCACCAGGCGCACCAGGTGAACCAGCATTCTCATACATCTTTGTCATAATCGGACGAATCTTTTCCTCATACAGCTTCTGCTTCTCATCATACTCGACCTTCTCTGCGTCCTGATGCGAATCCAGCCAATCAATTCCTTCTTGTACCCATGTTTCAACCTCCTTCACGGTATCTGCACCGAGAGATTCCTTAACCTTATCCTCGCGAACCGCATTGCGAGTGTTATACAAGTAGGCTTCCAGTTGATTCTTAGCATCAACACGCTCCATACGTACCTTATCCTCTGCAGCGTGCTTCTCTGCCTCTTCTACCAATCGGTCAATCTCCTCGCGACTCAGACGACCCTTATCGTTTGTAATCGTAATCTTATTAGACTTGCCAGTCGACTTCTCCGCCGCCGATACGTTCAGAATACCATTTGCATCGACATCAAACGATACTTCAATCTGCGGCACACCGCGTGGCATGGGTGGAATACCCTCGAGCTTGAAATCGCCTAGACGGTTGCAATCACGCGTAAACTGACGCTCACCTTCGTATACTTGAATAAGTACACCAGGCTGATTATCGGCATACGTAGAGAATGTTTGTGACTTCTTGCATGGAACGGTGGTATTGCGCTTGATCAGCGGGGTCATCACACCGCCAGCCGTCTCCAAACCAAGTGATAGCGGTGCGACATCAAGAAGAATTAGATCCGATGTACGATCTGTCATATTCTTGCCCGCTGTGAGAATATGCGCCTGTACTGCTGCACCATACGCAACCGCCTCATCAGGGTGGACGGAATCATTCAACTTCTTTCCATTAAAGAAATTGCTGACCAACTCGCGAATCTTTGGAATGCGCGTCGATCCGCCTACCATTACTACCTCATGTACATCTGTCTTTGACATATCCGCATCACGAAGTACCTGTTCTAATGGAGCAATGGTGCGACGAAACGCAGAGTCACACAATGCTTCAAACTTGGCACGTGTAAAGACAATATTGAGATCAATTCCATTCGCCAATCCATCGACTTCAATGGTCGCTTGCGTAGAGCTACTTAGTGAACGCTTTGCACGCTCACATGCGGTACGAAGACGACGCAGGGCACGATCATTACCCTTAATCACTACATTTTTATTTTTACGTTCAAATTCTTGGACACACCAGTCCACCATGGTGCTATCAAAATCCTCACCTCCCAGGTGAGTGTCGCCCGCCGTTGCCTTTACTTCAAATACACCATCATCGATGGTAATCAATGAAACATCGTGCGTTCCCAATTATGTTATCGTATTGGCTTTTTATCCAACACTTCTCATACTTTCATATGAGTTCAGACTATATCTTATAGAGTTTTTTCTAAAATGGAATCTTTCATTTTTTGTAGTGTTTTAGGAAATACAACATGATACGTATAATTATGTAGTTTACACCACTCATTTGTAGATGATTCTTTTGCCCCAAATTTTCCAGATTCTACTTGTTGTTTATGCCAACAATGATTATCTTTTATTTCAATTAACATTTTATATTGGGGAAGTTCAAAATCAACACGATAAATATGAGTGATTTCATTAAAAGTATATTCAATTTTTGGCCCATTTTTTATAATAATATTATGATTTTCACACCATTCAATAAATCTTCTCTCAGGAATACTTTGCCACATAAGTGTCGTACCATCGGTACATTTATATTTTCTAAGGCAGAATGTTTTATTTGTCAAGGAACAGGTTTTACATAGCAATTTATATTGATTTTTAATTACTTCCATATCACGATGAATAAATGCATCATCGCAATTATCACATTTAAATTTCAAATACAACGGTTTTTCAACAGTGCGATCCGTTTTATGAATCAGCATTGGCGTATACCTCGATTGATTGTAAATGCGATATGTTGGAAAATAATCCCATTCAGAAATATTTCTGAATTTATCGTTATTTATGCTAATAATTTTAGTACGAAATCTTTCAAAATCATTACATGATAAATGATATAAGAAATATTTATCCTTAAATTCTTCTTCTTCCTGTTCCCAATCTACTACAGATTTTTCTAAATGTTTATCTAACGTGAATGTTTTAACCTTTACGGTCTCTTGTTTACTATACGAACCAGATATCACTAATGATGCATTCTGTTTCATAAATTCACGGTGAGTATTACATTTAGTTTCTTCTCTATTTTTACATGCATCGCAACAAGTAATTTCATTATTTACTTTGCGCATGTATAAATTTAATGTAATTTCCTGCTCAGTAGAACATGTTTGACACGTATATTTAACGGTGTAGCTATTATTTCTAGAAATCGGTATTGAATCCATTACTAGTTTAAAAATGGGCTTTTTTGTATTTGAATATAATGATGTTATTTTTTCAATAGAACATCGGTCTTTTAATGTTATTTCATTTGTTTTTTTATTACGTACATATATCATATTTGTAAAATAGATTGATTCCATCTATCATATGTACACCCTGTGGTTTTAAGTACCATAGGGGGTGGCACATACGATAATCAAAACTCTATCTGTGTACTCGTGGGTATAAATACCTAGTCGTTGAACCTTTCCTTGCGGACTCGGCTGCTGATTGCCCAATTCTATCATTTTTCAAACCTTCACGCTCACAACCACATGGGTTGTCACGTTGTGGTATGATAGACTCTAAGGGGTTTCCAGCAGTTCACACAGCATATTAACGTGGAGGCAGATTACGCAGCACAACATGCGTTTAGTTTACCACCACAATCAAAAATAATTACATTCTGCTCGCCTGTCTTCTTCTTATCTAGACCATAGGCTAGTGCCGCCGCCGTCGGCTCATTAATAATACGAAGCACATTCAAACCAGCAATCATACCCGCATCTTTCGTCGCCTGACGCTGCGAATCATTAAAATAGGCGGGGACGGTAATAACAGCATCTTTTACTTCTGAACCAAGGTACGCCTCAGCAGTCTGCTTCATTTTAGTAAGAACCATAGCTGAAATCTCCTCAGGAAGGAATGTCTTCTGCTCTCCCTTAAAATCAACAACAATCTGAGTTTTACCACCCGATCCAGCGGTTACGTTAAAAGGCCAATGTACCATATCTGCTTTTACAACAGAATCATCGATTTTACGACCAATCAGGCGCTTGGCATCAAATACGGTATTTTTAGGATTTTGGGCGGCCTGATTCTTCGCAGCATCGCCTATCAAACGGTCCGAATCCGTAAAGGCAACATACGAGGGAGTAGTGCGATTTCCTTGCTCATTTGCAATGATCTCCACACGATCGTTTTGCCAGACGCCGACGCATGAATAAGTGGTTCCAAGGTCAATTCCGACCGCATAGGTTGGTTTAGACATGTTCTACATGAATAAGACGGACAATTTTTAAGTCCCTTTTATTTATGCATTAAAAAAGTTGAATTATACTACCGCACGACCTTTATCATCTTTCCAATCTTCTTCTTTACGATCCACCTCGTGATTTCGTTCCACCGCTCCGCGAAGAATGTAGGACTTCATACCACTTGAATTCATTTCATACAGAAGTGCATTTGTATCTTTTGGAAAGCAGGTTCCTCCAAATCCACGTTTACCATCATGACCAGGAACAGCAGTATGTGACAAACCAATCCGTGAATCCAATGCCATTGCGGTACGAACCCCATCATAATTGATTCCTTTCATTCTACAGAATTCCTCCATCTCGTTACAAAATGAGACTTTAACGGAGAGAAATGTGTTTCGAACATATTTTACCATTTCTGCTTCCGAATTGGTTCGAAAGATAACATTATCGTGTTTAATCTGATCGGCCCTTTTTGAAGATTGAAATAGTGATCGAATATGATCTTGAAACCGATCATCATATGGTTGGCCACGCAGTCCAATAATCCAATGTTCACAATCAATAAAGTCCTGAATATAATTTTTCTCCGTTAAGAATTCAGGCATGAAATAACAACCCAGACGATCACATGTTCCAGGTGGTACAGTAGAACGTAACACGATAAAATTTTTAGAAGGATCGATCACGCTCGATAGCGCACCGATCACAGATTCCACAATCGACAAATGACACTTGCCCGATTCTTCCATTGGAGTTGGAACGCATACAAAAATCAAATCACATTCTGACAGATCAGACAATTGAAGTCCAGGTGGAACACACAATTCAGGACGGATATCATATACTACCATCGTAATCGCAGAATGATTCAATTGTTGTGTAGCCTTTCCCACAAATCCGCTTCCAATAATACCGATCTTCATGATCTGAATAATAAGTTAATCACCCTTTTAGACTCAATGAATAAGATTCATACGAATCATTTCATAATAGATATCTTGAATTTCACGAAGAAGAAATGCAACGCGCTGCCAGGGTTGTTTACGAAGATAATCGTATACTTCATTCAAGGTGATCTTTTTATGAGCAGGACGAAGTTGAGACAAATAATACCCATGAAGGGCATACAGATGCGGGTGATACATTTTATTAATATTATTAATGGTCGTTGTCTTTCGTACATGTAATTGTTGATATTCTTCATAGATGGCGCGAACCATATAATTCATCATTTTTAGATAACCTCCAAATACATCTGAATCGAACGGATAATACTGCAAATAGGGTTGTACCAGATTTTGAAGATACAATTGAACAAATCGATCCAATCCAAACGGAGTATTTCCACGAAGTGAACGAACGGCCGTGTAGGCATCTGAACGAAATCGCCAACGATTTCCAGAGGTGTCTTTTAAAACCAGCCCCTGAACTTCCCATGACTGGGATCGAAGTTGTTCATGGATCCATGTATTCATCTCCTCTGAACCACTGTCCATGGGAATGGACGAAAGAGGCATCGCATGAATACCGGGCAGAATACTCGGATCGGGTGTATCTTGAAACAAGACTGTTCCATCTGTATGGGTAATAGTTTGATGAATTAATGTTACATTATTCTGAGGAATTGTACTTACAATACGATGTTCTTGGTGTTGTACCAAAAAACTACATCCAATCGCAATTTCTTGATTCATTGGATTGGGTGAAGGGAAAGACAAATGTTGAATAATCTGCTCCATCTGTTCCGCAGATTCTACGGTCTGACCCGTATAGGCCTCCACAAACAATTGACGAAAAGATTTCATCGAGTGAAACTGTCCGGATGCGTTTATGCGAGAGCGGCTTGTGACATATAGCGTATCGTCTCCGACTCTCTTAAAGCAATTAATCATAAATCCGTCCAGCATTTCTTGTATCACTACCCCCTGATTATTCGCATCTTGACGGGTCAAAAAAGAAAACTCTAGCGAGGACGATTTAGGAGGAGCAACCGATACGGGTGAATGTGTAGTACGGTCCCATACTACGGAACGAAACCATTTTGTATGAGGTAATTCCATGTTGGAAACACCTTTTTCATATCGAATCAAAAATAAACCGCTTTGTTCATTATGATCCGTCACGCGAAGCAATCCACCCTCTTCCGATTCCAAATAATCCTGCAATTGTTCCCATGTTGGATATTGTTCTTGTAATTTCTGAAATACGGTATTCGTAAAATAAAACGACATAATGGTATTACTAACTACGTACTCAACGTAACTCTTTATATTATCAATTTATCGAGTGATTTATCATATAATAGAATCTCATTAGGAGGATAGGGAACATGGCATCTTCCACCGACGATGAGATGGGTGTCCTGAAGGAAGTATCATTTGATAACATTGAGATGGAACCTAGCGAATCACTTCTTGCCGCACAAGCTGCCGATGCACCGATTGACGCGGTCAGTGATCCGGTATCAGAATCCGTTAAAATTGCATCGGCAGGAGAAAATAGTGAACTTGGTCAAGAAGATAATGCAGCATTATACATTCAATTGGGTGATGACGTAGTTATCGAGTCCAAGACGTATGGAAGAACAATTGGTACGGTATACTTTCGAAGTGAAGAAATGATTCATATCAAACCAGATGGAGTATCAAACGATGTTCACCGTTTTGCGGTTAGTCAGATAGAGGACGAGGAAGGACAAGTTGAAGAAGAGTTTAATGAAGATGATGGTGTAAGTGCTATTTATATTATTAAGAAGCGCGAACTCGAGTCGTTTGTCGAACAGCAAGATTTTCGTGTCAAACAGGTGATTGATACGTTTGATCAAGACAGAAAACCATATAAAACCTATACGGTTCTGGAAGTCGATAAAGATAACGATAAGATCGTAATTCAAGATCCAGAAGAAGAACACTCAGAAGAATTAAATTTTAACTTTATAGGTATTCCTTCGGAAAAACATGGTGAATTTATGATAATTCGTATTCGTCCCATAGTATATTCAGAAGAACACGTGGACGATGAAGAAGAGGTAGAAGAACAAGAAGAGGAAGAACCTGAAGTAATCGACGACATTGGTTTTGATTTCGAAGATGTGGGCGAGATCGAAGTGGTGAAATCAGAGGTGTATAAGGAGGCTGCTTCCTATAAACAGCGTATTCCTGATAACATTCAGAGAATCGATGCATTAAATGATTTCCTGTCCAGTTTGGATCCAAGTCTTCAGAATGATAAATATGCGCTACGTTCGATTCGAACCTTGGTAGAAACATTATTTTATTTGAAGCAATCCACCATTTCATATCAGAAATCAGGCGAGATTGACGGTGCTAAGGAGTTATCTGCATCTACGCTCGTTGAACTTATTCAACGTGCTCATATTCCACTGGGTCGTCCAGTTCTTAGTATTTCAAAGAAGGAATATGGAGTTAATGGGATCGATATTCTCGAAGAAAGAAAGGAGGTAGAGAATATTAAATTTGTAGATTTTAAATGGGAATTGAAACAAATGAATGAAAAGATTAGTACATTGGTATCCAGTAAGGTGAAAGGACATGATAAAATTGTTACTGAGTGGCAAGATCAGCGTACGATCTTAGATACATATTATTCCCCATGGAAAAATAATGGCAGAGAGGAGCCTCTATGGAAGGCATTGGCCGATTCTGATTTCTTTCGAATGAATCCTCCTGAATCTTCAGATAGTTTACCAACTCTTCCTGGATATACTCCCAGTCACGATGAGAAATCTCCTCCTAGTTTCTATAAGATACCATTTGGCATGGAACGTGCCTTATCGGCTACCTTTCGTAAAGGTGGAAAAATAGAGCCACGAAAGGTTGCATTATTAGAAGAAGAGAAGGCGACGATGAATTCGTATCTCTTATTCCCCATTCAGGCTGCCAATTATCTTGGTAAGACTCGTTCCACCCATCTCGCGATAGATAGTGGTCGCAGTCAACTCCCTCCCAAGACAATGAAAATGCTTCTTCGTGAGTTAGGAAATCCAACAGAATTAGGCGCGACATCAAACAATATTGTATTATTGGACGCGGTAGGAAGTGCTCTTGGAAACATTCCATTAGTGGACTACATTCGAGGAATGACCGTTCCCTCGCTTGGTCTAGGAGATACCTTTCATGTATTGGAACAATATGGAATGGATTATATGGAGTTAAATTCGGATCTTGTGGAAATGTTACTGGAAAAGGTAAAGGCATATCAATCACAGCTTTTATCTAGTTTGGCAGAATTACGTGAGAAGATTGCGGCAACCCCTGCCAAGGAGGGAGAACCCAATCCATTTTTGGAGAGCCCAGCCTTTTTAGAGGAGATACAACGTCAACCCATTCTCGCGCGTATATTGCAAGATTATGAAGATAAAAATCCATCGCTTGCGGCGTCCGATCTAGGAAAAGTGATCCATTTAATGAAAACATACCCTAGCTATTTTCAAATTGCAGCGGGTAAGAATTCTATACAGATGGGCAAAGCCTTTATTGATGCAAATCGAACGATCTATCATAATCAATTATTGATCGATCAACAAATGAACTATATTGAGAAACATACAGGAGAGCGCCCGCGAAAGAATCCATGCAATCATGTATCGGATCTGGTTAGTGTTCGAAGATTACACGATGACTCAGAACGATTTTATGAACTCACAAAAGTATTTCGTATGTATCAAGGTGCTCGCAATCAGAACTGGATCGACTGCAATCGGTGCAAAGAGCATTTATTATGTTGCCACGAACGTCTACAACTGCAGGCTTATCTGAATCCGAAGGAGAAAGATACATTAGAAAAAGAGATCGTATTAATGTTTGCAGGCGGACAATTCCAAGGAAAGTACATTTGCAGAAATTGTGGCCAGACCATACGCGATCTTGATTTTGATAATAACATGGAGTTTGATGATAATGGAAAACCAAAATCGGGACGTGCTGTTCTCATTGATCAAGATATGATCGAAGATGAACTACTTGATACTGCAGCAAGTGCCCCTATAGAAACCTCTCCTAAAGAGCAAATGAATCTAAGTGATGATCAATCTGCTGTGTATGATATTGTGCGTGAACTTTCAGAACGTATAGGAATTCAGTTGGATACTGTGGGATATCGTAATGTGATTCGAGGAGCACAGAGTCGGATCGATATTTTTCCATCACGTGAAAGTTATGCAGCAGATCAAAAGAAATCAAAAGGCCGAATGCCGGATTACGAAATTGCATTAGCACGTGATATGATTAATTCAACTGCGGTATATTTATTACTTGAGATCCAGACTAAAATTCCAGCATATGTGGTTCGTTATGCCCTAAAGGGGTGCAAATCACCAGGGTTTGAAGGATATCCACTTGAGACAGATGAAACGAGTCAACAAGGCATTCAGTACGTTGCATGCGCCATTTCATCAATCCGAAAGAAAGAACTACCGTGGTCTATTGCGTATCAAACGATTGCAGATGATATTCAGCGTCAAACGGGTATTGCCATTTCTATGCAGAAAATCATAAAGCGAATTGTTAGTCAAGATATCATTCAAGCACAATTGGAAGAGAAGCGTCGTTATCTTCTTCATGTATTTGGTAAGTCTGTTTCAGAAGATGGAAGTCGAACCAGAGATGCCATTCCTGCTACCTTTCTTCCTGAACAAATGATCATTTCACCAGAAGATGCCGCCAAACAGGTGATCTCACAAGAGGTTGTAGAAGCACTCGGAAATGAACGTGCGCGGGCAGCACTTGTCACATTATGGATTCGTCACGCTCATGCCATTGCACAACGAACAGCGATGTTAATAAGAGGTTCGACATTCTCTGAAACAACATGTTGTATGAATAAGGTAAGTGAACCAGGGTCCTATTGGAAATCGCTTGGAGAACTACCTGATATTCGTCATCGTACCCTTGTTCCTCATTCTCAAGGGCAGTCTCTATTAACAGTATTCGTACCTCGTAGTGCAGAAGCCGGCGTGACGGAACCCAATAAGGATCTATATTATCGCTTATTCTTAAAGTGTTGCTTTACAGGCCCACGTGTTGGATATTCCCATCAACCTGGTGTTACGAACCAATGTTTATGGTGTGGATTTCAATTTCCTACACACCCGTCCATTATGGATAGTGATAAAGAAGGAAAGGCTGCTTTGGATGGTGTAGAAACAAATACAGTGCAATTTACAGAATTATTGGATAACATTCATAAAGTAAATCGTGTTGAGCCAGTCAAAGTACGAGAAATTACAACAGTTCAGAAATGTATGGAAGAACTAGTTCGACTTGAGCCGGCGCCGGTGGAGAATTGGAAAACAATAATGGGTAAAACGGCAGAACAGTTTATGAAACTGAATCACCCCGATGCAGTCGCAGATGATTTCACGATTGCAGCCAGTGAGCTAATTCATGTGTCCTCTTCTTGTAAAGAATTGATTCGCGCACGTTTGACGGTAGTAAAGTATCAGACATATTTAGAACGCATTTCACAATTAACATGGGTTGACTTTTTTAGGGTACTTCAAGCCTATTTTATTACCCCCCTCCAACGAATTGCCTCCAATTTTTCTTCTGAATCCTTCAAAATTCCGATTGAAATGTCAAATGCATTGTCACAAACACATGTTGATGAAGATCTAAAACCATTGATTGATGCAGAGTTATTATTTCTTACTTCAAATCGAGGGCTCATTGGAGGTGGCAAAATACGTTTCGCATTACAAAAGATAGAGTATTGCCTTGCACAGTATTCAGCTCTATTGCCATTTATGGAAAGAATCCGCCCGAGTGTTATTCCAGGAAGAGATCGTGCATTATTCTATATTCAAGAGGTATTTCTGTATGGACCGTTATCTACATTATTAGATGCATCTCATATTCCAGGTGCAGAAATCGATTTTGGTGCATGGCAGGCATCTTCCAACAATAAGGTAAGAGGATCGCAGATGTCATCACAGATGATAGGAGAAGATATACGTCAACAAGGTGCGATGGAGACTGTTCAAGATGTATCAATCAAGTTTTTGCTTCGTATGGTTGCTTCAAGCTTAAAAAAGTATAATGACGAGTTCTTAGCCTATGATCAAGAGAAGCTAAAGAGTCTTATTGCAGATCGCGAAGAAAAGGAGCGCGTAAATGTCGTTCGTGAATTTAACAAAAAAAGCGATGAAGAGCGTCAAGTAGAGCTGATTAATAAGAGATTGGGTATCGGTAAATGGGCAGTGGGAGGTACGAAGCTTATTTATGAGTATAATAAGGACTATTATGATTTGGAGCGTCAAAAGCGAATTGATGCAGGAATGATTGATTTTCCCGGTCATGGTGAACGACAGAATCAAAATATGGACGAGTTCGGAGATCAATATGATAACGAAGAATACGACGCGGAAAATGGATATGACCATAATGAGCAAAATGATGACGGGGAGTAAATCTAGACCATGTTTTTTTCTATTAAGAACAATAAGGAATGTCCCTTCTCATCTATTCGGGATTATTGTACTTATTAGGCATTTCGATCATTCTGACCCTCAAACCTGAAATTATGTTTTCAAAAGAGGGAAATTGGAAAGAGTTTGGACTAGGTCGAAGCAAGGCACATTATACCTGGATGCCATTTTGGCTATTCTCCATTCTATGGGCGATTCTTTCCTATGTAATTATTCTTGTTATTGCAAGTCATACCGGTCTAGGAGGAGTGAATGTGAATACGGAAGTAAGTGTTTCTAATAATACGATTGAACCCGAGAATGTCTCAATGAAGGCTATGTCGCCGGTTCCTCCAAATGTTCCCAAAAAGAAGCCGACGTCAATGGAAGATATGAAGAAAGGATATTATATTTTGGATACGAATGAAACCATGAAGAACGGTAGTCCAAAATACATCTATCTTGGACCTCAGGCTCCAAATCTTGTCTATCATAATCTTGATCAAAACGATACGGTGGATTAACATACTACCGCGATTCCACTACCAAAGACGATACCAAACAGCATCGAAAAGAACAAATAAAATCCATAAGATAAACCGGATACTATAGGAAAGTCAGATTCTATCGTTTCCAGTGAAGATGGGGGTGGACAACAGCCCGGTTTAGCATCAGGTGTCTTTTTTAAGAGAGGTTCTACAATCGAAACTACCGGTATACGGCAGATTGAAAAAGAAGACACCGCTAATCCAATCAAGACGGCAAATACAGACGGTATACTGCCTAATAGGGCCTTTCCACTATTTACACGGTGACAATACATGTATTGTGACACTAAATTCATACCAGCCGTTAGCAAAAATGCAATAATCGGAATACCGATCCATAATACTGCAGTAAAGGAAGGAATTGACTTTTGAAATTCAAAGAGTATTAATACGCTGACAAATAAGAAGACGGCTGCAGGAATCGCAATGGATAATGCATTGATACTGACACTTTCGTTGGACATGACTATTTCGCTACAAGAAATTAATCATTTATGAACATACACGCCCGTATCACAGGAACATTTCAAATTCATCTTGTACAATAGAGATATGGCGGAGCCGAATATAAACGAACTTCACCGTTTTTACGATGGCCGTTCAAAGAGACCAGACCTCTTTAGATATGACGAACAAGGTAATTTAGTGGAGTACGACAAAAAAGGTAAGTTAATAAAAACAATTGTTCTTCCCACGTATCGCCCACCGACACATGAAGAATTTAAAGAGATGGAACAAGAACGTTTGAATAATATTTCTCTTGCCAATCGCACATTTGAAGATACCCGAAGATCACTCTATCAGGCATTACAAGATAGCTCGACACGTCCTTCTGATATTGTAATATTGAATCGTGATGTACAAAAGGCGGATACTGCTCTTCAGAAAATAAGGTACCCGATGCGAGCCGTGCACAGAGAAGGCGGAATCAAAATTCGTGAACTTGACTTTGATCAACTTCAAGAGACGCGTGTATTTCCTTATATGATTGCCTTTTCAAATGTTCGCCCATTTACATTACAGGAGCAATATGTACGTTTAGGTGATGTGGCTCTTCCTCCGATGGTCAGTGTAGCAGAGGCAAAAGCAGCGGAAGCGGCACAGGCTGCACCTGAAGTGATCGTTTTGTTTTCTGATCAGGACATGGATGCCAATCCGTATGGATTCCTGGCATTGAGCTGGCCGGTTTCGATCCCATTTCAAGAACGTATCTATCCATCGGCACGCCATGCGATCTTTGCAGAACTAGCAAGGGAATTTGGCGACGAGGAACGAGCCGCGCAATTTCAAACAGCCGAATCGGGATCTGACATTCGATATTCGATCGATGATGTGACAGGAGGAAGAGACGTTAATCAATCGAAGTGGGATAAGAAGTTGAACTATTTGATCAACATGGTGAATGTGCTCAAATTCAAACAATACCCAGAACTGGCACAGCGATTAATGGATATCCCCTCGCCATCGGTGATTGGGGCCTATGAACCAAATGATATGCAAATTGGAATTGGTCTATCATTAGATAATGTAAAGGCAAAAGATAAGGCAACATGGACAGGTAAGAATTTACTTGGAAAGTCGTTGATGAAGATTCGTGATTTGTTATTAGAGGAACGTGGTCAATTGATGGCTCAATCCATTAAGCCGAAACGTAGTAAGCCTAAATCATCGGCTGCAAAGAAGGATACTGCCGTAACGTTAGAACCTTCCGTATCTACTACAAGCGGAATGACGCTGGGCGATCTTACCCCCAATCAACCGATGCTCCTACCCAATATTCCTGCTGCATCAATGGCGGCCGTGCCTATGCCAGAAGTGTCTGCAATGGCCGCGCCTATGCCAGAAGTGTCTGCAATGGCCGCGCCTATCGCATCCACGCCATCGATTATTCGTAAAGGACCCCGTGTGGCAATGCGTCCTGCCGCGCCACAATAATTATTTGCTCAGCGGAAAATCCTTTAATTTATCCTGATGCTTATCACAATCTACCTTCTTGGCATGGTAACGATAACACACACCGTTCCTATCTTTATAGATCGTTTTATCCGCGGTGTCTGGGTGCGGATATTTATAGACTACCGTCTCTTCCGGTTTGATGCATAAGATTGCAATGATACCAACGACAACCCCTGCCAACAGTGGAATGGCACGAAGGTGATGGAGCATCTTTACTCGGTACCCAGAAAATAGAGTGAGGAGTAATCAGGAAACATGAACCTTCTCAAATTATTACACGATGACAAATTCAATATCTTTTTTAGCTTTATGCTAGGAATTGGTATTATTTGTATCATACGTCCCGTTTGTTCTGGTCCCAATTGTAATGTGAAAAAAGCGCCGTCGGAGAAAGACTTTGATCAGTTCGTATATCGACTAGGAGAGAAGTGTTATGAGTTTAAAACGGAAACAGTGGAATGCCCGTCATCTGGTGCAATTGAAGCATTTCGTGAATGTCCCGCACGACTATCAACAACCCCCTCTTCTTCTTTTGCCTCGCGCGGCACCCCCATTCTGTCATGCGAGTAGTTTCCCCTAAAGGATTTCTATCATTTTCATAAGAAATGGCAAGTGCAGGTACGCTTCTTAGTGATCTCGATGGAAAATCCCCGGTATTGAGCAAAGATGATGATTTGGTAAATAAGATTCTGGCAGATATGAACATGCCAAGTTCTTCCAATCCAATCATGACTGCTCCCCCGCCACCTTCCGGTAATGGAAATCGAATGATTCATTCTCCTAATCCAAATTCGACATATCCGATGGCGACGGATCCAGCGACGGCTACGGCACACATGATTGGAAAGGACTATCCTTCTACTGCTGATTTTGCGAATCTTATGCACGCACCCAGTTATTCACATGGTGGCTCGTCTTTCGCGAATGTTTCGCCCCAAGTCATGGCGCCTCCACCAACCTTATTAGAAACAAAGGGTAATATGTACTCTGATATTCTGTCGCAAATCAAACAACCGATTCTTGTTGCTATTATTATCTTTGTCGTTAGTTTACCATTCTTAAATGTATTGATTGGACATTATTTACCCTCGCTCTTGCGTATTGGCGGTGATGTTACTACGGCAGGCTTGGCAGTAAAGTCCTTGTTTGGTGGATTTCTATTTTGGTTTATTCAGAAAGTGTTGGTCCCATTGATGGTGGTCTAATAAAACTTTCTTACGAAGCAAATAGGAGAAATGAACTTCAATCAAACGACACAATATATTTCACTGGCATTATTGTGTGTTACCGCCCTCTATGTATCCGTATACGGCGGCATCACAGGTCTGCTCTTCTGTTCTTCGATTGGACTATTGATGGCTGCCTTTGTGGATCAGCTGGAATTGGTCGCCGTTGCTAGCGTGTTATTTGCACTGTTCTATTTAGTATTTTTGAAGCCGTATTTGAAGCAATTAGAGCCATTTGCGAATCCAAATAATGAGATTGTGGGACGCGTAGGAGATATGTCGGCCAAGTATCATCAGAAATCACATTCCTTAATGGACCACAAGCTAGAGCCAGCCGGCGTATATAATCCATCGATTGAGGGATTTCAGGATACGGCCCCTGGTGCATCGAGTGATGGTGCGCCATCGAATAGCTCGTCTGCATCTACGGCTCAAACCAAGAATCAAGTTGATGAAGACGAAGTGAAAGCGGTTACCAGTGCGGTAACAGGAAATAAATCGGATAAGGAAGTGGAAGACGAGGAAAGGAAGTCAGCAACAGGTACGCTATTTAAGACGGGACAGATGCCTTCAGAGAACATGGGTGGACCGAAGTTGGACGCAGGAAAAACGATTATGAAGGCGATGGAATCGTTTGATTCGAATACCATTGGAGCCATGACAGATGATACCAAGAAGTTATTAGAAACACAGAAGAGCCTGATGGGCATGTTGAGTCAGATGCGCCCTGTGTTAGCCGATGGAAAGGAACTATTGCAGACCTTTTCAGGAATGTTTGGTGGCGGTTCAAATGGAAATGGTTCAGGAATGCAATTTAAGTTATAATTTATTTGACGACTTTTTTAAGAAACGACATCAAATGATTGGAGAATATCACACATCAATAGAGTCATGGCACGCGGTACTTGTCCACCAGGCGTATTTTGTTTATCAGAGGGCATTCTTCTCGTCTTTGCGGTTGGACTCCTTCTAATGCTAATTGTTATTTATTTGATGAAAGCGCCGCAGCCCCATACGATTGTTATTCCTCCCTCTACTTCTCATTCCATGCCGCCTACGATGATGATTCAACAAGGAGGAGATTCACGGTATGATCGTGCTCCGCAGCCGTTACGTGATTGGGTGACGCGCCCTGAGTTTCCTCCGCGTGGCGGATTGTCATCTCTTCCCTTTAACATTCCGACACAAGGTTTACCCGAATCCTTTCAATCAGTTGGAATTATTAATGCAGGCGATCAGGTATTGCCTCTATACGGTCGACGAACAACAGGAGGAAGTGATCGATGGAATTATTATACGCGTACCGATACGTACAACCCTGTACCGGTACCGGTTCAATTTCAACGACGTGATTGCATGGACGATGTGGGGTGCCAAGAGGTGATGTCAGGAGAGACCGTGAAGATCGATGCTCTTCACAAGGAGGGTAAAACCAATATTTATCGATTTGATGGTCCCAAATATATTCCAGGAATCATATAGAAATGGCGACTCGCGGCGCAATTATTTGCATGACCATTGTGTTATGTGTTATGCTCTATGTCGTCTATCAAAAGATCGAATTCATGCATTATGCAGTGCCAACACTGGAAGCGACGATCGATCAGGCGAGATCGATGCGATTTCGATTAGTGATCGATGTGCGTACTCCAAAAGAGCGCGAAGAGTTAGGATATTATCCGAACTCTATTCCGATCGCGGTAGATCAATTGAAAAAAGAGGTTCCATTTTTGATCGGATCAGGACTTCAAAGTTTACAGTCGCCGATCTTAGTTTATTCGAATGGTGATCGTCGTGCTCAGTTAGCAGCAGAGATGTTACATGCACTTGGTTATACACAGGTACGCTATATTTCTAAATCGTATTTATCGTTGATGCCAGGAAGTCAATAATTTTTTCTAGAGAAGGTCAGATGTTTTGCCCTGCTGATGTCAATACGGGGTTGATTCAATTGGTCGGACCGATCGCATCAACCGATTTAGCAACCATTACGGTACATCAATCTCCTCTTATGATTTCCTTTGGGCCAAGAACAACGCCCCCATCATTGGTAGGAAATCGTATCGATGAATCCGCCCAAAATACATGCACGTTTGAACATCGTAAATACAGCTTAGCGGATGTACAGATAGTATCACCTGTTCACACGGGATATAATCTTCCAGGAAATACAAATACGCCACAAGCAGAGTTAATTCTTAGTTTTTCGGCAAATTCATCACCATCGAGTTTATCTGAATTATCGGGACTGTTACTTTGTTTGCCGATTTATGAAAAGACAACTTCAAATCATGGTGCCTACTTAGAACAGGTGATTCATCAAGATATAACTACTACGGCAATTCCAAGCTTAGAATCTCTATTTTATTCTTCTCCAACGGATACCAGTCAAACATCGTTTGGATATCGAACATGTTTTGAGACAGTGGATTCGAGCCATACCGTTCATTCGAATAGTTTATTTGTAGTTGTATTTCCGAATGGAGTTCATATGTCGAACTATCAACAGTTATTTACTCTATTGCAACAATCATTATCTACGTATCAATTGCCTCCCGGATTGCGTGGTGGAGATGCAACTGTACGATCGTATACACGTAATAACAATGGCAATAAAGAGGTAAATCAGCTGGATACGAATGGTGTAATGTATAAGACACCCCTTTCCACTTGTACGGATGATTTTAAAAATCGATTTGAATATTTTAGCAAGCCGCCACGTCTTCCGTCATCTGTATCGGCGTCCTCTAAACTATCAAAAGTAGCACAAGGTACTTGTCCAACGGTAAGTCAATACAAATGCGTACCGTTTGATCAATTAAACGATTTGAATGGAAATTATGTACAAGTATCGGACGGTCGATGTCTGGATGATGTAATCAAGAGCGGAGGACCCATGCCGTCTGAATCGAGTGGAACAGAGCTATCTTCCAAAAATGCATCAACGAGTATGACCATATCGGATATTGAAGGAATGGTAGGAACGATTGCTGCAGTAGTGGTCATTGGTGGTATAGTGATGTTTGCTTTTAGCCGTATTACAAAAACATAGTAATAACTAGGATGATTCTCGAACTATCAATTCTGATCATCGGTATTGCTATGATATTATTGGCAGTGTATGCACGTAACCAAGAGTCTACGGCAGAACCCTTTACGAATGATGTGGAAGATGAAGCGTATCTCTATTCGTGTCCACCCGGTTACCAATCTTATCATCTATCCAATGGAAATACGGCATGTTGTAAAGGAGAGATTGCGGGTAATACATGCATGAGCGAAGACGTATGTCTCTTAAATGGCAAAGAAACGGATACTATGCCAAAATGTACTACATTAATTACAACAGGTTACAAACAAAAAGCACAAGAACAATGCCCCCCGTCACTTCCGTCTTATTTTGAAGATTCGACCAAGCAGGTGAAAGGGTGCACCAATGGCCCGTTGAATGCAACACTCACGGGACCCCGAAATGCAAAACAGCCGACGTGTACGATTTATTCCAAGATGGACGACAATATGAACTCATTAGACAGTTGTTGGAATCAGCAACAAATGGAGAAGTTCCCGTGTTTTGGAACGAATTGTACCAAAAGTCTTGTTCAAACAATAGCCAATACGCCAGTTCAGATTGCCGTTGGATTTATGGATACAACGGGAATGCATCGTGTGGCCTATACACGGGCATCAATGGAGCGATTTCTAGATGCTACTAAGCCGAATTGGAGAGATCAAGGAATGGATTTGAATAAAAATATTAATGTTGCGGAAGTGGCAAAGGCGTTTTATGTGGATCGAACCATTGAACAGAGTGATGTCCAATTATAAGTCCCCCAACTCATTCCACGCCCTACTGCATAGATTTCGGCACAAGTATATGCAACATGACGTGAAATAATAGCGTCTAACCATGCTTTGGACGGCCCACGTGACCATTCCATTTGATGTTCCTCTGATAAAATTATATCATCTATGACCACGACTGTATTGGCATGTGACAGGGCTTTGCAATTCATAATGTCGGCTGTCGCGATCTCATAGGTATGACCTCCATCAATAAAGATCAGATCAAATCTTTTATCTGGATTTGCCGTATGGAATTCAGGAATCGTTGTTGTGCTGTCACCGAGGATCAAGGTGTGTCGGCCAGGAAATTTTTGATCGATATATTCTTTGCCATAGGTTACGCTTTTTCGGATATTGAGATCAAAACTGGTAACGTGTGCGAGGGAATGAGAGAGAAAGGTATGAGCAGAATGACCGGCATTAAACCCAATTTCTAGAATGTTCTTATATTCGATATTTGAACACAATTCGATCAATCGATTTGTTTGTGCAGAGATTTCACCCGAATTACCTTCATAGTCAGTCACTTGATATTTATCTAAATAGGCAGCAAGGCTCATTTAGATAAATAGTTGTGATTTTATTTAGGCTACATGCAACATCATTACGAGGTTTCTCCTAATGTCTCAACATGCGAAAGATGTCCAAAGCCCATTTTTTCATATAGTTCTTGAGAACCTGCTGCGGAACCATTTTGATTCGATGCCAATGGATACACCGTGGTCAGAACCGATTTTTGATTGATGGTGGGAGCAACAGGCTCAAAGTTGGTAATGTCACAGGATTCGTCTTCTGGAATATAAGGTGACATCTCGGGAATGGGTTCGTTAAATGAAACCACTGGAACCGTTTTTTGTGGTGTAGTTGCCTCTTCCACGGTAGCCTGTACTACACGATAGGCGTCCATCTTATCGAGTTTGTCAAGAGCTGCGCCGACTTTTCTGCGGTTGCGCTCTAAATACAATAAGGAGATCGCGATTAGTCCAAATATTCCCACCGTAGGGCCAATATTAATAAGATATAGTAACAATAAAACTATTCCTAGCCGTACAAATAAGTTATCTAATACAAATAATAGCCCTGATGGTAAGAAGGGTGTGGATAGGATAAGTACCGCGAGTACCACAAAATAGTAGATTTCGGTCTGAAACATTCCTCTGTATCGTATCGATAAATTAATATGGGATCTAAACCATAATCACGTATATATTATAAGACGAATGTCAGTACAGGATAAAGATCGTGTCATCACCTCAAAGGGGTATGCAATCAAAAAGTCATTCTTGACTGAGCGGCAAACTCAACAACTGCGGGCGGATCTTACAATGACACCGAAGGTCTTAGATAAGTTTCAAAAGATGATTCCGAGCTTTCCCATTTATTATGAGTCCAAAACTAGATTCTATGTTCCACGTCAATGGGGAAAAAAGAAATTTGGTGAACCGGAAGCGGATATTGTATCGGACGGACTCCCTTTTTTGGATTCGATTGCTTTTCGCACCACCTTTCCGCCTCACGCGTTTCAAAAAGAAATCATCGCCACCTTTTTGGAGAAAGGTGCCAATGGTCTGATTTGTGTTCCTTGTGGATATGGTAAAACCTTTATGGCACTTTATTTGGCAGTTCAACTTAAAAAGCGTTTTTTGATTGTGGTGGATAAAGAATTTTTAATGAATCAATGGAAGGCAGAAATTGAGAATTTCATTGATGGAGCTCGAGTGGGAATTCTTCAATCCAATAAAGCACAGATCGATGCAGAAAAGTATGATATTACCATTTGCATGATCCAAACGATCTGTCGTCGCGAATTTCCAGATGGATTTTTCGATCAATATGGATTTACAATTTTTGACGAATGTCATCATCTGGGTGCGTCGTATTTTTGCCAGGCATTGAAGAAGATCCAGACAAAATATATGTTGGGTCTTTCAGCTACACCCGATCGTGATGATGGGCTAACATGTGTATTTGAGGCCTTTCTGGGTGAGCCTGTTTATAAAAATACACAACGAGCCCCTGATAAGGACGCGGTGGTGAAAGCCATCTGGTTTGATTCAGAAGATCCAGTGTACAACGATGTGCCCACCAATTGGAGAGGCGAGACAGTGACAGCTAAACTATTGAATCAAGTGGCAGAGTTTGAAGATAGAAATCGTAAAATTATGGAAATTATAAAAGAGTATGCAAATGATAAGGATCGATACCTATTGATCTTGAGCGATCGAATTTCTCAGCTGGAATGGTTTGAGAAAGCTCTCAAGGAAACTCAATATCTTCATGGGTACTATATTGGAGGCATGAAACAGTCGAAACTTGATGAAAATGCAGAAACGTGTCAGATTTTACTCGCAACATACCAGATGGCAAGCGAGGCCTTTAGTGTAAAGAAGCTCAATACAGTAATTCTTGCAACACCTCGAAAGAGTGTTCAACAATCAACGGGTCGAATCTTTCGTCAGCGGATCGAGGAACGAAAAGTAGCACCGCACATTATTGATATTATTGATTCTCACGAGTGTCATCGGCGAAGATGGTTTGTTAGACAGCGATTTTATAAGGAATGTGAATATACGATCCAGCATAGCAATCGTCCGAGAAAAACGGAAGAAAAAGAGGAAAAGGCGGAGGAGGGATTTCTATTTCGATTTTAAGAACTAGCCTAAAATAAGGCGGCGGTACAGTAGTAATAAAATGAGTTCACCGCCGGTTAACTCATTCAATATGATCTATAACGCATTAACGTATAATAGACAAAAAGATAAGATCGATACCATTCTGGAACCGTTACAAGCGATGATTCAATTGGCATTGCTCGGCATCTGTCCGATCGGAACCAAACTTCGAATTCAAGAGAACATTTTATATGTTCAACCTCCTACCATTATTCAACCCATTACTAGATGGTACCATTCAGACAAGAAAGACGATCTTTATTTTCTCTATTCGGTGATCAAACGTTTTATTAAATGGTATAATCCTACTTCTAATAAGAAGAGTCCTCTTTCTGTTGAACTTTATCAATTGGTTACAAGTATGGCAATCGATGGTCTCAATAATTTATTTAAGACCTACAGTTCTACAGATGCAAATACCGTCATACATGTTATTCAAATGTATAAAAATTTATTGGAGTACAATAATGATAAAATTTTGGTAGATGAATACATCGTCGATGTAGAGAAAAATAAGGTGAACATCGACGAAGTATTTGAGCATATTATTTCGGTGTATGATGCCAATATCTTACAAGTAGTGTATCATACGTTATATTTAATTAAACAAGAAGGTGATGCAGCGAATCAGACATCAAACATGGAGGGTCTTAATCAGATTTTGAATAAGTATCATAAGGGAATCAAGGAGTGGATTAAGTTGAATTTGATTCTTTAAATCGCATATCTAACCACCATGAACACGAATGTCACCCTTTTCAGCGATCTTCCATTCGATCAGGGAGTCGTATACATTTTTACGCTGATCGCCCTGCAATTGAATAATATCTCCATATTGTGGATCAGTTATAACATTTCCGTTTGTAGAATAGTATTTTTTAAGATATCGTGTGATTTTATGTAGATCAAGATCGGCAGCTATTCCATAGATCAGTGTCAGGCATTTTTTACCGTTACGTTGCTGAATACGGATATGGATCAGATTTCGTTCGTCGGTAAATTGATCCATCTTTATTATAAGAATCGAGTATTTTGTTTAAACTCATCTTACATTGAATATCATTCGTGGATTTACAACTAATCGATAGTTATGATTATACATTGCTAGATGAAGAGGAACGTGTTCGCAAATAATTTCTCCTTTATATCCACTGTTTGATTTCCAAAAGATACCGCGATCCATATGTCCATATTTAAATGGATTGCAGGGCTTTGAAATAATAGAACGAAGGTAATCAGGAACGTCGTGTGTTTTAAGATAGGTTTCATAAAATTGTTTTACTTCTTCATTTACTAGAAAATCATAGTTATATTTATCTAAAATTTCTTTTTTATAAATACCAATTCCATTAAATCCAGAATAGACTGGTATCAGATCGTCACTTGTTATAACAAATTTAGAATTATGTGTTTTTTCCCAAAAATGTTCTCCTAGCATGTCAGGGCCAAACGGTTGATTTGTACGTCGCAAGCAAAAATAGTCATAATATCCAAATGAAGTGGCATCTCCAGTGGAATTAGCAACTACCCCATCCCATTGATCTTTCTTTGAAAAACTATCTAGTACACCATTAATATCCCAGTAATGTGCATCTAAATCAATCATCATGACATATGAAAATGATTTATATTTTGATTTTCTTATTTCTCGAAGCAATTTATTTCTGGCATTAGAGATATGTTCCATTCGACAATGATGATCACTGCCTGTTACTTCTTTATAGGTCCATACTACATTATTTTCCTCTATAAAATAATCAGGAATGTCTTCTGAAATAACAGTCATATGCGGATTGGAACGATAGGATTCCAATATATTTTTTGTACCATCAGTAGAGTTATTTTCATAAATTACAATTTTATAATCAGTAAAATGTGTTCCTAGTTGATGAACGCGTTGAATATTTTCATCTAATTTATTTTCTACATTTTTAATTACACTACATACCAATAAGGATAGATCAAACATAATATATTTAATTTGATAGAATCCTTTAAATATGGAATCAATTACTTGCGTAATTTGCGAAGTGTATGCTTCTTATTTTTTCTATGAACCCCCTTACGAGTTTTACCTCCGCGTTTTAGTGGGGGTTTAATCGATGTATTTTGTTTAGGCATTGGTACTAATTGATAAGGTCTTCCTACAATATTGATAATAATGCTATTTACCATTTTTCTTCTATTTTTTTCTTGAATTTCTGCAATATTTTCAGATTTGGTCACGTTTGGAATATTTCCAGAATTGGTATGACCAACTACTTCTAATTCTGGAACATTACTATATACTGATGGACCAGACTGTAGCATTGGTACGTCACTATATCCTGGCATTCTATTAAGATCGTCATAAATTACTTGCGCTCCTTACGACTCTTGCGTTGTTTACGTTGTTTACGACTCTTGCGACGAGTTCCGCCATATTTCATCGGAAGAAGGCCCTTTGATCCATCAAATCCTCCACGACCGGTAATATCCTTCGCATCTAATGAAGAATAGGCCGCCGCACCGTCAGCAACGGCACCGCCGCCTGTTTTGTTGCATGCTTGATTAAAGGCACGGGCATCATAAGGCGTATTCAACATTAAACCTCCTACTGCGCTACTGGGTCCATTAAACGTCTGAAATCCATGGCTGTATCCTGCTGTCGGGGCATAGATACGCATGGAATCCGCTGCGCCAACTGCAACAGTCGGGGGTGCTGCGCCTCCGCGTTGTGGCAATGTTGTTAATTGTTGAATGCCTGCTGGATTCGGATTCAGGGGATTCGATGTTCCACGCTCACAGTCAATACTACTGATTGGCGCATATCCGCTCATTCCAATGGCATGAACGGGATCCAAAGGCGAACCGACGTTCGATTCATAACGACCGCCTGTCTGTTTTACGCCTACATCCGCGGGTGTATTCGGATTAGGAGAAACAGCGGCATGTGCGGGTACACCAGGGGCACTTGGTCCAGGATGGGCAACCGTTCCGCCCACACCGGTTGTATCCGGAAAATAACCAGGAAGGGGGGCAACCGCTGGAACGTATCCGCCACGAGATTTGCGACGGGAACCGCCACTCATACCGGGCACGCCGCGACCTGTATAATTTGAGATGAATCCAGGACGCTCAAAAGAGTTGCTCGCACAATCCTTTCCTGCCCCCGAATAAGCCTGGTAAACAGGGTTTCCAGCCGACACATATGTGGAAGGTGTAACTGAATATCCTGCACCACGATGACGTCGGAGACGCGCGGGTTTTCTACGAGTCGCACATTTTCTACGTGCCATTCTATTCTATACACTCGATAAAAACCTTAGGAAGAATGGAGATGATGGAAAAATCCAGCAGTGGCAATGGGTGTATTCACAGGAAGGATACGCGTGATTTGATATTTCTTAAAGTTATCATTCCATGTAACCTCTACAGGCAACCCTTCAATCTTTTCAGTAAATCGCTTTCGAAGATCCATTGATAACTGAATGGTACCAATCGATGCAAATCCAAGCGAAGTTTGTTCTTGTGAGAGAAGACTATATGTATCGGGTAGAACGGAATTGCTATAAGGTGTACAATAGGCGCAAAGGGTAGAGACTACTTCATGACTGCGTTTAAGAATGGGAGCAATAAATTCAACCTGTGGATGATCGGGTACCGTGACAGTATCTTTCCAGTACCATCGAGGCTGTCGACAATGATCGGGTTGAATAATCCAATAAATGGCGGAATTATAATGGAGGCTCCAATCCTTCAACGCAATCGGCTTCACAATTTGTGGCTGAAAGGCCAGAAGAGGCTGATCGGAAGGGAGGGAGGTCCAAAACTCATTGAGTTTTTTCCAACGTTCAGAGAAGACTTGAGTGGACCATAGATCTTCTCCTTGCCAAATGGCCAAATCTTCAATTTGAAGGACTGACTCGCCAGTCAGAATATTAGCAAAACACACGGTAGGCCCCGATTGGCAGAAGGTAGGAGGAAGAAGCCAACGAAACGTCATACCTTCTTGGCGCTCAGGATACCAGATACAAGGGGCAAATCCATCCATAAAAATCAGGTATCCAACGGGGCGCTTGTCAAACTTGGGCCAGAGCCACACGCTACCTGAGCTAAATGTGGGTTTGGCACGATGAAAGGGCATATGAATCTCCACACGCTCCTTCAAAAAGGGGAATTTCGTAAACAAAGATTCCATGGCCGAGATATGATCATTATCTAGGCGACGGAATCGTGGAACGCGCTGTTTTTGAAATTGAGGTGTCGTATTGGTAATCGATCGACTCATGTCTATCAATTAGATGTGAATATGCTTTAGACCCTCAAAAAGACGAAAAGCTGTTATCATGAAAGCTGTCATTTGCAAAGATGCCTGGCATAAATTCACCTCCACCAGTAATCGTTTCCGTTTGAAACCGCTGTGAATTATCACCCGATACCTGCGTTGTATGACTAGCCACGCCTGATTGAACGGCAAGAGAGGTCTGGTCATTCATCGGCGGGGGCCGGAAGGCACGTTCAGGGTGACGCAAGTTCTCGGGAATATCGGAACTTTCCTGTGACTGATGATAGGGGTCAGTTGCCTGGGGATCTCCATAGATGACGGTTTCGCCATCGGGTGCCGCTTGACTGGGTGGATTGGGGCCGGAAGAAGAAACCGCTTGGGACGGGTAGATAGGCGCCTGACGAATCTCGATCGAAGCAGGGGCGGGAACCGATGGTGTAAAGTTCTCAGGGGAAAGAACAACAATATCTTCATTATCAAATAGTTTATCTCGGATAAAATAATAAACAACAAATCCAACAAGAAGGATTCCAACCAAATAAAGCGACGAACTCATAGTCTCTTTTTGGTCTCGTGAAAATCGTATGCCTCTTTCATCATCATGTACGAATATGACTCGACAGATTTGCGGGGCAGATGTTCGCATGAGAAAAACGGATTTGACACAGTTCATCCGGAGTCGTGTGATGCCATCGTCGAATCGTTTCATACTCTTTCTCGAGTGTTGCCTGTGTCCATTCGACGTCTTTTGTAAGTGTACATCTAAACCATTGTCCTACTTGTTCCAATGTAGCATAAGAGTCTTTCTTAATAAGATGATAGGGAACAGACAACAAATCAAGACATTCAGAGCCGACCCAGGAAGCAGACATTCGCTCCGCATCCCATACCAGAATGGACGAATGAATTCTAGTCTGATTTCGATAACGCATACTATGAGAAGAAGTATTATGATCTTCCATATACCAATCACCCCCCATCAAATAACGAATCGATGCACCCATATTCGGTACATCAGATTTCCATACAAAAATTGATGGCATGGTGTCTATCATAAATAGACAGACGCTATTTAAGCAAGTGCTGCGATATTATTCCAATATGACTTCTCTCTCTACCGTGGCACTTTCCACAAAGGGAGATGTTCGTAAAGCAAATGTGACGTTAGATTCTGATGGCACGCTTACCATGGAAGCGATTCAAAAATACTTGAAAAAGAAAGAACAGCCTGAGCAATTATGCTTTTATGAACATGAACATAAACTTATCTTTGTATTTGGCTATTCAAAGGGTAAAAAAGGTACGGAAAATAAAACAGAGCTTCCTGAACCGCATTCTGGAACGATACTCTTTGGTGACGCTCTCATTATTGCATCATTGACAAATGAATGGGATAATCCAATTCCGTTTACAACGGATCAGTGGACTACGTTTTGTCAAGAGGCAGAGGAAGAGGACGAGGAAGAGGACGATAATGATGACATTCTTTCAGAAGATGCGACGTCGGTGAAAGATGCATTTGAAGAGAGTGATTCAGAAAAGGATTTGTTACCAGATAAGGACGAAGAAGTAGAAGAGGAGGCTCCTGTAGTCATTAAGCGCCGGCGCGCCCCAGTCTATGCTAAAGTGGACACCAATGCTCTGAAAGAAGAAATTTCAGTAGAGTCAGGCCCTGAGTCGAATCCTCTTCGTACACAGGCACTTGCTAGTTTTGCATTCTTAGAGGAGTTCTTTAGCAAGGAGGATATTTGCTCTCTAGAGAGAGGCGTCTTTGAGGCAGCATTTCAGTATGCCCAAAAACAATACATTGCTCGAAATTGGAAAACGCCTGCCTTTCGTGAAGTCTATCGGCAGATTCTACGCTCTATTCTTAGCAATCTTCACCCTCAAAGTCCTGTCAAGAATACGCGTCTGTTGATTCGTGTTCAAGAGGGAGAATTTACACTGTATGAAATCCCATTTATGTCGTCGTATGAGATGTTTCCTGAAAAGTGGTTCGCGCTCAAGGATAAGCTTCTTCAGCGTGAACAAAAGATTTTGGAAGGAAACAAGAGTCGTGCAACGGATCAATTTAAGTGCCGTCGTTGCCAGAAACGAGAATGTACGTATTATGAACTTCAAACTCGTTCAGCGGATGAGCCTATGACTATCTTTATTACCTGTTTGAATTGTGGCAAAGAGTGGCGTCAAGGCGGTTAATTGTCTATGTATTCCTCTTATTTTTTTATAATATTTCTATCCTCTTTTTCACAATCCTTCATAATCTCTTTAAAAAATGCTTTCTCCATTTGCTCTTTTAGTACATAATCAAGAGAGTTTGATGCATCGCCACAATCAAAATGAGGGTGATAATCAAAGGGATCAACATCGGTTGTTTCCAACGAAAATTCTGGAAGATATTGATCACGATACGAGGGCATATAGAAGAACTCTAAATAGCTTCGTAGTTGTTTATGATAGTCAGAACCAGTACAGACCCCATAACCAGGTAGATTAAGGTCTACTTCAATTCGATTTGTATAATGTCGCATGTTATAAATATAATTACGAATTAGTCGATTCTCTACACGTCCATGGCCAGCTTCGATCATACAATTATAAAATGCATAATCACGATTCGGAAACAACCATCGAACCGGTTTATTAAATCGATTGTATAGATCTACCTTTCCAGGGTTAGCGGATAGATAATGTACCGTAGAAAGATTAGGAAAAATAACAGGATTCAGTAATCGCTCTACTGCATTGCGGCTACAATGAATTAATGTAACAGTCGTAGCCTGCGGAAAAAATAAGGTAGGAAAGTAGGTCTGCTTAGAACTAATTCGATACAGGCATACATTTCTAGTTTTTTGGAGATAAGTATGGAAATGATAAGAGAGCATGTTATATTATGTAATAACAAACTCTTTAGATGTGATCAATTTTCATTTGAATTCCAAAATATCGTTGGAGAGCAGATTGTTGTGCAGGTGTAGGAAGAGAACGATGCGACTCGATGTCTTTAAAGGTATTGCGGCTAAAGGAGCATTTCTGATCAGCTTTCTCCTGTGTCAGACCCAGTTCCAACCGCATTCGAATAAGGGCTTGGATCGATTCAGGATTCACACGCTTTTTAGGCGGAGATACCTCATCTGTTTGTTCGAGTTTTGATAGACGTGCTTTCTCGTTGCGTTCTGTATCACGATTCTGTGCGATGGTTTGTCCCTTTGCCTGAGCCTCCTTCGCCGTAATACGGCGCTTCAAGGTAACAGTTGTCCAATCTTGATGTTCCATCGTCTACCAGACCATATAGCGATCACATTCGTCAAATTTTAAATCGAGGATCCAAATAAGGATGTTGGGATCTTCCTTGGAACTAAAAAATATACCTGTTTCTTTTTCCATCTTACATGAACTAGAATATCGTAATATATGTAAATTGATCGTATTGAAACAAACGGGTAAACGCAGACGTGCATTTACGGATCGACGTCCTGAACCAGCGCCAAAACCAATCTTACAACAATAAGAGGTCCATCAATCGCCAATACTCAAACGTTCCATTTGGAAGTGGCCGTTTGATAAGATACGGCAGACGTTTTTGTTCAAGTTCCAGTCGGGCAATATCGCGTACATCCGTAATGTGGGGAGGAACAACGATGAATGGGACAGAACCTTTACTGATTTGGTTTGCACGAAGACCAATAATTTTGGTGCGTTCATAGTTCGTTAGAAAGGGATAGGTGCGATGATTGCTATCAGCTTTTGAACCCCCAGGCGGCAGGACTTGTAGTGGAATTTTAGGAATCACTTGCTCAATGTAATCGAGGATGCATTCGGGGTGTTGTTGATAGAGTTTCTTCAATTCAGGTTTCATCTCCATTTTCATTTCAGCTTCATCATCAACTACAACATCGAGATCATTCTCGAATTCCTCATCTACAACATCTTGGTCGTATTCTCCTTCAAAGTCTGCTACCTCGTCTGCCATGGTTATCTCTATTGAAAGAGGGTTTAAATGATCAATTTTTATGGATTGAACCCGCGAATTGTAAAATTGATCGAAATATTGGAGTAACAAACAGTCAATATAAAGATTCCAACCGAATTCCCTTTAGAGATGACGGATACAGTGGAATCAACACCAAATGTACAAGTCGTAAAAGCATATGAGACCTTTGATGAGATGGGTCTAAGTGATATATTGACGCGAGGAATCTATAATTATGGTTTCGAGCAACCCTCCAGGATCCAACAGCTGGCAATCATACCGATGAGTCAGGGCAATGATATTCTTGCACAGTCTCAATCGGGTACAGGCAAGACAGGCGCGTTTACGATCGGCGCCTTATCAACGGTTGATCCTTCTCTAAAAGCACCTCAGGTACTGGTGATTTGTCCTACTCGCGAACTATCACAGCAAACAGAGCGGGTGGCACAGGCCATTGGTTTGTACATGCATCTGAAGGTGTTGTCCGCAACCGGTGGAAATCAGATTCGAAGTGATGTAAATGCATTGAAGGCGGGTGCCCAATTTATTGTAGGAACACCGGGTCGTATCTTTGATTTGATTTGTCGTGGAGAACTTACAGTGGAGCACATTCGTTATGTGATTCTCGATGAGGCAGATCAGATGTTGGAGGATCTATTTGCAGATCAAATTCGTTCGATTCTGAACAGCAAATTTCCGACGGCGACTCGCCTGGCACTCTTTAGTGCAACAATGCCACAGAATGTATTGGAAATTGCGGAGAATTATTTGAGCAGCCCGGTTCGCATTCTTCTTCCGCCCGACGAGGTAACACTAGAAGGCATTAAGCAGTACTATGTCAGTTTGGAGAGAGAGGATTGGAAATTGCCGGTTCTGCTGGATTTGTATCAGCAAATTACGGTCAATCAGGCGCTGATTTATGTCAATAAGCGCCAGAAAGCAGAGTGGTTGGCAAAGCAGTTGTCGTCGCATGGATTTACACTAGAGTTCATTCATGGAGACATGGAGGTAGCGGAGCGAAAGAAGCGAATGGACGATTTCCGTTCGGGCATGACGCGTGTTCTGATTAGTACGGATCTACTGGCCCGTGGAATCGATGTTCAACAGGTCTCGCTCGTTATTAACTATGAGATGCCGATTCAGAGGGAGAACTATGTTCATCGTATTGGTCGTTCGGGTCGTTATGGTAAGAAGGGAAGTGCCATTAATCTGGTATGCGGAGATGAGTTGAATACCATCAAGGAGATTGAGTCACACTATTCCACAAGTATTTCAGAGCTACCAGAGGATTTGAGCGAGCTTAGCGTATCATAAGCGAAAGATGCGTTTTATAAGTTCTTTTAGAACCTGGCGATACGGCTCCCATGTAGTGGCAAGATGGGTACTCATATCATCAGAGAGATATTCTACAGGCACATTTATGGTATAATGAAACATACGAGGCGTATTTGTAAAACTGCGATTGGTATGGATCATCATAAAAGTGAATTGAGAAAATGGATAGGTTGTTTCCAAATATTGTTGTAATTTACATAATTCAGAATAATTATCAAGGTATCGATTTCCCATTTCATTATAAACGTCTGCTTCACTCGAATACACAAACAGTATTTTTTTAGGTTGTGATAAAATTTCTCGAAGGCGCTTAAATCTACGATGAAAAGTATGGAAGGTTTCTTGATCTGATGTATTAAAATGACCGAACCATACTCCATCCGCATTACGGATTTCGCCGTGTTTAGGTAAAAAATAAGTTGGATCTTGTATATATTTTAGAATAAGAGACGGTGTAGTAGGAACATAATCAAATGGAAACGACTCTTTATAGATCAGTAGTTCTCGTAAGATCATGGCAGTAGGACATTTATTTCCAATGGAGATAATATGGTTATATTCTCGATAATTTAAATATGCAGACGGTTCGTTATAATTCATCTACATGCCCATTGCGAAGTTAGTTTAGATTCACTGATTTCGAATATCGTGTCGACAAGTAGGACAGGACACGTGGCTAGTAAACCATGTATCAATACAGGTTTGATGAAAGGCATGGCTACAATAATCAATCGTACGAATCATCTGACCTTGTTCAATCGAATCTTGACAAATGGTACAATTGTCCTCATATGTTTGAGGTGCGGAATAGAGAGAGGTCGCCTCACGAATCTGATCATCACTAGGGTGGACGATGACGGGTTGATCCAGAAAGGACTGAATATCAGGGGATTGAAGCGGATCGCCCATGAGTCCATTCAGAAATCTAGAAATGAGCTGTTGTGTCGTGCTTTGACGTGCACGTGGTGGGCTTGAAATCACAAACTCGGTAGAAAGAGGAGAGATGTAATAGGAATCAGTAACTGGCAGGCTAGACCCGATTCCCACAGGTCGAGAACTATGTGTTGCATAGGAACTACTTGATGTAGATCCCATTCCTACAGGGCGCGGAGGAGGATTATCGTACGTCGCTCGATAGAATTCCTCTTTCTCATCATGATGTCGTCCAATCGAAGAAGATCGTGTAGAAGGCGGCGCCGATACTCCCATATGTCGTTCATATTCATTACGCATCTCTTCATAGGGGTTATGATTCGCAACACCAACCATATAATTTAATATATCAGGAACCGTACGAAACTGCGTGGGGCGATAAAGGAGCTCAGGGAAATGGAAGTGCAAGTCGTTCAATAGCATAATCGAATAGGGTGGACGACTCATTTGTAATAATTGGTATAATTGATGACTTAAGCCCTGAACGCGTTCAATTTTTAGAATGGACGCAGCAGTGTCTGAGCAAAAAGATCCACAAGTGAAAGGCGTAGTAGGAATTCAAAATATGGGTAATACCTGTTATTGCAATTCTACCATTCAATTATTACGTGCCTGTTCGGAATGGGATATTTACTGTTTGACTCAGCCCTTTTCCGAACAGCTAGCGAGCGTACCTGAAACAGATTCTAATAAACGTATTTTATTGGCATATCAGGACATTTTGAAGTCATTGTGGTCAGCGTATTTGCCGGCTTATGTTCGCCCGCTTGGATTTATCTCAGAAGTGTGCAAGGCTGTAAAAGGTACGGTATATGAATCGTTTGGTATGCCGATTCCGAATGACAGTCATGAGTATCTCGTATATTTGCTGGATCATTTTCATGAGGCAATTAAGACGACGGGCGAATATGTAGAACAACCGGTTCCTGAAGCTGTCACACCTGTTCAAAAAATGAGAATCTTGGCAACGAATGGGTGGAACCGGTATGTATCGAAGAATACAAGTAAAGTCGTAGATTGTTTCTTTGGAATGACACGAAAGACCGTTCATTGTACAAATTGCAGCAATAATACGTATCAATGGGAGGTATTCAATTCGTTAAAAGTGCCGTGTGAAGGTCAGACGTTTATGGAGTGGATTCGAGGAGAGGTGAATGAACAATCGGAGATTGAGGGATATTCATGTGATCATTGTAAGGGCCGCTATGTAGCAAAGATTCAAACGCATTTATGGAAACTTCCTGCCAATTTGTTTGTGACGTTGCGCAGATTTAACTATGATGGGAGAAAGATCATGACACCGTGCCCGTATCAGGGGGATATGCTTTCCTTTACAGAGTTCTTTGCACCGGAATCGGAAGGAGCGGAGCAGGGGTGGAGTTATGAACTTAGGGGTGTGTCGGATCATCATGGGTCGCATATGGGCGGTCACTACACGGCGCAATTCAAGCACCCGATTTCGCAACGATGGTGGTGGATGGACGATGAGCGTGCGCGCCCGATGGACCAACCACAATTTTCGGCATCAAATTATATCTTTTTTTTCAAGAAATGCAATTAATACAAACTAGCAGCAGAATCGGCGATATTCGGAAGGGTATAATTCTTATCCAATCGATGCTCTTCAAACCCCTCAGGACCGGCATGATTGAGATATGCGGTATTGATACGACCCATAAAGCCCGACTCTCCACACACACGGTAGTGTACGTGCGAGTCTAATTTACCCATAAAGGGGACCTTATAGGATTGGGGTTCGCGCACTTTAAGGTGTGCAATTCCGTCAGCACCTGCAGTGGTTACACCCGCGTTTTCGTATTTCTGATAGGCCTCATTCCAGGAGTTTACTTTCTTCAAGTGGTCACTGGCAGGCTCGGCAGCCCAGTAGATGACTTTAGAATTAGCAGGGACAATCACCTTTACTTCTTTCGTCGCTCCCGGAGGTTCGCGGTTCTGTAAGACAGAACAGGGGGCAACCATGGGTCCGAGGAATGGTAAATAGGTATCGCGATCGAACATGATAGCGAGGGAGGAGATTCCTACAAGAAGATATAGGACATGTGCCACTCCTTTTCCAAACATGGCCTCTAGCACGTTCAAATCAAATAAGGCAAGGAAGAACCAATTTAGCGCGCCGGCAATCAATAATACTACCGCGATTTTAAAGAGAAACTTTTTAAGGTAGAGGGAGGTCCATACACCTTGGAAACGATCTTCGAATGACATTCTCTATTGATGTAGTAAAAAAAATATCGAAGGGAGAAGTAAAGTGGCGATGAGTAACCTCTCTGCTGCCCAATCTGCTGTCTATGATAAAGATCGTGCCGAATGGGATAGATTTATTAATACCGAATGTAAAGAGGACCACGACAATCAAAGAAATGGGGTATTTTTGTTTAAACAGCCGGCATATGAAAATATTAATACATGGGTTGATGTTGTTATAAGGTGTAACGGATTTATAAAAAATAATGTATCTGTCATTCAATCCGAGGGTTCTACACGAATATCGAACGGATTTGGTTCATTGGAGAATGGACAACGAATGAAAGCATCTGGAAATTATAACGATTGTTTCATTCATTCCTTTTTAATATGTACGAGTGTTGAATTTCGAAAAATTAATACCGAATCAGATAGAGATAAAATCGCCCACTGGTTTCGACGATTTGTATTTGCCGATTATTTAAATACTCCTGGTGCAGTTAACATATTACCGATTATTGGTGCTAAAAATGCAGAAGGAAAAGAACAGCAACGTCTTAATCAAGAAAAAATTATACATCGATTTCGTTCTCATGAACCATTATTTACATCTGACGCAGAGTTGATTGCAAAAGCATTTAATATAACAATTATTATCATAAAAGATGGAAGCCAAGATTATGAACGATTATTGGAGCCTCTAAATATGCCAGATGGGCCATTTAATTATCTTGTCATTCATGGCACAGGTGGGCATTTTACACCGGTTCAGTATGGTGGAAGTTATATAAAATCTTCAAATAATGGCGAAGAATTTAATCAATTATTACAACAATTTGAAACAGCACGAAGTAATGAAGCTGCTGTACTTAGCATACATATAAATGAAGAATATCGACGAAAGTGGAACCAACATATTGAAGCATATCATCAAATGCCCATAACAACAAATGATGAAAAACAAGCAAAACAAACAGCACGTGAAGTTATTTTTGGTGAAATTAATGCAGATTTGCATGAATTAACACAATTAGGATTAGATAATGAACAATTAAGACAACTTATTATGGAACTTACTAAACAAATGCAAACTAACTCTTCTCGCTCTAATGTTACAACAAAGAATGATCCTGAATTTATAAAAGCATTGAAAGAATCAACCAATCAAGCATTAGAAAGAGAAGAGAGAGAGGTAGCTGCTGCCATCAATGCGGTAAAACGTGCAGCAGAAACAACTAGCACAACCAATGCAGTAGCAACTGCGGCTATTGCTGCAGTTGCTGCCCAATCATCTATTAATCAACCAACCCTTGTTACACAATCCACTATTAATACACCTACTGAATCAGATATTACTACCCCTGCAGTATCAAAAGCTCACCTTAAACGACTAAGTGCACCATATGAAATGGAAGGACATACACAGATTCACGGAGATCCATCTAAACGATCAAAGTATCGTGCAACTGTAACAGAACCAGTAAAAGGGGGCAAAAGAACCATAAAACGTTCAAAACGTCGTTCTCGCAAAACAGTCCACACAAAGAAACGTTCTATAAAAAATAAATAATATATGGGTTTACAAATACATTCCGTGTGGTACAGGGTCTTGGTCGTCCTTCTTCTTGATAAATAGTGGCACATGTTCTTTTTTAACAATAAATGGCAAAGAGAAGTCCTTAATATGAAACGGCAAATCAGGAGAATTGTACATTCGAAGCATGTTGATTTTTTGTGTCATTTGTTCGATACTACGCTTGAGTTCACGCACACCTTTCTCCTCTTTGGCATACTCTTCAATCACTTTTACCAAAATCTCCTTAGAAATGGCAACACGCTCGGTAAGATTCACTTCCTTGAGTGCAATGGGGAGCAAGTACTGCTCTGCAATCACTGTCTTTTGTTTGAGGTCATACCCCTTCAAATCAATGACAAGCATGCGGTCCAACAGAACCTTATCAATCTTACTGAGATCATTCGCGCTGAAGACAAACATAACCTTGCTCAAATCAATGGGAACGCCAGACAAGTATTTATCTTCAAAATCTGCATTCTGTACGGGATCCGTCAAGTGAATCAGCAAGTTCATGACTTCCTCACCTTTCGGTGTCTGTGAAATCTTGTCCACCTCATCAAACATGAGAACGGTACTCATGGATTTAGAAGCAATCAGTGAATTCACAATCTTACCGCAATGAGACGACTCATAAACCAGCTGGTGACCTGTGTACGTACTGGCGTCGGAATCTCCGCCCAAGGAGATAAATTGAAAGGGCCAGCCTAGCGCTTTCGCAATTCCATTCTTAATCAATGACGTCTTTCCAACGCCTGGCGGGCCGGCAAGAAGAAGACAGAGACCACGACTATTAGGATTGGCAATCTTACTGGAGATGAATTGCATGACTTGCAGTTTGGATTCGTCCTGTCCATATACCGCATCATCAAGGCACTTCTTTGCATTTCGCATAAATTCTCCGCATTTATCGGGGCCATCTTCCAGCTTAACGGGAATATCCTTGTAGACTCCGAAGGGAATGCTAACGATCTTATCGAGCCAGGCACGCATCTTGAAGTATTCGTTACTGGATGGCTCCAAACTCTGAAGGCTATTGTATTTGGCCAGAATGGTGGCCTGAATTTCTTTTGGTAATTTCATAGTAAGAATATTGAGCATGAGATTGAATCCATTATTATTGGCAGTTGGACGATTCTCCAATGCCATAATTAGTTCTTTCTGTTTTTCATCGGCTAGTGCCTTGAATTGATCAATTTGTGAATCAATATTGTTCTCTTCCAAGGGCGTGGTAAGCAGTTTGACGAAGTTACGAACACGTTCTGGTTCTTTCTTCATATTATGTTTCTTAGGAACCATCGGATCCTCTGCGTGATTTCGGCTGCCGATCATAATTTGGTAGGTAATACCGCTAGTATCTTCTTCCTCCATGTACTCTTCCTCTTCTTCCTCTTCTTGCTCCTCTTCCTCTTCTTCCTCTTCCTCCTCTTCTTCTGTCTCTTCGATATCTTCCTCTTCCTCCTCTTCCTCCTCTTCTTCCTCGACGATACGGCGTTTGACATGACGAGGAGACGGTTTCTCTACCGGCTTTCGCTTCACAGCCGGATAATGGACAGCATTGTCGGTTGATTTTTCAACTGGTTTTTCGCTTTTCTTCTCTTCCTGGCGGTGTATGATTTTATCGATTTTTTTACGGGCAGCTACGGCAGCCTTTCGAACAGGGCGAGTCTCTTCTTCCGACTCCGATCCATACTCGATTAAGTCACGAATGTTTCCACGACTATCAACGCTGCTATCGCTGTCTTCTCCATCAGAATCATCTCTCGCATTACGTTTCAGCTGTTTCTTACGAGCCTGATTCTTGGAATTCTCTGAACGAGGCATTCTATTTAGCTTGTTATTTTTTGGCATCGTGTAAATACGCTATGAGTACCTTACACCATGTCAAATTGATCCATCAATTTTTATGAAGATCGACGGCGTCGGGTAATCATACGAGACATCAATCGATCTACATAAGAGGGAGCCTTTTTAATACGAGATTTTGCACCTTTTATCAAAAATCTGACACGTTTTATAGTGCCGCGGCTTAATTTTTTAATCGCTTTCTTTGTTTTCGGTATCCATACCGTACCCGTTCGTCTTGCCATCTATTTATACTTTCTGAATTCCTTCATAAATGTCTAAGAATGTAAAACGTGCTTTATTACTCAAACCGACTGCATCAGGGTCGCGAATCGTCAAGGGGTGAATTCGGACAGCAATGTCCGTTTTCAAGTTTCCACGAATGACGCGAATTTTTTGCTGTGAATCGTCCTCTTCATCAGAATCTAGCGCAGCCATATCATTATAAATCGCCTTCATGATTTTCATCAAACAATCTGCAAACTCCTCATTGAGCTTGATGGAATCCTTATCAGTACGTTTCAGTTCCACTTGACCAATAATCTTGTCGATGCTTTTCATGAAGGTATCTGCGTCAATTACATCATGCTTAATAAGCTCCGCCAAGAATTGCGAATATCCACGACGATACTTTTTCTCGACATTTCGTTTACACATCTCATTATATGAGGTAGATGACGATTCTTCTACTTCATCAAAGATCTCCATGTATTGCGTATAAAGATTGGCCATTTCCGTAAGAAGAACAGGGTACTGAATGCTGAGCTCACTTAGAAGTTTAGCGTAAAGCGGACAGAAGACTTCTTCACTCGCTGCCTTTTCAAAGACCAGTTTCATAAAACATTTAATCATTTCCGTTTGACCGTTGTCGATAATATGGGTGATGAATTCTTTGATTTCATTATAATTGGGTTGACTGAACTTATTTAGTTTTCCAAGAAGAATCGTATTTAGAATGGTATCTTCCACTTTTTCCGATGATTTCTTAAATTTACTGACGTATTTTTGAGGAGGGTGACGAAATCCATCGGAACTCTCATGCCATGTCGTTCGACGGGGTTCATGAGACGACTCACTAACCTGTTTGGCAGGGGTCAATGGAATACTGGGCACCATCTCTGGTTGGGTCCGGGCACGATGTCCAAAGGAAGAATGAGACTCTCGTCCATAAGATGTCCGATTCGCCGAATAGGTGCCATGATGTACAGTCGTGTTTGGCTTAGAACGGTTTCCACCATTTCCACGCCAATCCACTGTCTTCCAACCATTTTGCTCTGCACTACTTGAGATCGAGTGATGAATACTTTCAATGAGTGAAAGTATGTTAGAAGGAACAGTAGGTTCCCGGATCGTCTTTCGCAGGGAAAGCACCGTTTGTATATCCTGGACAGCAGAAGTCATTGTAGTTAGAGAATGACTATATGTAAGGTTGTTTTTATGTTTAAGCTTCCTGAACATCAATTTTTATAAGTTTTTATCCTTCTTTCGTGTTTATTCGGTTTTTTAAAAATCATACCCCTGACATAAGATGAATGACAATATGATCGATGCGATCCTAGATAAGGAACGATTTGCATCGTGGATCGGTCTTCAAACGGCGACGGCACAGATATCTCTTACCAAACAATTACATGACTGGAGATCAACGGAGTCAGAGTTGTCCGCATTACGCACAAAATTTAAGAGATTTAAAGATGCGATCGATCTTGATCCGACATTTTTTCCTGCGGCTCATTCGATCTTTAAAGAAATTGCAGAGATCGAGAAATCGCTCACGACATTGATGAACGGTGATTCCAAATTAGAAAAAGAATCGTACAACGAGATTTTATTCTTTAAACCGATCCTACAACCTCTTAATTTCGTGCCTTTTTTATTGAGTATTTGGTCGAGTATTCGTGTGTATCTATTGCCTGGCATGTCTCTTCTTCTGCCCCTATTATCACTGATCGCACCGTATTTGATCTTGCGATTTATCTTTCAGATTCCAATGAATTTTACAAATTATATGAATATTCTTCATGCGATGTTATCGGGTAATTTCCAACAAATGATGAATCCGGCATCGATCAAACAAGTATCGATCTCGCCTGGTAATTTTATGAAGCAATTTGGCGTGGTGATCATAACATTTCTTCAAGGGATCATTCAGCCCTATTGGACCTATAAACATTTACATTCGATCGACACCATTGTATGTGATCATGGCCGTCTCGTTAGACGATTTGAAGAATTGTATAAATCCTTAGAGTCCTTATTGGAAAAGCATGGATTTACATTTTTCAAATCTCCACTTCCGATCCTTCGTAATGATCGAGATGCTGCAGCACGGATCATGCTGGAGTCAAATTATTTTAAATTAGCTCTGAAATATATTGGTGGTCTGGAAGTGATCATGTGTCTGGCTCAACAAAAAGAGATCGAGCCCGTAACTTGGATCCGATCAGCGAGCCCTGTATTTCGGATCGGAGAAACCTTTGATTTTCAAGTTCCAAGTACGACTCGAAGGACTCTTTCTGCACAGTTTGATAAAAAGAGACATGCGCTTTTAACAGGTCCAAATAAGGGTGGAAAATCAACCGTTCTGCGTGCCCTTTCGATCAGTGCATTATTGGCACATACCTATGGGTGTGCATTAGGTAAATTAGTCTCGACTCCGTTTCGACACATCTACGTGTGTTTGAAACCAGACGATCTTCCAGGATCGAAATCAAGATTTGAACGCGAGATCGAATTTACGGCCAGTACGTTAACTCATAAAGAGCCTACTCTTGTATTTATTGATGAACTATATCATTCTACGAATCCACCTGATGCAATGAGAAGTTGTCAGATCTATTGCGGACAGCTTTGGAAGGCCCCCAATGTGGTAAGCATGATCAGTACGCATTTGTTTGATCTCGTTGATCAGGCAGATAAATCCATTCAGCGTTTCTGTTGTCCCGCTACGGTCGATGAACAAGGCAACGTTCGATTCCTTTATTCATTGGAGAAAGGTATCTGTAAAGTCAGCAGCGTTGATACGTTATTACGTATGAATGGATTACTGTCATAATGTAAACGCGCCCCAAATACTCATAGAAAATCTCTCAGTCACGACAGAATGACATCGTTCAGTGATACGCTTACGATTGGGCTTGTACTTGTACTACTGTTTGGCTCGATTGCACTATATTTATACACCTGTATTCAGCAATCAGAGCAAAAGATCAGCCTCCTTGAATCGATTTTATTGGATCTAAAAATGAGTAGCGAAGTGAAAGCCTATCAAGAATTACCGGTAGAGTCCTTCTCTTCCTCGAATTCTCTAACTCCTACGGCAAAGGGAGATAATGATGTAGCCCCCTATGCCCCGTTTGAGGACGATGTATCGAACGAGGCGGAAGAACTGGTACACGAGCAGGAGGTAAAAGAGGACGAAACCCTACCGGCAGATGAAGTGATTGATATCGACGACTATAAATCGGCCATTTCCGATGCCGTGAATCAGCCCTCACAGGTCAATTATGATTCTATGACATTAAAAGAGCTTCAGAATCTGGCTAAATCAAGAGGAATCACGGGTGTTACCAAGAAGGGTCCGTTGATCGAGGCATTGAAGACATCCGATCGGGCCTCTACTGTTACACCCGGCCCTATTAGTGCGGTGGGGTCCAATTCGTTTCTAGAAACCAGCGCATCAGTTAGTGATGAATCTGCATGATTTCATAAGCAAAGATAGATGGAAGAGTATATCACTAACCAATTTACAAGAGATACTTATCCAAATTTATTTAACCGTCCTTTATTTGGTACAGAGTATCGTGGAGCACGTGAAGCAGCGTTGGCGCCAGTTAAGGACATTATGCCTGTCCAAGACGTCCGTTACCCCGCCTTTGCGGCGCCCCTTGAAGATGGTCGTTTGGTAACGGATTATCGTCCACAGTGCTCAAAGAATGTTCGGACGGGTCAGCAGTTTTATACAAAGAAATGGATGATCAACCATGGAAGTGAATTGATGGATGAGTCTCGTAAACGCCAGGTAGAATGGTCAGGTGCTGCCTTACCGATGGCGAATACGGTACCTCCGCCGGCAGCAGTGGTTCATTCTACACCCTTTTATTCAGAGGTAAATGCAACGAATCTAATGGGCGGATTAGGCGTAGAACGCGCCAATGCCAGTGCACCAGATCTGTTTGGAACATTTTCCTATGAACCTACGATTTCGGAGATGCAGAACAATCGTAAAAATATTGGAATGACTGTTCGAGAGGAGGGCGGTCGTAATTCGAAACGCGGTGGATTTTAAATACCATATAAACATATTAAAAGATAAAAATGTATAAAAAATAATACTTACTTACATTTTAATTCGAGCTAGCGTAAATATATGATTGTAGTTCGTTAGGTTACCAATATAGTTTATTTCATTTGAATCTATAAAGTGACACAGTTCATGTCCACAGAGTTCATATCCAAATATGTTATCTACTTTTTTTATCTGTGTGATCGCATTGTCAAATGTAATCAAATGATGTCTTGGAAAAAGATAAAAATTATCATCGCAATTTCCACTATCATGTTTATAAATAATATTTATTTTTTTATAGTTTATATTAGATAATATAAGAGGTGTAAAAAATAAATCAAACCGTGTGTTTATAATATAATCAAATACGATAGAATGTTTATTTTCATAATTATGTATAATATTTACCGATTGAGACTGCCATTCTTTGAATCTGGCACATGTATTTAATAAATCAATTTCATGTGTAGAAACAACATATGTCGATGCAGGCTTATAATCATCTATTAGTTGATTAAGTATAGGGCTATCATATGTTAATAAAAATATGAAAAGTTCATGACCTTGATCAAGAAGCGGTTTAAAAATTATATTTTTATAATTTTCGAATGATGCATTATAATTGACAGTTGTATTGCCGTATGTATAATGCGCACCACGTATACATATACAGTATTTCATATATTTAATAGAAATATTTTATAATTAACCGTATATAATTTGTCATGATATTAGATCGTTTTAAAGTATTTAAAGACTATTTAATACTGAATAAACAGGGCGATCCCCTCATAAAAGGACCTGTCATCTAACGGTTAAGATAGGCGTCTTATAAGCGCCCAACGCGTGTTCGACTCTCGCCAGGTCTACCATTCCGATCCATGTAATTGACTCGGAATAGTGTTACAAATCATAATAAAAATAACAAAGCAAGCGTTGTCCCCATACTTGCCACAATTCCAGCTGCATAGTAATACCACTGACTTTGATAATGATCGGCGGTGACAAGTGCAGTAGTTGAAACTTCTACTTGTTGTTTGCTTGCAAAAATGACGTCCTCTAATGTATCTAGCGCGGGCTGCTGTGCTGTAACCATTTGATTTAACGTGTCCATCGTTTCTTTTAAGGTAATCACTTGCCATTGAAGTTGTTCGAGGACATCTTCTTCATGCATCTCTACTGATCTAAACCATTTTATCATTACCACCTATCAGTGATGTCGGCCGTACCGTCAACAAAAATTCTAGCTTTTGATATTGGTATTAAGAATCTAGCGTTTTGTATCTTAGAAGGAACGAATGTAATTGCTCTTGAAAATATTAATCTCCTTCCACCCGTTGAGCCTGTGTCATGTTCTAGCTGCAAATTGAAAGCATCGTATCAAGTGAATCATACAGTTTATTGTAAACGTCATATTCCTAAGACTCATACCATTCTTCCTGAACTAGCAAAAAAGAAACTCCCTGTTCATCGTATTTTGAAAGAGTTGGTAAAGACACACTGTGAAACAGATGGAAAGACAAAAGAGAAATGTGTAGAAGCACTTGCCACTAAGTTTGCGTTTCCCTTTCAGCAACCCAAGCAGGCAAATGCATCGCATGTCTCCTTAGAAATCATTCATGATGCACTTCGTTCTTTTGTTCAAGGTGCATGGCCGCAATTCCAGGGGTGTACGCAGGTCCTATTAGAAAACCAGCCCGCTTTTAAAAATCCGCATATGAAATCGGTACAGGTCCTTTTATTTGCGACGCTAAGGGAGGAATTTTTGAGACACCAAGAAACTCCTTCTTATCATTTCGTTCATGCAAAAAAGAAAGTGCAGGACGCAGAGGCAGGTGATGCGGGATATGCGGAACGCAAGAGCAAATCAGAGGAGCGTGTAAGACGGTTATTTGAATCCGGATCGGTTGTGAACACAACATTATATGAAAAATGGAAGAGTGCAACGAAGAAATCAGACATGGCAGATGCGGTATGTATGGCGGTTGATTTTGTAACGAAAGAGTAAGATGTCTGTGATCAAAGGGTATATCGACAGTATTGCTATTTATGATAATTTAGCATATGGACAAGAAGAGGATTTCTATCATGTTGCAAAAAAGGGAGGAAATTATAATGGTATTGTGTATGGCATAAAATTCCAATGTGTGGAATTTGCACGGCGATATTATATTCAGCATTTTCATGTTACCTTTCCAGAAGTAGATAATGCATATAATTTATTCCATTTGAAGTATGCTACTGATCTTCGTACCAAAAAGAAACTACGCCTTCGTGCAATTCCAAATTCTGTAACAGAGATGCCTGAACCAGGTGACATGATTATATGGAAGCCAGAAGGGAAATATCATACCACGGGACACGTTGCGATTATGAAGCAAATTGTAAATCGTTCGATTGTCACGATTACTGAACAAAATGGTAGTACCAAAAATGGGCATCGAAACATCAGAATTCATCATCCAGGAATTCTAGGGTGGGTGCGTCTTTTCTGAGATATCATCAAGATGGATGTAACTACCTTTGCAGTCGGTTTAGCGATTATTGTGTGCTCTTTGTTTTGTGTTGTAGTATTGTGGCATTGTTGTGACTGGTTTGAATCGTGTATGATTTATAATCAGGGTGATCGATAGAATGGAACCACAAACAGTTGTATTTATTATAATTATGATAATGATGTTAATCTTCTGTATCATAATTAATATGAATCGATGTACTAATTGATTTCTTTTCTTTAATAAAGAATGAATGAATTTCAAGATGCCATTTCTACGTCAACTGCAGTGTTATATATAATTCCTATTATCGGATATACGATGAGTGGAAATTTAATACATATAAAAGGATTACTCGGCTTGTTTACGACATTGGTACTAGGTGAATCGGCGAAATATTATTTGATCAAAGAATCCAGTCCTCGACCAAAAGGCGCGTATAATTGTAATTTGTGGGCGAATGATGGACATCAAGAGGGTAAGCCCGGCATGCCATCAGGTCATTCCTCACAAGTTACATTCTTCTCTTCCTTTTATTATCAACAAACTACGAATGAATGGGTCCGAGCAGCATTGGTATTATATGCTATATTGGTGATGATCTCTCGTTATGTAAAGCGATGTCATACGATCCAACAAATTGTAACCGGTGCATTACTGGGGCTGTTTATTAGCAAGTGCGCCATTTAACGTGCTTAAAAAAGCCGCGATGTTGAAAGACATATGAGTAGTATATCCATCGCAGATATGCAGAGCTTTGCGGAAAATATGGATGGCGGCTCCGATATCAAAATTAGCTCCAATGTTGGAAATGTAATTGAGTTAGGGGACGATGATTTGGGTGATAATTTTGGAGCAGATCTCCTTAGCAATACCCGTGTATCGGTCCCATCCTCTCGTCCGGCAGTGTCGGTCCAGCCGATCTCTACATTGGAGAAAGTAGACGACATTGGATTTGGTTCGTTGGAGCCATTGGAATCCATTTCGTTTGATCCGATGGGAAGTTCGCATTTACCGGATGTGATGGTGAATAAAGAGCAGTCGTATTTTAATGATCAGTCGGCATCGGGACCATCGATCAATCTGGCGGCGGCAAATCGTTTAAGTGTAGAGGAGGAACGCAAAAAGAAGATCGATCTGATCAACAAACTCAACCGTCTGGAATCGAAGGGATACAATCTGACGAAGCGATTTACGATGGACAATGCACTTGATGAAATCCAGGTGGAATATGATCGATTGGTGGACGCAAAGAATCTGGAGGCGTCGTTGCGATTTCAGCGTCAATGCATGATGGGCGTGGTGACGGGTGCGGAGTTCTTGAATAGCAAGTTTAATCCGTTCGACTGGGAACTTGATGGGTGGTCTGAGTCAGTCCATGAGAACATTGAGGATTTTGATGAGGTATTTGAGGAGTTGTATGACAAGTACAAGGGTCGTGGAAATATGCCGCCAGAGGCGAAACTATTGATGTCGTTGGTAGGAAGTGGATTTATGTTCCATATGAGCAATTCATTCTTCCGTTCAAAGATGGCAAATACGGATCCGGCGGATATTTTCCGCGCGAACCCGCAATTGGCAAAGCAGTTTGCACAGGCGGCTGCACAACAGGCGGGGCCGGGTTTTGGTAATTTCATGGGCGCAGCCATGGGAATGCCTCAAGGTATGCCTCAACAACAACAACAGACCCCAATGCAATCACAGACGGGCCCGTTTTATCAGGCATCGAATGCACAGATGCCACCTCAGTTTCCGCAAAATATGGCAGCTATGGCGCCTCAGCAGCAACCGCGCCGTGAGATGACGGGACCAAAAGGAATGGACGACATTCTGAAGACGTTTCAGGAGGTTCGTGCGGCGGATATGGAGCCAGCTCCACCCATCTTTTCATCATCGTCCTTTACCAATCAGCCGGCCATGCAGGCCGCTGCCGAGATTACGAGCGTTCATTCGGGCGACATTTCGGACGCAGAGAGTGTTCGAACTACGGCCACATCAGGACAGCGTGCAGGACGTGGTCGTAGAAAGCCCGTTGTACCGGCAGGAAACACGATGACATTGAATTTGTAATGTATGTAATCTATTACTTACGATAAGTATGTAATTACGTACGAAGAAGAGAAAGATTTGCAGCGTAGACATGTGTAGGAAGAACATCTTCTTCGCTATCCGTCTCTGATTTCTTCGATTCAGTGGGTTGATACCGTTGGGCTTTAGCGCTCAGACGTTGTAAGATTTCTTTTTCCTCGGGGGTCATTCCCTCACCAGGCGCGGGTCCATCGGCACAAGACGAACCTGGTGCGCCTCCGTTTCCAAATAGACATAATGACGAATTCTCATTAAAGAGATATCCCAAGATAAGAACAACTGCGACCGTCGCCCAGAAAGCAACCATAATACTGCGGGTGGCCACAAATAATACAGTAAAGATCAGTGCACGACGAACCCATGGGTGTTGTAGAAATTGCTCCTGTTTCTTGCTGACTTCTAAGGTAATAAAGCGACCTCCAAGATTAAGAATCAACATCATAATGCCGATAAAATACGGATTAGTATTAAAGATTTGAAAAAACCCTTCTAATGGGCTCATGGCTACCATGGAACTTATGGCGGGACCCGATAGAGCGGCCGGAAGACTCATCCTGTTAATAGGAAAGCTCTTATGCTTACAAATTAGAAAGAGGAGTGATTAATGTATTCATGTCACTCAAATAAAAGAAAACGGCAAGACCTACTAAGATTCCAATTCGGGGGCACCATAACGCAGATGTGATAACCAGAAAGATAATCAAAATACGCCACCAAGGATACACATAAAGATCGATTAGTTTCGTATGATATTCCTGTTCAAATAAGGAACTATATTGAATAAGCACGCCTGCCGCAAAGACAATCACAAGTGTTTGAATAATTCCGTCGGTAGAACCGTATAGGAAAGAAGGCCAGGTTCTCATCTCTACTCATACCTTGTTTTAGTCCGTAATGGCATTCGTTATGACTTGATCGGTTGCAATTTTGGAGGGGTATTCTCCGAGTACGGTCTCGACAAACCAGCGTTTGCCGATGGTTTTCTTTTCTGATACGCTACCGCCTCCATCAAACCCTTCTAGACTGGCACGAGGTGCGCCGGTAATAATGAGAAGAAAGGCAAGTGCAGTGAGAAGCCCATACACCCAACCCATCGTTTCAAGAACGCCGTATACTATTACGATTCCAAAGACACGTCCGAGAAGAGAATCCGTAAAAGCGCGATACGATTTAGGAATTTCAGAGGAGTAGGCAATTAATAATACAATCGCTACACCATAAAGAAGTTTTGTAGGAGAATCAACTTGTCCCATCATACGATAAAAAGAATCAACGAGCCAACCTTGTGACATTGCTCCACCTTGCATCATGACCTCGTTCTTTGCTGCATGTAGCACCATCCTGTTTACACGATTGATTTGTTGGTTTCGTTTTTAGAAGCGGTTCAAATGCGAAAGATAAGAATGATTGCTTTTGGTAGTAGGGGCAATGAACTATTGCGCACTGGACGATGCTTTTCAAATAAACGGAAGTGCACCCTCTCCGGGATGTGCTGCCGATTATTCCACCAAAATGGCTCGAAAAGAGGAGCGCCGAAAAGCCAAACGATGCAAAGGACCGCCTGCAACCTATCTGGATATCGAGGACAAGGATCCGGATCGTCAACATCTGAACCCACTACCCGATGTTCCTGTCATGAATTCGTCCATTGGATTGAGAGAACATCGTCCGGTTACCGCTCCACAAGGAACCATGGAACCGTTTACCAGTCATGAAGAGAAACAGAATGTACCAAATTTCGATAAAGATCCGATGTACAGCTATTTGAAAGATGGAATGACGAAACATTTGATACCGGTACAGGCACCGACATCAGAAACACTCAGACCATCTAAAAAGTATTTTGGAATGGATCCGGATAATGATAGCTTTGCTGATTATCAGCCGGAAGCGACGAATGAAACGTTGTATCCTGATTTTCGTACTGCATTTGACCAGTCAGGTGTGGGACGTGCAACTGCTACGGCGCAACTTCCGAATCCATCGGTGAACATGTATTGGAAACCGCTAACAAAAAGTGGGGCACAAACATCATTTGTGGAGCATTTGCCACCGCCGGGTGGAAAGTACTATCGTCCGTCAGGTGATGCATCGATGGATGAAGTAATGAAGAAGCTGGATCGTCTGTTTGCGCGGTTAGATGATATGAACACAACTTCGCCTGAGCAAGTTACATCCGAACTACTGATGTTCATTTCGAGTGGCATTTTTGTCCTTTTCATGATGGACTTACTTGTAAAGAAGGGAAGTACACTTCGTTTTTAATATTAAAATAAGATCAACTTGGTCGTTTATAACGATCCCATTGATATTACATTTTTTTGACCATGGCGTAATGACTTTCTTGTTGATGACGTCTAAAGCTAGATTGATGGAACTCTATGAGAAGTATGGATAGAATACCGGACCACCAAAGGAGATCGAAGAGACGCGTGTGTTCATAGAGATATTTGATGGTAAGAAGATAATGAAGGTCAATGAGCGGTTTACGAATTCTCGTATGGAGCCATTGATTCGTATCGATTTCGACCTCCATGGAACACCTTCGATTTTGATATAAGAATAAGAGGAAGTAATCAAATCCAAATGGCACACATAAGAAGAAGTGATAGTAGCCGATAAGACATGGAGACATAGTACGAAGACCAAGAGGAAGAGCCACACAGGTTGTAAGAATCAGTTCAAACCAATCGTGGAAATGAAAGATGCGAGAAATACGATAGAGATCGAATGCAGTAGTCATAGCAATGATGTGATAGGGTATTGAACTATGAGGAAGAGAATGAAATAGGGTTTGATAAACAGTGGACACGGTCATAATGGAAATCGCAAGATGATGGACGGATTGAAATAAATATTGTGTAGCTTTGATACGACATGCACGTAGAAGAACATCAAGAATACAGTGTGCAGTGTAATAGGTGATAAAGATAAGAAGAGAGTTCATGGTTTAATTATGAAGTGAGAAGGGAAGACGATCAATTTTACTTTTTTTGTGTGACACGGCGTTTGGAGCGTTTACGAATGGTTTTTCGCAATCCTCCTCGATTAGGTAATTTTAATTGGTTTAATATTCTTATTTGTATATCCGTAAACTCAGGAGTTGCAATCTTACTTTTTAAATCCATAATACGTACTGAATAGATTGCTATAAAATCTTCATCGTTATCAAGCATTAATAAATGATTTTTTAATCTAGAAAGAGTATCGATATCGTTATCAATTGATGATGTATTACCTGTATTTTTTGAAGCATAGTCTAGTATCGTATTAATCTTTTTAATGATTTGTTCTAAATATCTTTTTACTGCAATTTTACCAATAGGAGTAGGACGTCGTTTTCTTTCTGTAGTTCTCCAACGTTTATCGTAATCTTGCATTAATTCAGGAAGGGTCGTAAAAGTATGATATCGTTGAATTGGAGATAGATCCGGTTGTTCAGATAGTGAATTTTGTGATACAGAAGGTGATACAACATGCTGTATACGCGGTTGTATACGCGGTTGTATACCCTGTTTTAAACTACTAATAACGTTACTATATTTATTAATTTGTTCTGGAGATACCCCTGATGCAACCGCTTGATTTTGTGCAATTTGAAGACGTGTTTTTCCAGAAGCAGGTTGCGATGCTTCTACCAAAGGCTGCGATGCTTCTACCAAAGGCTGCGTTACTTGTACCACAGGTTGCTCCGCCTTTACCACAGGTTGCTCCGCCTTTACCACAGGTTTCTCCGCCTTTACCACAGGTTGCTCCGCCTTTACCACAGGTTGCTCCTGTACACGTTTTTTATTATTTATTCTTCTTCGTAAATCTCCAATTCGTGCATCAATTCTGCTTCTTTTACCAATGTTCGTTAGTATACTACGTTGTAGATTATGTGATTCTGGAGTATTTGTACGCCCAGATTGTTGTGAACGTACGTTATCATTAATACTTTTACGTTCCCTCTCTAACATTTGTAGTTCTGCTTCAAGTGCTTCAAGTGTATTTTCCCGTGTTTTCCGTGATTTAATTGCCTGTTTTGTTGCATTTTCAATTACGTTAGTTACAATTGTTTCTGTCTTTTGTTCATCTCCGTATAACGGGGGGGGTATAGATGGTAATGGTGCGCTATTATTAACATATTCAGTTGTAATAAGACCACGTTTAACTGCATTTGTTGCTGCATTTGGATTCATTCCTAGCGTCGTAGCTAGAGCTGCACGTTGATTTGTAACAACTTGTTCTAATTCTGGTGATAATTTTTGTGATAATGTTTGTGTTGATTTAATTGGAGGAAGAGTTCTTGATGCAGGTGGGAGTACAACAGATTGCTGCGACGATGCAGGTAGTGCAGTTGTACTAGGCGGTGCAGATAAGGCTGCAATTTCAGATGAACTCTCTTTAAGAACAATTGGTTCATGTTGAAGTACATCATATACTGCCGTGGCACCAATTCCTGCATAAAGAGAGTCCTGATCAAAAGATGGAGAAGTTGGCATGGTTTCTAAGCGTACTTTAGGCGATGGGTATAATGACGATGCTGCTGCAACAGCAGTAATACCTGCTTGGAGAATGGGAAGAATAATATCATCTGCGTTGTTTGATGCTACTGGTGCTGATACTACTGCTGCTACTGGTGGCGATGCTGCTACTGATGCTGCTACTGATGCTGGTGCTGCTACTACTGGTGCTGCTACTACTGGTGCTGATGTTGCTACTGATGCTGCAACAGCAGTAATACCTGCTTGTAGAATGGGAAGAATAATATTATCTACGTTGTTTGAGGTCTCTGCTACTGGTGCTGCTACTGATGCTGGTGCTGCTACTGATGCTGGTGCTGCTACTGCGGCTGGTGCTGCTACTGATGCAGCTGGTGCTGCTGCTGGTGCTGATGCTACTGGTGCTGCTACCGATGCTGCAACAGCAGTAATACCTGCTTGTAGAATGGGAAGAATAATATCATGTGGGTTGTTTGAAGCTGCTGCTGCTACTGCTGCTACTGGTGCTGCTACTGATACTGGTGCTGCTACTGCTGCTACTGCTGGTGCTGCTGCTACTGGTGCTATTGCAACTGATGCAGCTGGTGCTATTGCTACTGATGCAGCTGGTGCTGCAACTGCCAGTGAATTAGCTGCAACAGCAGTAATACCTGCTTGTAGAATGGGAAGAATAATATCATCTGCGTTGTTTAAGGTCTCTGCTACTGGTGGTGATGCTGCTACTGATGCTGCTACTGGCACTTCTGTGTCTACTACTGGTGCTGCTACTGATGATGTTGCTGATGATGTTGCTGATGATGTTGCTTCTTTCTCTGCTAATAATCTTTTTGCCTTTGCTTCTTCCTCTTCTGATAATATTTTTGCCTTTGCTTCTTCCTCTGATAGTGGTTCAGCAGCTGCTTGGGCAGCTACCGCGGCATCAGCCGACAATTGATTACCCTTCTGAGCAAGTGCCTGGATTGTATTCGTAAATCGAATCGTGGTAACAACAGGATTATGATCAGAAAAGGTACAATCTGTATCATAATTTTCTCCACGAACTGTTTTATTTAAAATCTTTGTATTTTCTAATATAAATGTAGTAGAATTCTTTTTGTACCAAATCATATCTATAATATTATTACCTCTTTCACTTGTATAATTAACATCACCATTTGGCTTAGAATACTCATATCCTTTTTGTTTTAATAAATCAAATACACCGTTACTCCATTTGTTGATTGATTCTGTTTCATCGTCTGTTAGATCTGCTTTTTTTAGACCTTTATAATACGCATAATTAATATCATAAACACTATTAAAATCTCCAAGAATGATGTCTGGATTTTCATCAATCGTCAAACGCACTACTTTTATTTTTCTTTCCAGCATCTCATCTCGAACAGCCTTATCTGGATGAAGCAACACACGATCCGAAAATCGACCACCTTCTAAATGTACATTAGCAATTTTTATACTATGATAACTAAATAGGGCAGCACTTCGTTTTGGAACGGTTATTGTTTCATTACCAATCTTGAACACTTTTGCATCATCTCCAAAGATGGGACGAATGGCGGGATAAGGGGTATCTGTTTTCTTTACATACACTCCTTCTGTCTCTGATGGTTTACCTCCTATGTATCCAACCATTTTATATAATGCTGTATCCTTTGGAACACTATCTTCTTGTGTACATACAATATCATATCCACTGTTATTAATAAAAGCAAGAGGAGAATTCCCACCCTTTCCACATTTATGCAGAAATACATTAAATGTCATTAATGTGGCAGATTGTTTCTCCGTTTGTATAACATTTGTAAGGGTTGGAGGGGTAGTAGGTGTTATTTTCGTCACATTATGTAATAATTTCTCCATTAAACTGTGAATAACTCGACGAATGGGTTCACATTCTAGTAACAAACTAATTGGTAAATTCGTATCACAGGTTCCATCATAGAAGGCTTGAATGATTTCTTTTTTAAGGTCTGGTCTTGCTTCTTCTAATCCCAATAGACCCAGTGCATCGTTTTCATCGGCAGTAAACGTAATGATCTCTTTGGCAGGGCGAACACGAAGTGTGCGGCCGAATAGTGTGATTTCTTTCCCTGACATGTTGTCAGATGGTTCATTCGATAAATTCTGGTTGGATTGTGGTAAAGTCAATTGTGTGTTTGTTTGTGAACTAGTGGATTGTGAACTCGCTTTCTGTGAACTAGCATTTTGTGAATTAGCTTTCTGTGAACTAGCATTTTGTGAATTAGCTTTCTGTGAATTAGCTTTCTGTGAACTAGCAGTTTGTGAACTAGCGTTTTGTGCAGGGGTCACAGTAACCGTTGGATCTGGCTGCGAATTCGCGAAATTCCGTGCCATTTTCGCCGAGACCGCGCTCATTGCGGCGATTTTCTCTGCCTCATATGCACCTCCACGATAACCAGTCTCGGTCACCCCTTGTACATTAGGAAGAAGAGAATTCTCAATGTATCCTACAGGAGGACCTCCACCACCGCTCATCGGCGCAATGATTCCTCCTGCCGATGGTATCATGGAAGTAGGATTATATCCCATTGGAGCGGACATTCTATTCATGCCATTGTTTTTAAATACGATTCCATACACAAGGGCCTAAGAGTGCGATACCATGTACCCACAGACATGGATAGTTATACGTCCGATCCCCAGACCAGAAAACGCAAGATTGAATGTAAGCCTGAGCTTGTCATTGCCAGTCTTCAACGATTCTATGCCAATCATCCGGAAATCGATAAAGTACTGACGTATCTAAATGGTGATGCGCCGCTCAGTCTTCGTATTATTGATTGGTTTGTGACGAAATACAGCCGAAAGAGTTTTGTTCGTTACCCCCTTAATGGCCAAGAGTTTCTTGTCTATTTGAGCTACAAAGGTCAACTCAAAGCCTATTCCAAACAGTATTTTGACCCGAATTGTCGTCGGGAACGCATCATGTTTACCATTCCGAATCATGCGCCGTTTATGACCACAATTGGAAAGTTGAATTTTTTCCGTTGGGCGCTGGAGTCGAACATTTTGGAGTATATGGAAGCCCATGAGGAGGAGATCCGCACGGGATACAATACATATCTGAAGGAGACGATTCAGATTCAAAAACACAATAAGACCCTATCTTCAACGGCATCGTCTGATGTATCGACCGATTCGATCACGGATGCGCCACCTGTTAAAATGACGGGGACAAGAACGACACGCCGTCGTACCAAGCAGTCACCGTCTTCGTTGAACAAATTGCAGGTCTATACAACACCAGTTGAACTAGATTTTTCATAGATTCTCAAATCGTAATTTATCAACGGTTGTCCGAAAGCAGACGATACGATATAGTAGTATTCCTAATAAAAATAATATCACCAGGATTGTGATAGGTATGAAATATTATTTAACATCGACGATAGTAATATTTGCAATGCGATAGGAATGTGTACCTTCGCCAACCTTACCAAATATAGGTGCATAACATTTACTAACAAATTATGTATACTTATTTTGAAGAGGCGGGTTGATTCCGATAAAACAGTCGAATATCGTCCATCTTGGGTCGTAACTCCTCTGCTGCATGTGCTTGTTGTTTCATCACGGTTACATCAAGCCATCGACTATCAAAATTTCGTTCCAATAATTTACCTGATTCTTTCGTATATTCGGTTTGTTTGTCTTCATATACGCTTGCTCTTAACTCTCGTGTCATATTTCGAGAGTCAGACGTTGTATCATATTTATCAAAGTATGAATTTTCAACGCCTCGATTTCCTTCTACGTCATATCGAGGTTGTGCGCGATAACTTCGATCACTCGTTCGACTTGTATTGGGCATCATATCATAAAACGGTGCTTGTCGATTCATATCCGGACGATCATATTCCATATGTTTTCCATCTGTTTGCCAATGCTCGAACTGACGTGAATTAATGCTATCTTTTGTATCGTATTCGCGCCGTGTTCGTCCAACAAATTGCGGCATCGGAAAGGCCTGTACCGCAGATCGAGTACGAGAATCAGGATAAACCGGTTGCGCCATTTAAAGTACCTAATTACTACATATCATAAAGATGATTATTATTCCTTTTATTCACAGGGTCAAACAAATTGCACAAATGCAGATTTCCATTTTCCAACTGCTAACAGTTGGTGGAACGATGCCCTGGAAAGAGGACGATCATCTGGATATCGAACAAGACATCTTAGAACCTAATGGAATTTATTTAAAAGGCAAGCCCATTCGACTGAATCATACCTATCTATGCCCCGTTGATACGGATAAAACCAATCTAACTGATTTTTATCAATGGAATGAGATCTCGTCAGACGATCATGACACATTTTGCTGGAGGACTTTTTATATTGCAGGCGAGTCGTCCGATTATCGCGGGTGGCTACCGATACCCAGTAAAGAGGGGTTTGGACCACATCGATATACAGAATTATTTGATAAGATACATGAACATTCCAAGCAGGTCATCTAAACGCGGTGCGCGTCTATATATTAGATATGGATCGACATAAAACTCATAAACATGTTGTTTCAGAAGCCGATGATGCTCCGACAGCGGGGGATCGTTTTAAAGATTTATTAGACAGCAGTGCAGAAGAGGCATTTAAGCGCCCCTGGCACCGAATTGAGCGAGGATTGCGATTGAATCGTCTTCGTATTTTTATTGAAGATGTGTCCTCTCAATTTAATATGACGGACGATGAGAAAAAAGCTCTGTTTGTGTTTCTTCAAAAGTCACATGATAAGAAGCTGTTGAATACGATTAAGGTTGTTCAATATAGTCCAGAAACGCAGCGTATCACGGCGATTAAGGGGTTTGAAATCAAGCGAAACGCAGAAGGAGTCCTAAAATGGGCATTTAAACAGAAACCCGAGGGAACAAGAAAGAGAAAGAAAGAAGATTCTCCATCGGTTTCCACAGAAACTGTAAAAATTGAGGAAACAACGTCATCATGAATGACAGCATCAATAGTAGAATGCAGTTCCAAAACAAGCTAAAGGATTTGATAGACTTATTTGAAAATTGGCTATCTAATCCTGAAGATGAAACACAACTGGAACAATGGAGAGAAATGGCAGAAACGATTGTGGATTCATTTGATTATACGGATTATGAACAAGAGCATATCGAACGAATATTGGACCGATATGAAGAGCAACATAAAAAGAGAATTGAATATCACAGAACACAGAATGGTTCGACAGCGCCGTCACAGGAATATCTAGACGGATTACTACAGAGAAAACAACTGGAACAACGTACACCCGAATGGTATCAACAAATGGCTACGATCATTTCAGCCAGTGAATTGGGAAGTCTCTTTGCTTCTCCTCGACAACGTGCAAAACTGGTTCTTTCTAAAACAGTTCCGTACCCGACACGATATCAGCCACTCGCGGTTTCATCGGATCGTATGTCGGCATTTGATTGGGGCATTCGATTTGAACCCGTTGTCAAACAAATTTATGAATATCGGTATTGTGCTATTATTAAAGAGTTGGGTCGAATGAATCACCCGACCAATACTCGGTGTACAGCATCGCCCGATGGTCTGATTTATTCCTGCCCACAACGAAAGGGACGGCTTATTGAAATCAAGTGTCCGGTTACGCGAGAGATTGATGGAACCATACCTAAAGATTATTATGCTCAAATGCAAATGCAGCTCCATGTAACGGGTCTTTCCCTATGTGATTATGTGGAGGCAGTCTTCTCATCAGCCTATAATCAAATGTCAATGAAAGAAGGACCTGCCTTGTATGATGGTCGGATTGCACTTGTTCGATATGAAGAACCCAAAAATGGTCAAGACTTCTATTACGTTTATAGCCCACTTCAGTGTGAATCGACGTGGAAACCGGTTCTGAAAGAGGAAGAAGAATTAATCGAGATCACGCCATGGAGATTGTATCAATGGAGTGAACAATTGGTAAAACGAAATGAAGAGTGGTGGACGGGGCTTCAACCGGTGATTCAGCAATTCTGGGACGATGTAGAGAAGGCCAAACGAGGCGAATTTACGGTACCCGACTCAACACGTCCTGCTAGGGCTTCAAAGAAAGACAGCTGTATGATCCAGTTTCATAAATTAGACGAATCGGGGAAGCTCATGGAAGAATCCACACCGTAGTTCTCGTTTAACTTTATTTTTACTGAGAAGGGGTTTTATAGAAATTCATGGTGAGTTCTTGATTCCAGCCCGAGCAGCTATCCGGATAATTACGCTTATAATTGTTGGTAGTCTGGCGATAATTTCCCGTCTTTGCCACGGATTGTTCAAAATCCGCGGCGTAGCACGTACGACTATTGATCTTAGAGAGAGACTCAATATCGCTGGGTGGTGGCATTTCATCATGTAACAGATGATATGGTTGCTCATTGTATACTTCCGCAGGTCCAGGGCCATTAGGCGGGTATTCCATAATCGGCGATTCGGAACCAAGATCCGTCAAGGGGGCAGGATTCTGAAAAGCCTCCCAGTATGAATAAGCAGGATATCCAAACAGTTTGGCATTAGGTCGTTCCCACCATTTATCCTGCGAAGCCCGAGCATAGGGTGCAATATAATTGATAAACGCGTCTTTTTTCATGGTAAGAACCACAATTGCCAAAAATAGCATCGTTACGACTACGGTGTGAACAGTCATTTGACTCTACTTGCGCGATGGTTTTAAAAAATTGATGGCGATGGTTCACTCTGTGTGGATCAACCATCATTTCCGGAATCATGTCCATGATTAGTATGAATGTCATCAAGCGCAATGGCCAATTGGAGCCTGTTTCCTTTGACAAAGTTCTCACTCGAATCCAATCGTCGTCACACGGTTTGGAAGTGAATCCGACGCTCATCGCACAGCGCACGTTACTTCGGATTTATGATGGGGTCAAGACTTCAGAACTCGATGAACTTGCTTCTCAACTGGCCATTTCGCTTATGACAACCAATCTCGATTATGGAACCTTGGCGGCACGAATTGCCATTTCCAATCATCATAAAAATACATCGGACAAATTCACCGATGTTGTTGCGGAACTCTCGCAGCAAACAGTGAATAAGACAAGTGAGATGATTAGTAATGTGTCTCAGGAACTCATCGATCTTTGTCATAAATATGGTGACCAGATTAATGCAAAAATAGATTATGAGCGTGATTACTTATTTGATTATTTCGGATTCAAAACCCTAGAAAAACTTCAGTATTTGCTACGAAACACAAAGGGCAAGACGTTGGAACGCCCTCAGCATTTGATTATGCGTGTTTCACTCGCGCTATGGGGTTCCGTCAGTTTGGATCAAGCATTTGAAACCTATGATTTGCTGAGTCAGAAATTGTTCATTCATGCGACGCCGACGAACTTTAATGCAGGTACACCGCGCCAACAGCTGAGCAGCTGCTTTCTCCTCGCGATGAAAAGTGACTCGATTGTTGGAATCTATGATACATTGAAAGATTGTGCGTCCATCAGTAAACATGCAGGGGGTATTGGACTTCACATTCATAATATTCGTGCAAAGGGATCATTGATTCGAGGCACGAATGGCACCTCAAATGGAATTGTACCCATGTTGCGCAACTTTAATGATACAGCACGGTACGTTGACCAATGCTTTACTCCTGATACACTTATTTATACAGAGAATGGTCCAAAATTAATTGAAGATGTAAGCATTTCAGATAAAGTGCTTACGAGTGAGGGTATGTATCATAAAGTAAAAATGCCAATTCGTCACGAATATTGTGGAAAAATGCTAGAAATTCAAGTAAAAAATGCAATTTATCCAATTCGTGTAACACCTGAACATCAGATTCTTGCTTTACAAAATCAAGCAAAAGGTCTTAACTTTGATGTCATTCGTAATCGTCTTGAAAAAACATACGCAAAGGCAGAGTTTGTAGATGCAAAAGAACTACAAACTGGAGATTTTGTAGTCTTTCCTATTCCGACATATACAGCCGATATTGAAGAAATCACAGAAGAGGATTGCCGGTTTTATGGAATCATGCTTGGCGATGGTCATATTTCCTATGCAGCATCTGGTGTAACATTGAATGAAAAATCTAAAATTAAAACATTTGAATTTGTAAAACAATATCTATCAGAACGAGGTATTACATATAACGTATACAGAGATGATGGATCGGTTGATATTAAATGGTCAACTGCGACTCCTCGATTTAAATTGACTCGGTCACAATTATATGATGCAGATGGTCAAAAGAAGTGGGATACACCTATGCTTCATCTTTCATTGAATAAAATACAACAAATTATTCGTGGAATTATCGAAACAGATGGGTGTGTTGGTGAAAAAGAGATTACAATTGAACTTTCCTCACTTGGCTTGATCGAATCTATTCGATATGCTCTCTTGCGAATGGGAGCACTCAGTTCAGGATATACCCGAAATCGAGTTGGTGAAGTATCAACATATAAAAATATTACGACTAGACTTCCTACAAATGTTATTCGAGTTCCTCGAATTAAAGAAATTATGGATATGTTTCCTAATGCACCCGATGGAGAATTCTTTAGTTACCTAAAATACAATAATTATCTCTATTCTCGAATTCAGGATATTACTGAAGTAAATTATGAAGGAGTAGTTCATGACTTTGAAATAGATGGCCCACATGATTATACGGTTGCTCATCTTGGTATTGCTCATAATGGTGGCGGCAAACGAAACGGCTCTTTCGCAATCTACTTGGAGCCGTGGCATGCGGACGTCGAGGACTTCTTGAAGCTGAAACTTAATACGGGCTCGGAAGAAGAACGATGCCGTGATTTGTTCTATGCTCTATGGCTTCCCGATCTGTTTATGGAACGTGTCGAGAAGAATGAGCCTTGGACCTTGTTCTGCCCTTCAGAAGCACCTGGCCTAGCTGACGTGTACGGTGATGAATTCAAGGCATTGTATGAGAAGTATGAGCAAGAGGGTCGTGGCCGAAAACAGATTGACGCTCAGAAGCTATGGTTTAAGGTTTTGGATTCTCAGATTGAAACGGGTACACCCTATTTGCTCTACAAGGACGCCTCTAATCAAAAGTCAAATCAAAAGAATCTTGGTACCATCAAAAGCTCAAATCTCTGTACGGAGATCATAGAATACAGTAACGAAGAAGAAACGGCTGTCTGTAACCTCGCTTCGCTCGCCCTTCCGAGCTATGTCGAAAACAAAACCTTCAATTATGACAAACTCCGACAAGTCGTAAAGGTTGCTATTAAAAATCTGAATCGTGTGATTGATATTAATTACTATCCGACGGTGGAAACGAAGAATTCTAATATGCGACATCGCCCTGTGGGTCTGGGTGTTCAAGGCCTGGCAGATGTATTGGCCTTACTACGTGCACCGTGGGAGTCAGAGAAGGCATCTGAAATCAATCAGCGCATCTTTGAGCATATGTACTTTGCTGCAGTGGAGTCATCATGTGAGATTGCTCAAGTAGAAGGTCCATATAGTACATTCAAAGGTTCTCCGATGTCGCAAGGCATCTTTCAGTATGATATGTGGTCAACAAAGGGTAATCCCATTGTTCCGCTTACTCTACAAGATGGAACCCTAGACTGGGATTCACTAAAGGAGCGTGTAAAACAGTATGGCGTTCGTAATTCACTCTTGATGGCGCCGATGCCGACCGCATCAACCTCACAGATTCTTGGATTTAATGAGTGCATTGAGCCATTTACCAGTAACATCTATACTCGTAGAACCTTGGCGGGCGAATTCATTGTCATTAACAAATACTTGATGAAGGATTTGGAGAAACTGGGAATCTGGAATGAGATGATGAAGCAACAGATTATTGCACGAAACGGATCGGTACAGGGTATCGATCAGATTCCAGAATCCATTCAGAAGTTGTATAAGACATCATGGGAGATTAAACAGAAGTTCTTAATTGATATGGCGGCAGCACGAGGAGCCTTCATTTGTCAATCACAGAGTCTGAACTTGTTTGTGGCGGATCCGAATTATGCAAAGTTGACGTCGATGCACTTTTATGCCTGGAAACAGGGCCTGAAAACAGGTATCTACTATTTGAGAACCCGTGCGCCGGTTATGGCACAGAAATTCACGGTCGATCCAGAATTACAGAGAGAAGCGGCGAAATCGGAGCAAATGCGCATTATTCGTAAGAATGCGACAGAGGAAGAGTGTACGATGTGTAGCTCCTAGTCTCCCATACGGCAGTGAGTCACAAACATCATAAATAAAACGTTGGTAAAGTAGGATGAATTATCAATTGGAAGCACAGCGAAAAGAAATTGATAATCTCGTCAAGCACGATTCATTTTTTTCGAATCTGTATCGATCGATGGACGGAATTTCGCAAACGGTTCTATCTCTCTCGCAACATGGAGGTGATTGGACAGAGAAGATAGTGGGACCAGATGGTGGGGCTCTGTTATCAAAAGAAGAACAACAACGTTTTCAAGAAGCCTTTCTTCCGTATCGGCATAGCATTCGTACATTTTTAGGAAATACGATGACGGGCGGTGAAGCACCCCTTCCCACTGTATTAGGAGCTACTACAAACTCCGTTCCAACAAATGCCGCACCCCTTCCTACTGTATTAGGAACTACTACAAACAC